TAGATTATATGAACTTTGATAATTTTATGAATAGCATTCGCTCGGTATTTTATTATTTCTATATGGGAACAAATGGAATAACGAGATTATTAGTACATTCTTGTATAATATGCGTGCTATTAATAGTTCCTATAATTTTAAATATAAAGAAGAGCACCTATATTGAAGAAGAAAACAAAGATAAGGACAAGGATATTATATCATATGAGGAGCGAAAAAAGCTGTCAAAATCGTTATCGTTATTTACTATATTTATTTGGGTACTAACAAGTATAATAGCAACGAAGTTTTAATAAAAAGTTATATCTATTAATTATAATAGAGTTTATCAAATTATGTCAAATAAAAGGATTGAGGCATTAAAAAGTTTAGATAGAAATAATTATAATTCAAAATATGTAACTCTATCGGATAATACAAAAATTGGAGTTGATTTGATAAAAGATTTGATAAAATATTTTCAACTTGAATTCAAAAATAAATACAGATACAATTACAGAAGATGGACATTGGAAAAGGAAACTATAAACGAAGAAGAAATATGCGGCGATCCTTATGTTCCAAGAGATCCGGGTGTTCCGGGTGATCAGGGTGATATAGTTGATAAAGTTGATAAAGATGATAAAGTTGATAAAGATGATAAAGTTGATAAAGATGATAAAGATGATAAAGTCGATAAAGATGTTCCAGATCCTCGAAAGGGAGGCGGTGGTTCTAATTGCGATGGTGATGTTGCGACTATGAATAAATTAATATATAAAATTATTGAAGGAGAAGGTGATGATGGAATAGCAATTAATAGATTAAAAAAATATATCCAAAAAAAATATAATGAAAACCCTGAAGATAGCGACGATATAGAGATACCTAATGATATATTTAATGGCGATATAGGGTTGAGAAAAAATTATAGAGATAGTTCAATAAACTATGGTTATATACCTGTTATTAGAATATCTGGTGCAAAGGAAATAAAAGCGGTTTATTTTAAACCATTATTGGAATATAATTATACTAATTATGATTTTCAAGAAAAATCGGAAATATACGACGATTTAAATAAGCTAAATGCTATATTTAAGAAGAGTAATTATAAGGACATAGACGATTTGGTGATTTTAGATTTTTATAAAGAATTTACTAAAAAGGTAGAAAAATTAAAGGACGATATTATTAGCAGAGATGATGATATAAAATATGATTTGATAGATAATATTTATGATAAACTTGCTATAATATATGAGATTAAAATAGGTAGAAACAAAAAGGTTGTTAAAAAACCAATTAAAGAGATTTTAAAAGAAGCTAATGAAAAAAAACCTGGTGCACCAGAAAAAACTCCTAAAGATATATGCGAAATAGATGATAATAAAACCCTTCTTTTTAATCAAATACTATGTGAAATTAATAAAAGAGCTCAAATATTTAATAATTTAACTACATTAAAAAAGGGAGGGAAAAAAACAAGAAAAGAAGGAGGCGGCAGGGGCGAAGGCGACGGTGGCGGGGGCGACGGTGGCGGGGGCGTAAATAAAGATGCAGATATTGTTTTTAATAAATTATTTGATGCCGCTACCAGTGATGAAACACAAAGATATAAAGCTTATTTAGAAATTGATAAAAATATATTAGAAGGGATTATTAATGAGACAAAGATAAAGGAATATATTACCAAATTGCAAAACACAAAATCTTTAACTAAATTATCTAAAATAACAGAGCAGTTTTTTAAAATAACTCCAAAAAAAATAAACGGCAAAATTGATAAAAGTAATATTTCATTTGCGGCTTTTAAAAACTTCATAGAAAAAATTAAAGATAGGATGATTGACGATAGTAGTAGATATTTATCTATTATAAAATCCCTAAATATTATAATGAAAAGGGCATTAGGAGCATCACCATCACCATCAACAAATACAGAAAGACAAAACGCTTCAAAACCAATAGCAACATCAGTAGCAGCACAGACACCAGCAGCACAGGCAGCACAGGCAGCACAGGCAGCACAGGCAGCACAGGCAGCACAGGCAGCACAGGCAGCACAGGCAGCTGCAGAAACAAAAAGAAAAGATAACGAAATAGCAACAATTAAAAAAGCATTTGAAAAAGCATTAGAAAAAACAGATGCAGCGATAGAAGCAGTAGACACCGCATCAAAAACCGCAACAGAAACATCAGCAACGGTAGCATCAACTGCAGATACAAAAGAAGCTTTAACGGTAACATCAACGACAGCAGCAAAAGATGCAGCAAATGAAGCAGTAAGTGCATCAGAAGAGGTAGTAAATGCAGTAAACACAATAGCTGTAGAAGAAACTAAAATAAATGCTGTATCTGTTGCAACAAACGAAGTAAAAATAGTTACAGAAAAAGCTAATATAGAAAGTACAGAATTAAAAGCCGCACTTGAAGCACTAAAAAAAGCACTTGAAGCACTAAGACCAAAATTTAGTGGTGGCGCATATCAGAAAGAAGTTTCAGGTAATATTAGGAATCAAGGGAATCAAGGGAATCAAGGGAATCAAGGGAATCAAAAACAAGGTATTGGTGATAAAATGTCAGGAAATCCCGGGAAAGAATATTTAAAAAATCTCACAGAGATATATATAAATTTGGCAAAAGAATATGGTAAATTTATAAAAGATGAAAGTGATATAAAAAAATTAATTAAATTAGTTATTAAAAGCCAAGAAGATGCAGAAACAAGTATAGATAATACCGAAGAGATAAAGAATAAAATAAAGGATAACCTAAAAGATAATGAAAAAAAAATAGATTCATATGAGAAGCTTCTTGCAGATATTCGGAAAAAAATAAGTGTGATAGATACTGAAAATAGTAATAACAAAGCGGATGATAAGAAGCCTGATAAAGATTCTGCAATAGTGAAAATTAGAGTAAAAATAGATGAATATAGTGGAAAAATAAAAGAACTGGTAGCATTTAATTCTTCATTAAAAGCATTAAGTAGTGCTGAAGAAAAAAATAAAGAAGAAAAAAACACAGGAAGAGAAGGTATAAAAACTAATTTTGATACGAAATCAAAAGAGTTGTCAGATCTCGGAGAAGAGATTAATGCAGAAATTAAAAATTATAGGGTTTCTTATGGTATTGGGACAAATGAATTAGCGAGCGAAGAGACGAAGAAAGAACTTGAAGAATTGGAAAATCAGAATAAGGAAAATGAGAAAAAAAGTAAAAATTTAGAAGAAAGAAAAAAACAATTAACGGCTTCTTTAAAAGTTATTAAGGATGAATTGAGAAAATTATACAAAGCATGTATAGATATAAATCTGCCGTATGCCACAGAATACAATGATTTTGTTAAAAATATCATAAAGGTCGGGCAGCTCAAATATATAATAGATGATAATCCTCAGATTAATAATAATAATGAAATTATTGAAGTTTACAATAAGGAAATTGATAGGATAGATAAGGAATTAGGAGATATCAAAATTGATATTACTTCTAATACCAAAAAAATCAAAGATAAAATGGATATTACAAGCGCTGAGGCTAAAAGAGGTAAGGGCAAAAGTGGTGGAGGTGCTTCATATGGTGGAGGAACTAAAGAAGATGATGAAGAAAAGAGTAGATTAAAGCCATTGTTAGATGGAAACTTATATAAATTAATTAAAGAAAGCAAAGATAATAATTTATTCGCATTTATATCCGAATTGAAATCAGTATTTGATAATGATGATGATAATGATGTAGGTCAAGATAATGCTTCAGGAAAAAAATATAATGAGAAGGAAACATTATATGAGCAGATATGGAATGATTATAGCGATGGCGTTAAGGCTTATTATAATAATCAGAAGGACAAGAATCCCCTAACATATATTAACGAAGGCGAGAAGCTGAAAAATAAGGTGATTTTATACGATTTGGATCCCGAAATAGTTCTCAAAATTACTTTTCAGGACAAGGTTGTTTTCCTCGCATTAATGTTTGCAATTCGCACAATGATTATGGTATTATTTGAGTTTTTAATAGATTATAATATTGTTAAATCCCTACGATATGCAATATTAATATACGCTGCCGTTTACATTTTAATATTATTATTATTTACGGCGTTTGTCAATCTTGATTCGTATAAACTACGAATCGTGTTTAATTATTTAAATATGCACATAAATACTCCGGGAATTATATTACACATTATGTTATTTATAATATTTTCCCTTCTCGTTATCATAATAATACAAACAGATAACTTTGTAAACAATTTAGGAGATATTTTAGATTACACATATATATATAATTATATATATACCTTCAATTTTGATAAGATATTGTCGGGCGAATTTGAAAATAACCTGACAAAAGACGAAAAAATAAAATTGCAATACAGACTTGATATAATATCTATGCTCATATTTATATTCTCAGGAACCCTAATATTACTAATGTAATTGCAATAATTACTTGTATATGCGCGAATGATAAGCTAATATTATACTGTATTGAGCTTTACAATTCAGCAAATATGCCTCGGTTATATCCGTTATATTCCCTCCTGTCCCCCAAATTCCTCCCGCATCCTTGTCATCTTTAACTTCCTTATATAATACTGTTATGTTGTTGTCGTCAATCTCTAAAACCTTCAATAGGATATCGTTATCATCGCTCGTTTTTAATAGGATATTATCATATTTGTTAATCAAATCAAGATGATAACCACTATATCCTAACATATCAGTTTTTTCTGTTATAATATTATATTGATTATCATGGAATGTTTTTGTTATTCTATTGATATTTATACAGTCGCTGCCCAAATCCAATTCATTATTTAAAAAGTCTGTGAATGATATAAGCCATTCTTTATTATTTAGCAGTACAATATTATTTATTGTTTCCAATTCATTATTCATTATTATCCATGTATCCCAGTTTCCTCCCGTACCGGTACCATTACAAGTACCTTCTCCTGTAGCCGCAGCGGAGACACTCAAAATAAATTGAAATTTCTGTGTTTTTTTTCCATCATTGATAGTCATTGTGATATATGGCGTTATACTTTTAACATATTTAGGCATCAACAGCTTTTTGGGTTCAATGATATTTTTAGTTAAATCAATATTTATAGATAGTGATAAATTATTTCTATTATTATATATAGTCCAATCTCTATTATAGCTATTAATTATAAGGGTTTTATAATTGATATTCTTCTTGTTATTCATAATACTTTCCATTTTTTCAATAATATACGCGATTGTTTCAAGATTTTCAACATTAACATTATTAACAAGAGAATACTTCTGTGATGTTTGTGTTGGCGGAAATGATGTATTAGAGATAGAAGGAGATGGCTGAGTCCCAGAAGTTCCCTGTATTCCTATAGTAGTATTAGGGGTGCCTGCAGATACTGTTGAAGAGGGCGTAGAAGATAGATTGGTATTTGCTTTTTCCGCGGATGCTAGCGTATTTACTGTTTTTCTCTTTTCTTCTAACTCTATTACTTTTGACAATAGCTCGTCAGTATTATATTTATTAATGCTATCTATTACATCGTCTGCGGTTTTTAATTCATCGCCAATTACTGCATTCGCGCTATTCGCGCTTTTATTAATAATATTAACCTCTATATAATCCTTGATTTTTGTTAAGGCTATTGTATTCAATTCTATCAGTTTGCCGATTCTTTTTATTAATATTGCATCATTGCATATAGAAATTATAACTTGCTCTACAATCCCCTTCAACTCCGATTTATCTATATTTAAATTATATTTATCCATTATCATTTTCTCAGTAGCTATATTTATCACCATTTTGTTTTTCTCTTGCTTAAAATCATCTATTACGCCCATTATTATAATATATATAATAATATAGAAAATAGATGTTTATATCATAGATATCTCTTGGTATCTCTTGGTATCTCTTGGTATCTCTTGGTATCTCTTGGTATCTCTTGGTATCTCTTGGTATCTCTTGGTATCTCTTGGTATCTCTTGGTATCTCTTGGTATATCTTGGTATCTCTTGGTATTGTCGCGTATTAGATGGTTATGTTTCGGTCTTTAATGTATTTCTTGAAATTCGGGCGATATAGATATGTTCGGCTTTCTTCCATAGATTCGTCTCTAATTTTATTATCTTTAATTATATACTCAACAAAGTTTGAATATTCGTACGGAGATTTAAACTTCAACTCCTTATATTTTAGCAAACCGTTTAACCATCTTATTTGGTAAGCCATAGAGAACATCCCGCATTCAGTATTCTTTCTCTGATGCTTAATATTATTATTATGTATTTTAAAAACATTATTAGGATATTTTTTTTTCAATTGCACTTTTATATTGTTAATAAACTTAGAAACATATGAAGGGGTATTTATAGCATTACTGTCGTAATAGTAAGCCCCATAACATTTTATTTTAGGGTCTAATATGATAAATGTAGAAGTCCAGTGAGATCCGGGCTCATTGTGTTTATCCAGATTTGTAATGAGGCCGAGGTATTTTATGTTTTTATTGATATACTTATTGATATCCAATGAACATATTTGGCTGTATAGGCATCTTCCGAAACTATCCTGTTCCGAGAAATCTATTGGAAAAACTCCCAAAAAACAGTATTTATATTTTTTATCATTATTATACTGTATCATTACATCCTCTATATCATAATTAGATAGCCATTCTATAGGATTCTTGTACCATTCAATGGGCATCTCGGGACGCAATTCATTATCCTCAATCTTTTTGATAATTTCTTTCGTTTTGGAATCCTTTGTCAATTCTTTAATAGCGCTCGGCCAGCACCAATACTCCTTATCATTACATATTGGCTTTATTTTGGCGTTCAATAGCTCAGATAATTGCGCGACATTAAATGACTTCTTATATTCTATTTTATCAGCCGCTGCTGTTCCGGCTTTGTTAGCTTTGCCGGCTTTGCTGGTATTCCAAGTATCTATTAATAGAATGAGCGTTTTCTTATTGAATAGCATGGGATTGTTAATATTTTTGGGACTACAATATTTGGTATTCTTTAAGCTTTTATCTTTTTTATCTGCATTTTTTTCCATAATAAAAAAATATTATAATCTATATTATTGCTATAAAATATTATGGTTAAAAGGCTCTAAAAATCAAAATAGCGAAATGTCAAAATATGTATAAAAATAAAAATTGATATATATATAAAGTAATATATTTATAAGTATGGGTATAAACGAAGATTTGCGCTCTTTTATAAATAAATATCGTGTGGAGAAAGGGGTGAAAATATTCACAAATACTAGCATAGGTTCACCAAAAGTTAGTTTAAATATACCTAATGAGAATTACGAGGAATTCATCAATCTCTATAGTTTGGCCTTGACGAATGGTGTCCCTTTGTATTTCACAGAAAAACCCTTAGAACCGAGTCCCTTGCGCGTTGATATAGATTTTCGTTTTACTATTCCAGATGATAAATCGGGACTTTACAGTTCCCAATCTTCAAACTCTTCTTTAAATAATAGAAAATATGAGAGATTATACGGCGATGAAAATATATACAAAATCGTTGATAGTTATTTTAGCATAATTAATAAATATTTGAATATATCCGAAGAGGATAAAATCGCGTATGTTATGGAAAAGCCAAATCCCGTTGAATTCAGAAATAAGTTGAAGGACGGCATTCATATTATCTTTCCGAATATTATTATTGCTAATAATGCTCAGCATTTTATTAGAAGAAAGATTATAGATATTGGTGATGTTATTTTTAAAGATTTGCCAATTTGTAATGATTATGAATCTATTGTGGACAAGGCAATTATTGATGTAAATTGTTGGCAAATGTATGGTAGTAAAAAGCCGGATTGCGATACCTATCGCGTATCTTCGATATATAAATATGCCGGTGATAAAACTGAGAAGATAGAATATATCTTGAATGCTGGAGATGAAATCAAATTTATCAAGCTATTTTCCATGCGAAAAAAGATGAATTATGATATCAATTGTATTAAAGAAGAGTTCGCTACGGAAATTACGCAATATAGCAAGCATATTTTGCCGGCTCTTGACCAAAAACTGAAAAGCAAGGTTCAGAACAATATTTTGGGGAAGGCATTGAATAATGATAAGAGGTATGTGTCAGAGGACGAATTGATATTTATTAAAAAGCTGGTTAATGAATGTCTCTCGGCGAGCCGCGCTGATAATTATACAGACTGGATTAATCTTGGATGGGTATTGCGAAACATTGATTACAGGCTCTTGGAGACTTGGGTAGATTTCTCCAAAATTAGCAGCGTATATATTGAGGGGGAATGTCAGCTGTTATGGGACAAGATGCGAAAGGATAATATGGGTATCGGGACGCTGCGATGGTGGGCGAAGCAAGACAATTGGGCAAAGTATAATGATGTCGTTAATAAATCGATTATTAAGCTTATTGATGATGCTTTAGGTAGCGACGGTTCGCATTTTGATATCGCTTGTGTCGTGCACGCTATATTTAAAGACGAATTTAAAGCGATTACAAAGGATAACTGGTATAAATATGATAGAGAAAAGCACAAGTGGGTAAGGGCGCGCGAAGGCCTGGAATTGAGAAAGATATTGAGCGTTGATATTTGCAAGAAGTTTATGGAAAGAAGCCAGCATTACGCGGAACATTGCGAGGATCCTATTATGAAAACGATTAATGAGGAGAAGAGTAAAAAATGTATTAGTATCGCGAAGCAATTGAAAAATGCGAGTTTCAAGGATTCTATTATGAAAGAATGCCGGACGCTATTCATTGATGATAAGTTTGAGGAGTTGTTGGATAGTCGCTCGCATTTGATAGGATTTGAGAATGGCGTATATGATTTGAAGCTACATATATTTCGCGACGGGATGCCCGATGATTATATATTGTTATCTACGAAAAATAGCTATGTCAAATATAACAGTGATCTTCCTGAGATTGCCGATATCAATGATTTCTTTGCGAAGATATTTACTAATAAAAATTTGAGAAATTATGTTATGGATATTCTATCGTGCATTCTGGATGGTAGCATTTCGCAAGAGCGGTTTTATATATTTACAGGACAGGGCAGTAATGGGAAATCCAAAATGTTGGATTTAATTCAAAAGGCCATTGGCGAATATTATTGTATCTTGCCGATAGCTCTATTGACACAAAAACGGGCTGCAAGTAATGCGGCGCAAAGTGAATTGGAGAGGACTAAAGGAAGGCGATTTGCAGTGATGCAGGAACCGAGTGAGAATGAAAGGCTCAATATCGGTCTTATGAAGGAGCTTTCGGGACAGGATAGGATTTTGGTAAGAACATTGTTTAAGGAGCCTTATGAATTCAAGCCGCAATTTAAGATGATTTTGACTTGTAATGAATTGCCCGAGGTACCCAGTGATGATGGCGGTACTTGGAGGCGTATTAAGGTTTGCAATTTCTCAAGTAGATTCTGCGAAAATCCTGTTCCCAGTAAAAATGAGTTTCATATGGATTTGGAATTGACTGATAAGTTCGATAAGTGGAAGGAGATTTTCATAAGTATGCTTATTGAAAGACATAAACATATTAATCCCTCTTCTATCGTGGAGCCTTGTGAGGTAAGAATAGCAACAGAGAGTTATAAGCAGAACAATGATATCATTGGGCAATTTATTAGTGAGAAGATTATCATTGACGAGGAGATTAGAGAGCCGAGGGTTACGATTACTAAACTATATAATGATTTCCGTATTTGGTGCACTTCCAATGTTGTCAAGGGTAAAAAGTGCCCAGATAGGAATCAATTGAAGGCGTACTTTGAGAAACTTCTATGTGTCCCATATGATAACAAGGGATGGCGTGGAATTGCCTATAAACTGGAAAATGAAGACGATGATAATTGATATCTGCGTATATCTATTATAAAAATTGATTATATAAGATTTAATTTTCTTATTACTATAATAAAATGGAGTTCTGCGAAATATGCGACAATATGTTATATGTTAAATCAAACGAGGAAAAAAAGTTGGTAAAGTTTTGCAAGCACTGTGATTTTGAAAAAGTAGAGACTGTTAATACTGCTATTAATATCTCAAAAACTTTTTACAGCGGCGATGATCTACTATATAATCAGCATGTTAATAAATATCTGCGCTACGACCCGACTCTTAGAAGAATCAAGGATCCTTTAATTAACTGCCCAAATGAGAATTGCAAAGCCCCCGATGACAAAAAGCAAGTCATATATATCAAATATGACAATAAGAATATGAAATATCTATATGTATGCGAACACTGTGGAGAAACTTGGAAGCAAATCTCTTAATATCTTTTAATATCTTTGTAATATCTTTGTAATATCTTTAATTATATAAATATTACAGCAATTATAATAATTATATTAGAAAAAGGATGATTATTAATCGCTGGAACTTTGTAATATATGTTTTTTTATTATTTTCCAGTTTTGGAGAATCTTATCTATATCCGTATAACCAGTATAACAAAATGCTAAGAAAGCCGATGGCTCTCAAAATGTGTAAAGACGGGGGCGACAGACCTGGAAAGACGAACGAACTGTATGATAGGCGTAATATATTGCTAATGTATTTGGGTACGAACTTATTGGGGATTAATTCTATATATTTGTATAATAATGTGTTGCCTAATATTGAGAAGAAGCAATCTAATATATTTTATAATTCAATCCCTTCGGTTTGCTATATAAGCACCGAATATACTGCGATGGCCGATAAATATAATCTGAATAAGGAAGATTTGCCGAAGGGCGTTGGGACGGGCTTTGTGTGGGACAAAGAGGGGCATATTATAACTAACTTTCATGTAATAAACAAGGTAGATAATGCTATAATCACTATAACGGATAAAAACAATGTTAAGAAGAATTACAAAGCTAAATTGACAGGTATTGATCCTGACCTTGATATAGCCGTTCTCAAAATTGATGTGGATAGCAAGGCGGATTTACAAGTAATTAAATACAATAAGAATGTTAAACCGAGTGTGGGAGAAAATGCTTATGCTATTGGAAATCCTTTTGGTCAAGACCATACATTCACTGCGGGTATAATCTCGGCTACTAACAGGGAGATAACAGCACCTACAGGACGCAAGATATATAATGTTTTACAGACGGATGCGGCAATAAATCCCGGAAATAGCGGCGGACCTCTGTTAAATAGCAAGGGTGAATTGCTCGGGATAAATACGGCTTCTCTTGGTGCCGGAGTTTCTGCCGGCATTGGATTTACGATACCTATTGCAAATGCTTTGAAATCTATTACGGATATTATTGAAACCGGCTTTGTCAAAAAGGCTATTTTGGGAATATCATATATGGAGCGAAATCCGTCTATATTAGAATCTGAAAAAAGCGGCATCCCTATAATTGAGAAAGGCTTGCTAATTCTTGAAGTTCCCGATAAATCGCCGGCGTATGATGCGGGATTGCGCGGTGTTGTAAGAAATAATAAAACGCAGAGAATAGATAACATAGGCGATATTATCTTATCAATTGATGACAGTGATATAGACGGGCCAAATGATTTGAATGTAATATTAAAGAAATATCGTCCAGGTGACAAGGTAATTGTTAAATATTTGCGAGATAATCAAATAAAAAAGAGCGAATTAAAATTGGGGAGTTATAAAGGAACTACATTTACACAATTAGAAAACGAGCGAGCTGCTACAGCCGAAGCTGCCGATGCTTCTTCTTCTACCAATGTTAATATTCCTTTGAAAAACATTGAGCCTGCTATACAGCCCCGTTTATAGTCTGGGTTTGTGAAGAAGATAGCAGCCATCAATCATATATTTATCATTTATTTTTACGAATATCCATCTATAAATGATATAGCAAGGGTCTCCTGCGTTTTCGGGATAATACATCTCATCAAATTGAATACTATTGTATATCATAGTTTTATAAGGAGCTTCAAGTTTAATATCTACTTCGTAATATGTTTTTTCATCATCCGTATCATATATTTTGTTATAATTTGTAATATAATAGTTATCAAACTTACCCAGGAAAATCCCATATTTTCCGTCGGCAAATAGCTGCGTTAGTTTAGATGCTTCTTTTGATTTAATTACATTAGAATCTGCACAGAAGGATTGAAGAGTCTTAAGTGCTTCTTCTGGCTTCTCATTTCCATTCTTTTTAAAGTCATCAAGAATAATATTCAAGGTATTCCTAATCTCTTCCTTCTCACTAATATTTTTAGCCTCCTTAATAGTCGCAAAGTTATCCCTGTTTGTGTCTGTACCAGCTCCGGCTACGGCGTTATTGTTGTCTTTCAGTATATTTTTGTTAGCTTCTGCGATTGCTGGGAGATTAAAGGTATCTTTTTGTACTTCAATAATCTCAATAATTCTGTTAGCTTCTTCTCTTAGAGTTTCAATGCTCTTTTCTTCTTTTTTTGCGGCATTTGCGATATCAATAAAATTACCGAATACATATGGAATAGTAATTACCCTCGCAATTCTAAAAACTTCCCTTCGTTGTATATTGGAAGCACTCGGTATATCCCTAAGTGCCGCGACATTCTTTCTAAGTCTGAAATTATTTAGATTTGATATCGTTGAGAATGAAAGAGAATCATTGATTAACAATAGCGACAAAATAATATACTTATTCATTTTATATATATATGCTATAATATTTATATATATTATTGATTTATATCATTGATTTATCATTGATTTATCATTGATTTAGATTATATCTTTTGACATTAAGACATTTATGTCGTAGCTTTCATATACATCTTTTGTAAGGCTATTTAACATTTTTTCATAATTATCTCCTGATACTTCATTTCCCGATGGAAATATAGTTCCTTTAATAGTTGTATTGAGCATTTTATCAATAGACAAGGGCTCTGTGTTATTATAGCCTTCGCCAAAGAAGCACTCTTTAACACTCTTGCCCATCTCCTTGCAAGTTTTTAGAGATTTGTACATATCTACTGGCTGCGCTGTATCTTTGTAATATACTTCAAATGTTTTTTGCGCCCCTTTGTTAGTTTTTGCAGCAGCCACTAAAACATCTGCTAAATCAATCCTTGATATAATTCCGCTTTTTGAAACACCCTGATTAAACTCTACTTCCTTAGGCCCTCTTCTTTCGCCAGGAGATAACATCCCAGGTCTTACGATAGTATAGCTCATATTTGCAGGGACATTTTTATACAAGATACGAACTCTTTCTTCTCCCGTCTGTTTTTTATAACAGCTATCGCAACTCGCAAAACCCCTATCAATTGTTTCTCCGTAATTCTCTTTTCCCATCTGACACTTGGCGCATATTGAAGATACTATAACCAATCTTTTGACATTTGCCTTAATTGCCTCTTTTGCCACATTAACCAATCCAATATCTTCTACATTACTACTTGGTTCGGCTATTTGGCTATTTTGGCTGGTATCATTGAGCATCCTATCATATGCTTCAGTTCCAGGTGTTCCCGTAATTTTAACAGCCGGCCTTGAAGCGGCGCAATAAATTACAGCATCACAGCCATCCAATATACCAACAAGAGATTGCGGATTTACGACATCAACTCCAACGACCTTTTTAATTTTATCCTTGTCTTTGATATTATCTATTACGAGCGTATTGCTTCTCGCATTATTTCTATCTACAATTTCAACATTTCTCCTCGTAATAGCAACGACATTTATATTTTTATTTAGCAAAGTTCGCACAGTATCCCCGCCAGTATATCCAGAAGCTCCGAAAACAGCTACCTTATTTATTACAATATCATCTTTAATATCAGCGAGAGTATTTTTGTATCCCAATACATATTTAGGGTGAATCACGAGCGGAAAAACAGAATAAGGCAATACTTCAAGAATATTGCGCCTGCTTATATCATTCATATATCTCATTTTGCAATTATTTATATCTCTCGGTGCTCGTGCTCTCAGAGGCCTCTGGAATCCGGATCTTGCCGATCCGATATTTAAGACACGCAAGAGATAATTATTAGCATTATAGGGAACGAAGGAGTCCGATGATAATATATAGCAAGATGCGAGTATAAAGAGGAATATATTAGATATCATTTGTTATTATATATAATTATATTTTTATATAATATAAATGATGAGTGAGATAACATTAGATAAGTTTTTATCATTTTGGATCGTATTATATTCGTTCGGTTATGTATTAAAAATATTTCCTTATAATCCCATAGTATTGCTCGGGGTATCTATAGTAGTTTTTGCTGTAGCTGTTATTATAGTTCTATATTATTATAATAAAAATAGTAATCTATTCTATTATTTTGTGATTAATTTCTTAGGAAAAATACCAATATTTATACTAATATACAATAATAATCCCGGGATGAAGCACAGCGATATTATATTCTCTGTTTTAATCGTACTAATATATATCCTATATATCAAAGCAGTCGGCGATGATATATTGTGTGTGTATAGAGACCTATTGCTCTTCATAATAAATAAGGAAGAAGGCAGAGAAGGACCTTTCTATAAATATTATAAAAATCTCTCAATATCTGATAGTAAGGTATAAGGTATTTGCAGACCACAAACATACAATAAAAATGAATAATAATTAACAAAGGATTAGGAATATTTCATTCATATTGCTTAAATACCATATTGTAAAACCCTCTATATTCATTTAAATGTTCAATTTTTTGCATATTGTAGTTGTCAAATGCAGGGTGTATTTTGAAGGGCATTATCTTGCCTAATATCCGATTATCATTATACATTGTGTATATCTTATCTGATAGTTTTTTTACTGAATATTTTTCGTGTAGTGGTAGTGGTATTTTTTTAGATATTTCAATTTTTATAAGCTGTATTCTATATTCGCGCTGTTTACCACTTTTATCACTTTTATCAATTTTATCAACTATTAATCCTACTTTTCCGTCTTTAAAGTTAACATTTATTGTATAAAATAGAGTAATAATGTAATAACCTGAGTCATTTTGTTTTGAAAAGATATATTCAATATCATGTCTTGCATTTGGGGCATTTACTTTTTCTTCATTGTCTTTGTCTTTTATTCTGAAATCTCTTTTACGCGCGGCAAACAATATATCATTCAATTGTTCAGGTGTAAATTCGTCCCTTGTTATAGGGTGTTTTAATTTAAATTGTTGGTTTGAATAATATTGTCTTTTCCAATCATTATATAATGCCCTTGCATCAAATAGATAACAGTATGTTTTTTTGTTTTCTTGATGTGATACTTGATGTGATATTCTTATGATATTTCTCAATTTTGACATAGATAGGTCTCTCACATTTCTAAATGTTATACTGTCTTCATCTGCTATTTCATTATTACAGTTATCACCTCCATCTTTATCAAGCAAATAGCGTATATATCTTTCTTTCTCTGCATCTGCCTTTGCCTTTGCCTTCGCTTTTTGCCTTTTTTTATTATATGACGATGATGATACAGATGTATCTGACGAATGGACTAAACTATCATCATCTACACTTATACTATTAATATCTAATAGATAATAATCAGTTTCTGTGTTTGTATTATCTAATATTTTACTACCTTCTTCGTGAGCCATTATATTTATAAGGTTTGTATTACTTGCAATATCTCTTTTCAATAACGATTCATACTGATTATTTATAATCATGATAATAAATTGTATTGTACGAAATAAATATCTTTTCTCATATAGTTTTTTTTTCAATGTATTTCTTTGTACTATTTTATCACTACTCTCAACTATGATATTATTAAATTCGTATAAAATAATTTCGTTATACAATTCTACACATTCTCCTCTACAAAGAAACTTTAATAAAATTTTTAATTTATCAGAGTCTATATCAAAAGGGTCGTAAGAACTCATTAGACTTTTTAATTCTGTAATAAAGTCATCTCTTTCTTCATCTTTATTTTTAAACAATACTTTGAGTATCAAGTCTATATCTTTACCTAGATGAGTTTGGATTTCTTGAATATATTTATAATACTCCTTATATATACTTTTATACTCTTTTACACGATCATGTAATATTTTTAAATCTTGTTCATAATTGCCTGTAAAACTATTCAATAAAAGAGACCTCATTATATTCTCGGGTATGTCTTTGAAAGGAATATTCAATATAGAACTAATTTCTTCCCAATCTACTATAGGATTATATATTGTTGAAGGAAAATGTTTTAATCCATTGCGTTTCGCAAGGACAACATCTCTTTCAAGTTTTTGTGGTGGTAGAGGCTTAATTGTATTAAGCTTTTTTCTTTTTTGTTTTAAACCATGCAAATTGTCACTTGCCGCTGCGTTACTTGCCGCTGCGTTACTTGCCGCTGCGTTACTTGCTGCTACTCTACTTGCTGCTGCGTTACTTGCTGCTACTCTACTTGCTGCTACTCTACTTACTGCGTTACTTGCTATATTTGTAGTATTTATTATTGCACTTACTACTCTACTTACTGATCTACCTACTGCTTTTGTTGCTCTTGTTACTCTGGATGCTCTTGATACTCCAGTTGCTCTGGTTACTCCAGTTGCTCTACTTTCTCTACCTGTAAGATTACTCGCACTTCTTGCTCTACTTGCGCTTCTTGATCTATTTGAAACATCTTCCATTTTATTATATGAAAATATAATAATATAGTAACAAAAAAAATATAAAAATAGAGATTATATATGTGTATGTTGTTGTGTGTGGATAGGGGAGACGCACGAGAGCTATGCTACAGATTAGAGATTGTAGTATAGCGTCTTGTTGTCGTAGAGCCTTTTAATAGCGTCATAGAGATTGATAACATCGTATTTGGAATTGTGAGCGTTTTCAATTTCCTTGTCAAAGCAATACCGATACAGCTCCTTGAGTGACGGATATTTGTATTTCCCGAACTTGTTGATAATCTTGATAATGTTCTTCGTATGTCTCATGGTGCATAGCAATTTCTTTTTGTCAATCTCTTCGATGATATGGAAGAGCTTTCTGCGATACAGCTCAGATTTAATAACAGAGATATCAAACGCGATGTTGTGTGCGATAATGTGGTCGGTTTTCTTGAGGCTTTCGTAAAAAGCGAGGAAGGCTTCTTCAAAATCAACCCCGTCTTTGTCAGATACCTCATTGGTGATAGCGTGGAACTCGCTGTTATTGATGTCAAATCCCTCGCGTTTAATGATGTAATCCTGCAAATCAAGATTGTTATATTGTTTATCTGTGACGATGAAGGACAGCTGTACAATCCTGGCGCTGTCATACTTGGTCAAATCGTAGAAGTCCGGATAGTTTCCCCACACCATATCTTTCATATTGGGCAAGCCGTTCGTTTCCGTGTCGATGAAAAGAGCCATTCGTTTTTGTCTTATGTTGGTAAGTGATATAATATGATATGTGTGGCAGTCAATTTTTATATATTAGTTAGTATTTTAGAATAAAAGTATTCTACCAATGATTCCCATCTATAATTCTTTAAAATGTTCTCGCGCCCGTTCTTACCGTGTTTAAGAGCAAGCTCAGGATTATTGAAATATTTCCAGAATCCCAATGCAAACTCGTGAGGGTCTGTAATTTCTGCCTTACCTCCTATACCATTTGATTTGTTATCAAGATATTGGTATATAGTAGATTTAACAGGAATTGAATTGTTTTCGCTAAGATATTCGCGTATTCCTCCAACATAAGAGGACACCTGAGGAATGCCTAAGCCGAGGCATTCAAATACAGTAAGCTCGTACCCCCCGCCATTACAATTATTACAGCCGACATCGCACGAATTATATAATATGTTAATTTCCTTATCAGACAATTGCTGGGGCATCGGAACTTCAATTATAGTATTTTTAACATAATCTAAGGGAACATCTCTAAACTTAACCTCGTTCTCCAATACATCCCAGAGATTCCAGAAGGCATTAATTTGCGTTCCTATAATTAATTTAACCGGCCTCGTGTTATTCTTATTTTTCTTGATAGTCTCGCGAACATTCACATTATAATGCATTTCTACAAACTCTACCCATGCAATCATTGTGTGATCCCAGCATTTGCGTGGCTGATTCCTATTTAAATTTAGAACCATAAAATCGTCTATGTTATATTTAAAATATGTCCTGGCTATATCTTTCGGTATAGGATAATACATAGTAGTGTCAAACCCGTGCGGAAAAACATATATCGGGATGCTCTCTTTAATACCGAGCTTTCTCGCAATATCTCGCCAATATGGAGTAAATGCGACGATACCGTCATAATAAGCGTTCAACAGGTCAATATAATCCTTCTTTTGGTAGGGATATACCTGATCCATATATGAAATGAGCTTATAATTTTTCTTTTCATCACCACATTCTTTTATAATAGTTGTCGTGAGTGCCGTAGTAATCATGTTGTCATTAAAAATAATAATAACATCTTGCGGGTTCTTCTTGATAAAATCGCCAATCTCTAACTCGCCGAATCCATTTCTCTTGGGATTTTCGGCAGCCAATACATCATATAATTTAACAGAAGGAGGGATATCATTGCGCAAATCCTTGTCATTTGTATTATTTACATTTTGAAACCCATAGACGGTAAGCTCAATATCCTCGTATTTCCCCAAATATTTTGAAATATAATATACTACCTTTGAATATCCATTGCTCGTCCCAATAGGATATGTTCCGCATAACATAACCCTCTTTTTCCCATTGCTGGATTTTTTCCACCATCCATTATATTCGGGTTCTGCTTTGTTTTCAGAAGCTACCGCATTATCAGCTGATTTAGCTTTAATAGTATCTTCTCCTATAACAGTTGTCGATTTTACAAGGTCGTATATATTTATTGGCATTTAATTATTATTTAATAAATAAATCTTATATAATAGGGTCTTTACAAAGATATAAAAATAAATTGTTATAGGATTCTTTTTATTTTGCAATTCCCGCGGGGGAGGGCATCTCAGGTATATTATAGGCGAATCCTTGATTTTTGGGCATTTGCATATTAGGCATTTGCATATTAGGCATTTGCATATTGGGCATTTGCATATTGGGCATTTGCATATTGGGCATTTGCATATTGTGTAGGTGTTGAAAATGATGTTGCATATATATGTTGTATTTTATATAGGGTTCTAGAACATTTGATGTTTTTGTGCTTCCTATTTGAATCGCCAGCTCGGTTATATAATCACATATTAATATAATAAAGGCGCCAATAAAAACAAATATAAATATATTTATAATCATATTGAATATATTTTCGGTTTTCTTATTTTCTTTGATACTTTCAAGAAGTTTATTTTCATTCTCATTATTCGTTTGAATAGCTGTCGCTTTTTTCTCGTTTTCAATATCCCTCTTATTCTCAAAGGTTGCTTTTCCAAATCCGCCAGGTCCCGTATCTTTAGAGCGTCTGACTTTATCTAATGTTTCGTTTGCATCTCTGTTTTCATCATTATTTATCTTGTCTTCTATGCTTTTTAAATACTCCAAGGCCTCTTGTGCCTTCTTGCGCTCTTCGGGACTTAAATTGTATTCTGCAGTATTTAATAGATTGACGCCATTTTTACTCGCATTATTGCTATTAGAATATTCGCCTGTATTGTTATTAGTATATGAATTTTTATTATGATTGGGCATATAATTATATACCTTGGTACCATCATTTGATTTATAATTGACTTCGTCTGTTAAATTATTAATATCAAAATACTGCTCCATATCCTCGTCATAAAAAGGCATAATATTATCCTGTCTATTTGTCAAAATATTCCCGCTATTAGTACTTCTATTTTCTAACCCATTCCCTGTCCCTGCATTCGGAGATGCACCCGAGCCGCTGCCGCTGCCGCTACTGCTGCTGCCGGCGTTGACAGATTCAGATTTGAAATTTTCTTCTATATATGTTTTCATAGCAGCGTCTCGTTCTTTTTTACAATCGCCTGAAATTGGTATATTATATGTCGGTGCTTGTATGGGAGAACAGCTGGCGCCTTTTGAATTGTAATTTACGGATTCTTTATTGGAAGCCACGGAATTATTTTCAATATTATATGGTTGAGAATTATTTGAAGATTGCGATGCAGTTTTCGTAGATTTTTTAGTAGGTTTTAAAGAATCAATATTATATGCTTCTTGAATTGTTGAATATTGCATTTTAATATTTATTATTTTATATTCTCTATTATACAAAAAGGAAAGAAAAAACAAAATATTTATATAATATAATTGTAAAGAAGTCATATGAAAGATTCTGAATATAATAACGAGGTATTATATAACATTTTTAAAGGTCTTATCACGGGGTTTTTGATAGCGTATTTGGTAATACTTGGGTTGCGTCCGGCGGCATTATATCCCGATAATATGCTTGATATTATAGATAATCCCTGGATATTTATCATATTATTTATCATCAACTTTTATGTCATACAATGGGATTTAACAATCGGTTTATTGCTATTTTTATCAATCATCGCGTTAATTTTAGATATTATAATATTTACAGAAGGTAAAATATTTTATAGCATTGAAGACAATAAAGAGAGCTTCAACGAAAACACTGGAGATACCAAGACAGTTCCGGCTACACAGGCTATGTCATCTACTACACCGCCAGTATCTGCAGGTATCGTTAGCAGCGTGAGCAGCACGAGCAGCGTGAGCAGCGTGAGCGGAAAGGCAATATCATTGATATTTAATAGATATAAGGACATCAATGATATAATACTGAGCAAGATTAAGGAGTATACTGATAAAAATTATAATAAAAAAACATCTGTCAATGTGTATATTCGTTAAATATAGATTAAGAATATTACGAATATATATATTCTTAATAAAAAATAGATTATAACAGAAATAATGGAGCAAGTTGGAGGTATGGGTACATTAGAGCCTCTATCTATATTATTTTTAATCATTGTTCAATTAGGTGGAAGATATCTCAAGATAGATTTGACACCTGCACAACAGAAGCTAATAAACAACTCTATATTTCAGAGTATCATATTATTTTCAATTATATTAATGTCTACCAAAAGCTTGACGAATAGCATTATAATAATATTTGTAATATATGTGTTTATTCACATCCTATTTAATGAACATCATAAATACAACATATTATCCAAAAAATGGCTATATGATGAAAAAATAATTGTTGACGAGAAATATAACAAAATTAAAGAAATATATATAAAAAATATAAATGATATATTAATATAATATAATTATTATGTTTCTATATAATAGTAATTTTTCTGTAAATAAACCAATAGACAATGTGTTTAAGTTAATCTATGAAGTCCCCGAGGATTATTCGGTAGGATCCGGAGGATCCGGAGGTTCCAGCGTATCTACAAAGGACAACGATGACAACGAGGATGACGATAATGATAATGACGACGATAATGATTCAAATGATTCTCGGGTTGCCTTAGATATGAAAGATTCTACTAATATAAATTCCGATTTATATAAAATCTTAGAATGGAATATTAATAATAATTGGGATATTATTAATGGAAGAAGAAGGAAAATAGAGAGTGCTTATCTATATATCAATGATTTTCCGAAATATTTGAAGGAAGTTGTAGTTGAAGATGATAATTATATTAGATTGCGCCGTAAACACACTATTGTTAATGATGGGGAAAAATACAAGGTTATAATAACAAAGAATAAAATAACCAATCTTAAATTAGGTTATTTATATATTATAAAGGCTCTGTGTACCTTAAAAATTGTCAAGATAAAAGAGAAAGTATCGCTTACCTATATAAATGATAAAGAAACGAGGATAGATGTTGCGGTAAAAGTGAATATTCCTATTATAATCAACGACGAATTAGAAAAATATCTCAATGTAGTTTTTCAAAGCGTGCTGAATAATATTAAAAATAAGATTGTATCCTAATATCTACTGATTTCCGCCTCTCGTCAGCCTCTCGTCAGCCTCTCGTCAGCCTCTCGTCAGCCTCTCGTCAGCCTCTCGTCAGCCTCTCGTCAGCCCCTTAATTCTTTTTTTATAAATTGCAAATCCAATATTGAATTGTCAAAATCATTGTATATAAGCTCGGTTCTTATGATATCATCCCAATCATTTAATATGATCATAGGAAGATTATATGTATGCTTAACAATTCTTATAAAATTGCTATCTAATACTATGGGTATTACTTTGAGATAAAAGCATTCCCATAATCTATGAGTATCTACTCCATTACCATCAGGGCATATAGCGAATTTGTATGTAGATAATACTCTGATATAGTCTGCTACATTTAATTCTTCGCCGAACTTAATATATTTAGCTATTTTGTTATAGCATTCAATTCTTTTATCGGGGTTCGTAGCTATGTTGAAATAGAAATATATATCATTCGGCTTATTATTATGAGATTCAATAGCTTCTTGGATTATTTTTAAGTTTCCATGAGACCACTGAGAGTTAGCAATACCTATTGGTAATAGCCTCATCTTATCATTCTTAAATGTTAGGTTCTGCGAATACCATTTTATTATTTTTGGATTATCAAGCAATTCTTTAAATATACCACTATATACAATATTTTCATCACTGTTGTGTGATACTAAAATGAACGGGTTTGCAAAATATTGAATTTTTGCATTCAATTCTCTGAGGCTACAAGATTTATAATAAACTATTCGTGGATTATCGTAGGTACTATTGATATTCATTATATTATAGGATTTCGGATGATTTATTGTTATATTAGGGTTTGAATTTAAATCTCCTACAGTTCCTATGAAAACATCACATAATAACTGTATTTTTTCTCCTGTAATCAAATCCATTTTTGCCTTATTTTACTTTATTTTACTTATATTATATTAAGTAATAATATTCATATATATATATATATATTACATCAATCTCTGAATAGCCTCTCAATAGCCTCTCAATAGCCTGCTTTTGTAGGGGTTTCCCCCATTATAAATGTGCTTATATTCTTAGCAGTTCTCAAGACACTGGAATATCAATATTTTTTCATTTTTAAATTTGAGTACATCTTTCTGTTTTTTCAAAAATTTCAAAAGTTTTTTAGAAATTACAAAATAAATCAAGAGATGTACTCAAATTTTAATTTTCAAATTTTATAATAATCTGGTTCCTTTTTAGGATATCATAATAAGCTGTAATATATTATTAGCTTTCTATATTTTCATCAGTAGCCTCGGCAGTCTCGGCAGTCTCCGCAGTCTCCGCAGCCCTGCCTTTTAATAACTCGCTAATTTGAGTAATCTCCATGTTTTTATTAGTAATTTCTTCTTGTAATCTCTTATTTTCATTATATATTTGATTGTAATTATTAACCAAAGTATCGTTGTATTTTTGCAATATTGATAGTTGGGTTAGTGTCTCTGTATATATCGCTACTATCTCATTTTTATTAAATAGCTTGATATGTTTATTATTACAATATCTGCAAAACGGACAGCAGTATTTAATAAATATATGCTTACTCTCAAGATATAACAGAGATGTCCTTGTGTCCAATTTATTACAACAAGATAGACATATTATTTTATTACACTTATAACAATTCAAATTATCCGTTGCCTTTTCATCGCAACATATTAAACATTCATTATCTTCTACAGATTTTTCGGCGTTCATTATTTATCTATTATAATATTAAAAACTTATATAAAGATTAAAGAATATATATAGTTGGGTAGCAATACCTGCTGCTATAGCTCAGTTGGTCAGAGCACTCGACTGTTAATCGAGTGGTCGCAGGTTCGATCCCTGCTAGCAGCGATTATTTTTATATTTATTCTTATATTAAAATAAGAATGCCTTTAAATAAGAAATCTCCGAAATCCTTGAGAGTATTTAGGATTACTGATGTAAGCCCGCCGAATCCAAGCCCTCCAAAATCTCCTCCTGTTGCTGTATCAATGAAAGTAAGAACTGTTAGAGTATTTAGAATAACTGATGTAAGTCCGACAAGCCAGTCGAGCCTGCCGAGTGTGTCAAGTCTTTCAAACCCTTCAAGTCTTACAAGCCTTTCAAAATCTCCTCCGACAGCGCCAGCCGCGAGAGCCACAAGACCTTCAAAGCCTAAGAGAGTATTTAGAATTACTAATGTAAGCCCGCCAAAATCTCCTCCGGCTGCGCCAGCTGCGCCAGCTGCGCAAGCTGCGAGAGGAGCAGCGAGAGCCGCCAGGCCTAAGAGAGTATTTAGGATTACTGATGTAAGCCCGCAAAGTCCGCCAAAATCTCCTCCGGCAGCGAGAGGTGTAGCGAGAGGTGTAGCGAGAGCCGCCAGGCCTAAGAGAGTATTTAGGATTACTGATGTAGGTCCAGCAAGTCCACCAAGTCAGCCAAAATCTCCTCATGCAGAGAGAGCCGCAGCGAGAGGAGCTGCGAGAGCCGCCAGGCCTAAGAGAGTATTTAGGATTACTGATGTAAGCTCTGCAAGCCCGCCAAAATCTCCTCAGGCAGCGAGAGGAGCTGCGAGAGCCGCCAGGCCTAAGAGAGTATTTAGGATTACTGATGCGTAAATGAAGGATTATTGAGAGTAATTTATACATTATCATTTTTAATATTTTATATTTAATTGTAAAAATTGATTATATTATTTAAACATAAGACGAGTTATTTTAACTACTAATATTAAGAGATATGTCAATTTATCCCGAACTATCTTATAACGATCAAAAGGTTGAAATTCAGGAAGTAAAAGGTATTCAATTTAGTGTATTAAGTCCGGATGAAATTATTAAAAGGTCTGTTGTTGAAATTAATAAAACGGATACATATGCTGGAAGCGAGCCTATTATAGGTGGTTTATTTGACTCTCGTATGGGAGTTCTTGAACATAACCGAACCTGTATTACTTGCGAGCAGAAAAACATATTTTGTCCCGGACATTTTGGGCATATTGTTCTTGCAAAACCTGTATTTCACGCGATGTTCTTTGATATTGTAAGAAAAATTTTGAATTGCGTATGTTATAAATGTTCAAAATGCCTCATATCTCCAAATACTCCTCACAAAGATTTTAAGAATGATATCAATAAAATCTTGTCCATCAAGAATAACCAGAAGAGATGGGAGGCATATTATAAGCTCTGTAATACTACAACTAAGCTCAAGGTATGCGGAGATGACGAAGTAGTCGGTTGCGGCGCTATCCGTCCTACAAAAATCAACAAAGAGAACTCTATGAAAATCATTGCCGAATGGAAAGATAAGAAGCTTGAAGATAATGTTCGCCAAGAGTTCACAGCCGAAGATATTCTCAAAATATTCAAGCGGATTAGCGAGAAAGATATGGAGATGATGGGGTTCAATCCTAAGTGGAATAGGCCAGAGTGGATGATATGCTCCGTTCTCCCTGTCCCTCCGCCCGCTGTAAGACCCAGTATTATCGAAGAGAACGGGCAACGCCGTGAAGATGATTTGACGCATAAATTGAGCGACATTATCAAGGCGAATAATCAGGTTGAAGACAAAATCAAGAAAGGAGCAACCGAAGAGACTGTTAGGTATTATACTATTCTATTACAGTATCATGTATTTACCTTTATTAATAATCAAATGCCTGGATTGGCTCCTGCACAACAAAGGAACGGGCGAAAGTTGAAATCGGTATCTGACAGAATGAAGAAGAAGGAAGGGCGTATCCGCGGTAATTTGAACGGCAAACGCGTAGATCAATCGGCGCGCTCTGTAATTACTCCAGATCCTTATATCAGTATTGATGAGCTCGGTGTTCCTATCAAAGTAGCCATCAATATTACATTTCCCGAAATTGTTAATAAATATAACATAGAGCATATGCGTAAATTGATTATGAACGGCTCAGACCATTGGCCTGGCGCTAAGTATATTAAAAAACCGAATACTACTATCAATCTTAAATATTCCAAGGATTTGGAAACAATAGCAAAAGAATTAAAAATTGGCGACACAGTTCATCGCCACTTGTCCAACGGCGATTATGTGCTATTTAACAGACAGCCCTCGCTACATAAGATGTCTATGATGTGTCATAAGGTTGTTATTATGCCTTATCAGACATTTCGCCTAAATGTTCTGGATACTCCGCCATACAATGCAGATTTTGACGGAGACGAGATGAACTTGCATTGCCCGCAAAGTATCCAGACTATGAACGAACTTATGGATATCGCGGCTGTCCCCTATATGATTCTTGCGCCCCGTGATGGCAAGCCGATTATTGAGGTTGTCCAAGATACTCTCGTCGGCTCTTATCGCCTAACTAAGGATTTTACGGAGATTCACGATAAAACTATGGCAAACATTCAAATGGTTAATAGTTATTTCAAAGGAAGCTTGCCGAAACCTATAAATAAGTATATTTATAATGGGAAAGAGGCGTATTCTCAAATATTACCTCCCGGCCTCTTCATAAATAGAAAAAATAAGAAGGACGAGAAAGTAATTATCAACGACAGTATTTTAGAGAGCGGTAATCTTGACAAAGTGGTATTTCACGGTATTTCAACTGGATTAGTTCCAGTTATCTATCACGATTACGGTCCATTTGAAGTTCGCAAGTTTTTGGATAATACTCAGCGCCTTGTGTGCAGATGGTTGCTGACGGCTGGCTTTAGTGTCGGCATCAGTGACTTGGTAACTGATAAAAAGACTGATGAACATCTCAAAAATAAAATTAAGGAAATGCAAACAAAGGCCTATAATAAGCTTGATGAAATTAGAAGAGGCACGCACGATAACAATGGTATCTTGAATAACGAGGATTATATTGAGAGAGAACTCATCGGTATCTTGAATGAGACGACGAGCGAAGTGGGGAAAATCGGATTCTCTCAAATTGACGAAAAAACCAACCGTATGATTAATATGGTTAAATCGGGTTCTAAGGGCAAAGAGATTAACATTTCACAGATGATTGTATGCGTCGGGCAACAGAATGTGGACGGCAAGCGCATTACATACGGATTTACTGATAGAACTTTGCCGCATTTTACAAAATACGATGACGGCCCGGAGGCGCGCGGATTTGTCAAAAACAGCTTCATATCTGGCTTGAAACCCCATGAAGTATTCTTTCACGCCATGGGTGGGCGCGAGGGTCTGATTGATACTGCTGTTAAAACTTCTGAGACTGGATATATTCAAAGGAGGTTAGTAAAAGCTATGGAAGATTCTAAGGTTCATTATGATAACACTGTTAGAACTGCAGACGGTACAATCATTCAATATATTTACGGAGAAGATGGAATGGATGGTTGTAAAATTGAGGTTCAGGTAATTGACACTATCAATAAAAATAATATTGAGCTGGACTTTGAATATAATCTTAAAAGCACTGACAATATCAATATCCATATTACAGAGGAAGCTTTTAAGACTATCACTCCTAATACATATTCCAGGTGCAATGAGCACTTTGATAAGATGATTGACGATAAAATGTTCTTGATTAAGAAAATCTTTAATCGTGATAAAAAGAATGTCATTAATTATCCTATACCATTTAGCCGTATTGTCACGACGGCACACAATAGAATCAAATCTATTAAAATCGCGGCTATCAAGACTGATTTAACTCCTGATTATATCTTGGATAACATTGATAATCTCATAGACAAATTGTATATTAAAAATCGCACACAAGGAATGCGATATCTCCACATTTTGCTGAGACAATATCTAAATCCTAAAAAAATTATATTCCATTATCATTTCACTGTTGAAATATTTGATTGGATTATTTCGCAAATCATTGAGTATTTCAATCAGGCCATCGCGCAACCTGGGGAAATGGTGGGAATTATAGCGGCACAGACAATTGGAGAATTGGGAACGCAGATGACACTTGATTCATTCCATGTATCTGGTACTGCAGCGGCTGTCAAGGCTACTTCGGGAGTCCCTCGTCTCAAAGAAATCTTGTCGGCTACCAAGAAGACCAAAACGCCGACTTTGACGATATATATGAAGAACGATATTTCTTGTGTCATTAATCCTTTAAGAAATGAGAGCGGTGATTTCAAGGATGATAGAATTGATATTACGAAAAATCATGCTATGAATATTAAAAACTCTATTGAGATCACGAAATTATCGGATATTCTAAAATACACTGAGATATACTGGGATAATGGCGAATATTACGAGACGAATATTGAAGAAGACAAGGGTATTATGAATATATACAAGGAGTTTGAAGAGATGAACGGAAACGCCGCGAAGTCCAAGAGCTCTTCTCCTTGGGTTCTCAGACTGGTATTTGACAAGTTCAAAATGCTCTCTTATAATTTGAAGATGATTGATATTTATACAAAACTGAATACGGCTTATGATAAATACATTGAATGCGTATATAGCGATGATAATGCTGAGGAATGTGTGTTTCGCATCAAGCTTACTGACACTGCTCTGAAAGACGGAGATGAGATTGCTACAATTAAGGCAATTGAGCACAATATCGTACATCAAATATTATTGAAGGGTTACAAGGGTATTAAGAAGGTATCGTTGGACAAGAAGAAATATTATAGATACAATGACGATACGAATAATTTTGATGAAATGCTTGAGTGGGTATTGGATACTGACGGGACGAACTTGATAGAATTATTGTCAAATCCGAATATTGATAGTACTCGTACGATTTCAAATGATATCCGCGAAATCTATGATACGCTTGGTATTGAAGCCGCGAGATACGCGTTATACAAAGAGCTGCTAATTGTTACGAACGAGGGTTCTATGAATTACAGGCATATGTCGCTACTCATAGATACTATGACATACAAGGGGCAATTGATGTCAATTGACAGGCACGGAATCAACAGAGGAGATATTGGACCACTCGCCAAATCATCTTTTGAAGAAACCACGGATATGCTTATTAACGCAAGTATTTTCGCGGAATACGACAAGGTAAATGGAGTATCCGCAAATGTTATGTTAGGACAACAGCCTCCATGCGGTACTGGAGATAGCAAGATATTGATTGATGAAGAGTATATGATAGAGCTATTGAAAGATGTCAAAGATACAAATCATATGCTGACGAGCATAAATGAGGAAGACGCAGGCTATGGCGACGCAGGCGACGCAGGCGACGCAGGCGACGCAGGCGAAATGCGCGAGGACTTTAACGAAGACGATCTGCAGATTGAGTTCAATCTCAACAAGGGAATTGAAGGCATGATTAGCAAATGCTATAAATTGCCCGAACAAAAAATAAAATACATTTAATGGCTTTGATAGGTTTATATAGTTTAGAGCAGGCGGGTGGGTTATAGGTGTTTCAATATACTTATTTAATTAAAAAATATTTTTTTTATATGTTCATCGACTTCATTCAATTCGTTATAGATAATCCTATTGTCGTTTATAAGTTTTATTAAATGATAGCTAATGAATGTTTTTTCTATTTTTCTATATAAAATAATCAGAGGCCTCTTTAATATCTCAGCGTGATTATTATTATCTCCGGCATAATAAGATTTCCTTGTATTTTTTAAATCATCAGTACCTGCTCTTATTATGATTTTTTTTCCAGTTTCATATTTAATTCTGTCATTTATAACCATAATATTAATATTTAAATAAGTTGCTATTTTTTTTAAGACTATGTCGCCATAATATTTAATGTTCTTTTTAGATTCTATGATATTTAATATTTTTTTACGCTCACTTACAGAGCTCTTGTAAAAGTAATCTTCTAAAAAAATGGTCCTACTCTTAAATGTTTTAAATGTCTTGTTAGTTTTATTTACGATATTCATAGCATCTATATATATATCTATGAAATGCGTGTCCATAAATAGCGTATCTATCTCATCTTTATAATCAAAATCAATGTCGGGCGTATTGTTTAATAATAAATCCTTATATTCCTTGTAAGTATATTCTACGATATCTTCGAATGTGATAATATTATTTATTCGGTTCTTGTCATATTTAAGCAGATACTCAAAAAGCTCATAGATATTCTTATCAGTATAAGTAGAATCTATATAGCGCAGCTTAGAAAATATCTTTTTCTTTGCCTTCCTCCATTTTGTTTCAATATCTTTTTCAATTCCTTTCCAATTTTCGGGAATATGTTGATATTGATTTTTGTTTTCATTTTGCTTATCGCTATTATCGAGCGACTTAGACTTTCGCGCATTATTTTGGAGCTCATAGAAACCAATATTAGCATTCGCATTCGGCAAATAATCCACTTTATTAGTTATTTTCTCTGGTACTCTGTCGGATACCAGGTACTGCGTGAATATCAAATCATCTCCATCTTCCTTTATATTATTTGAAATATCACTAACATAATTATATTTAGAATAAGCCAAATCATTAGAATACCAATCTTTAATATTTTTCCTCGAATATATATCAATGCCTTCAAGCATTATCTGCAATTCTCTCATCGCTCTTTTATTGCCGCCGCTGCTTCCGCTGCCGCTGCTGCCGCTGCCGACATTATTCAATAAGGCTTTTATAATTTCTTTGCGGGATTTTTTAGAAAGGTCATTATAATATTTGTCTTCAAATCTCGCATCAAGCAATTTATCATAGATGTGTTTTCTCATATCTTGCCATCTTTTCTCTTCCTTTGAATATTTACCAGTATTATTGTATTTATTCAATATATTGCTGATAATTCCACGGCCGCTACTATAAGCCTCATCCTTAAATAACAAATTGTTGTCTATAATAGATCCTTTTTCCTTAGCTATCTCTCCTATATCAACGGCTATATCTATTTTTTCAAACTTTTTAACAATAGCAGAATGGAGACTTTTCCTTATAAAAATCTTGAAGTTATATCCATCAATATCCTCGCTAAATAGAACATCTTTAATATTCAGGCGTTTAATGATTAAATCGAGCATAATTATTGAGAGTTTTTCGAACTTAATAATACATAACGCTGTATTGTCTTTTTTCAATATTATTCTATTGATAGAGAGGTCTTTGTTGATTATCAAGGTTCTATATATTTGATTTTTGTAATCACTATCTTTTTGTGCGTTCATTTCCTCTATAATTAACTTTCTGATACTTTTCATACTTTCTAAATTGCGATAGAAGTTCTTATTGGCGTTGCTCATATTATCCGAGCATTTATTTAATATTTTAACTATATTTTTGTGATTATCAAGATTAAAAAATCGGCTCTCCTTTTTATTCAGTGATTTTGATATTATAGGTTCATAATAGACAACCTCGTTATCCTTTGCTTTATTTTCGGAAGAAGTCATTAACATAATGACTTTCGTTTTTTTCCCGAGATATAAAAGCAGATCATTTATTGCGGAATACCGAGGACATACAATGCTCACATCACTATGTGGTAGCCCAATCTCTACATCCCACAAGACAATTAGCTTATTATATATGATTGCGACTAATGTATATAAATAATGAATTACATTTCCAGAGGGATTCTCTTCTGACTTTAAATAATTAATGAACTTTTTATAAGATTTATATATACATAATAATCTGGATTTTTTATAAAGGGATTTCTCGCTATTATCCTCCATAGCTGGAATATTAATAGCAGCGTTAGCCATCTTGTCGTATTTAAGGAACTCGGTATATAACTCCTGGTTTAATTCGGGGATAACTGGATCTATATCAGAGAAATCTCTAAATACATTTCCATTTTCAAGAGACAAAAACTTTAAGATATCCAGATTATCTTCTATATTTTTTATAAATTCATCTTTGGTAATTCCCAGCAAATAAGCGATTGAATTGATAATATTAGTCGTATTATTCAAGCCTTTTCTTAATACACAGTTGTGCTTATTTATATTATTATTCGATAAACAATTTTTCGTATAATCTTTGTAATCATCAAATAATATATAATACAGCTCTTTCTGTATTCCTCCAAAGCGATTTTTAGGAACAGGTATTTTATTCATAATATAATTCTTATCATTCTCATTGCTCCCATCACGAGAAGTTCCTTTAGTCCCACGCGGCTCTTCATTTTCTTCTTCTATCTCTTCGTTTTCCTCTATCTTGTCTATATCTTTGTCACCCTTAGCCTTTTTCTTCTTATCATCAGCCTTTTTCTTCTTTTCTAAATCTTTAATTGCTTTTTTAGATGGCGGTTTAGCAGTCTTTTTGCTATCAACTAACTTAGTGGTTTTTTCGGGATTTCTTTTGCCACAGCAAGGAATCTCTATATCTCCTTTAAGTAAATAAACATATCGCGATTTATTTTCATTTTTCATATTTGCGTTCATCATAATGGGTTTCTCATTTTCTTCTGGACATTTAAGAGATTCTGCTAATGCGCCTGGAGCGCCAGGAGCTCCTAAAGCGCCTGGAGATTCATCGAGTGGGATATTACTTATAGGGCACCATATGCGCGGGCAAGTATAAAAGTTCTTGTTATCTTCGCTACTTCCATATTCAATATAGTTATCAAAAACCTTCTTATCGTATGGGTCATATCCCTTGGCTTTTAACATTTCAATCTCTTCTTTTTTTAGAACAAGCGGCTGATACTCCTTCTGACATTTTCTCGCAGGATTTTTGCCTTTTCCGCGATCTTTATAAAGCTCTTTATCTGCATTATTTAATTTATTTATCAAATAATTATTATCATTCTTGCTATTCTTATCGGCCCCAGAGCCACCGCCCGAACTTTTATTATTAAAATTATCATTAAAATCTTCTTCGTCAAACTTAAAACTATCACTTGATTTTGAAGATGATTTTGAAGAAGATTTTGAAGATGATTTTTTAGGCGAAGCTATTTTTTTTGGTTCTGGTAAAACAATCTTGGTGATTATTTTTTTCTTAGCACCGGGCGCAGGCTTCCTTTCATTTCTGATATCTTCAATAATGCGCGCGAGCCAATATTTTAAATTATCTAACTCTACGAAAGAACTCGTCTTTTTAATATCTACATAGAAATCTATATTATTATTGTATTCCTTTATTATGATAATGGTCTCTTCTTTTTCACTTATATCAGTATTATTAGGCTTTATATTTTGTATTTCGGCTTTTTTATTAATTACGCCCTTAATATAGTTTATCGTGGTATTTATCCCCATATCTTTTAGCACAGCCAAGATTTCTTCAAGTGTAGATTCCTGTATTTCGCTTCTATTTATTATAAAGTTATCTAAGTCAAAGCCTATAGAATTGCCGGCGATTCTCTTGTATTTAAAAACGCCCTTAGATTTTTTCTTATTAAGCACAAAATCCTCAAATATTTTCGTGTATGTCCCTACTTTTTTTATTAATTTCTGATATTCTAAATTATCTATTGAATAGTTTATTCGGAGGTTAATATCTATCTCTTTGAAAACGGCATTTATATTGAACTTCTTTAAATATCTAACAATATCATCCTTAATATGTATTATATTGCTCTTATTCTCGCCATTATCTATGTCATATTTAAAAGCCAATTTGAAAATCCCCTCTTTAAATATCGACAGTTTGATATTCCTATTCTTATAATAAAGGTTTATGACAGATATATCCTTGCTTTCTTTTTTGGCGGCATTAAGTTTAAACTTGTAATCCAAATATTTCTTTTCAAGTGTGTGGTGTTTATACAATTTATATATTGCATTATTATTATTCGCAAACTGTATCAACTGGATTTCTTCATCTGTTTTAAGTTTATCAAACAATACCATAAGCTGCTCCATATTTTCCATTCTATACTCAAATATAACCTCGTTATAATATTCGTTCTGTTCTACAACTTTCAGTACAGGTAGATTATAGAGCTTGACTATAGATTCCTCATCCTTGATAAGCTTAGCTATGGCTTGAATATTGACCTCTTCATTTTTATTAAAATAATATTTATTTTCATAATCAAAATCATTGCGAAAAACTATATTGATTAAATCGTTATTAAATAATTCGTCATTATCATTATTGATATACTCTATAGATTCTTCGAGTTTCTTTGAGGCCCTATCCTTGGATTTCAGGGGATTAACATCATAACCCTTCCAATAAATCTCTTTAATATCAAAAAGCAAGGGTTTCCCTAAAGTTTCATCCCAGCAATAATAAGGAAATCTCAGCGGCTGCAGCGGCTTATTATTTTCATAATTATATATATGATATGCTATCTTATTTAAAGCATCTTTTATATTATTATCTTGAAATATATATTCATTTATCACGATATCATCAGGCTTATATTTATTGCCTATATTGCCCTTATTATTATCAAATATGTATTTGATATACTTGTTTTCAGATATCCACCTTTTGACAATAACAGGCTTTAATAATTCCATTATATATCTAATCTATTAAGAAGAAAAACATATTATTTTAATATATTAATATAGAAGAATATAAATTATGAATTCATCATTATTAATAAATGATTTAATAAATGTCTTAGAAGGTGCTAATAAGCAAAATGCAATGACTAAAGACGAAATTTTAAATTCTAAATTAGAAAACAATCCTATAATAAAGAATTTAGGAAATATTCTAAATAAAAGCTTTGAAGATTTTATCATAGATAATAATGAATTGACAAGAAATCTAAACGATGCCGTAAAAACAAGAGAAGAGCAAGATAAATTGACCGCGCCCGCTACGCCTGCTACGCCTGCTACACCTGCTACACCTGCTACTCCTGCTACACCTGCTACACCTGCTACGCCCGCTACGCCCGCTAAGCCAGCTACGCCTGCTACGCCCGAAAAGAAGGATGATGAAGATGACGAAGATGATGATATAATGGGAAAATTTAAATGGGTATTGATAGGTATAGGAATATTTGTATTTCTAATTATATGCGGTGGATTAATATATTATTATTATTCTTCTTCACCGGCAGAACCAGAAATAAATGTGTTAGATAATAATAATCCAGGATATCAATATAATCAAGATCCTTATACAAGACCTGCTCAGACAGCTCCGCCAGCTCCGCCAGTCGAAGAATTATCTGCTCAATCTTCAATCTTCTCTTTCTCAGCACCTCAGCAAGCTCAGCCCGTCCAACAAGCTCAGCCCGTCCAACAAGCTCAGCCCGTTCAACAAGAATATTCTTATATGATGCCTTTTTCATTTTCTCAAAATCCTAAAGAACAAATTGACAATTTGCAAGATACGGTAAGGGGGAGTGTTAAAGAAGTATCTGTAAAAGAAAAGCCTGATATAGAAGAGCCCGCTAAAGAAGAGCCCGTAAAAGAAAAGCCTGATATAGAAGAGCCCGCTAAAGAAGAGCCCGCTAAAGAAGAGCCCGCTAAAGAAGAGCCCGCTAAAGAAGAGCCTGTAAAAGAAGAGCCCGCTAAAGAAGAGCCTGTAAATGAAGAGCCCGCTAAAGAAGAGCCCGTAAATGAAGATACAAGCAGCAGCGATAGCAGCAGCGAGAGCGATGACGAATCTGAAGAAAAAAAGGAAAAGGCTGAAGATACAAGCAGCAGCGAAAGCGGCGAAAGCAGCAGCGATGAAGAATCTGAAGAAAAAAAGGAAAAGGCTGAAGATACAAGCAGCAGCGATAGCGAATCTGAAGAAAAAAAGGAAAAGGCTGAAGAAAAAAGCGTTAAAGATAGCAAATCAAAAAAAAAAGATAATGAGGAAGATAATAAAATTATAGGGGGCTATAGAGGGAGCGGGAGAGGAAGGGGGAGAGGTATCGGAAGAGGTCTCGGAAGAGGTCGTGGAAGAGGTCTCGGAAGAGGTAATGGTCAGGTACGAGAGGGAGCGAGAAATAATGCAAAAAATAAAGATACAGGATTTAATTATATTATAAATAAAATATTTAATAGTGTAAAATAAAGATAATGATTATGAATAATAATATAATATATTATGCCTGAATATATATGTTATATAGAATCCTATTAATATTCCTATAATTATTAATATTAAAAACATAAAAGAATTTGATATTAAATAATACAATATATATAATATTACAATTAAAAGTGGATAATAGCTATTAGCATTTTCTATTAATGAAAAAATAATGTTCATCATATTCTATAATTTTAATGATATTTTAAATTACCAACTGTTTTAAGTGTCCTACGCGTATATCAGTGTTAATCATAATTTGATAACCCGCTTTTATGATATTTTTTGAAAAGGCCACATCCTCACTACATATATCTCGGATTACCTTTCCATCATCTGCTATAATTATATTTAATTCGGCGTCAAAATATGGATATCGCATTTTATCAAAAACCTCTTTTTTAACCGCCATAAATCCCATTCCAGTATAAGCGACTGGATAATATTTGAACGAAGTCTCTTTTTTCCATACATCAATTTCTTCTGGAGTGCTAAACTTAAATGTTCCGTTTTCTTTGAAATAATTAATGTCCCAATCTTTAACAAAAGCATAATTTGTCAAGTCCGCCATTCTATACATTCCCGCAACAACTGGGTGATGTTCGGTAGATTCAATCAATTCAATAACTTGTTCAGGAGTAAATATAATGTCGCTATCAATTGTAACCCACAAATCAAAATCTTCATTATTAAAAGGCTTTTGAGTATCCCCTCTTAGCGTATCCAACCCCAGAGTTTTCATTCTTACAAATGAAACATACGAACCAGTCGCTGGCGAAATCAATATATCATATTTGCGAGTATCCATAACCTTGCTGATTGTTGAAGTCCAAGAAATTAGAAACTTTGAACTAAAATTATCCCCAGGCAAAGCAAAGATAACACGCTTCATTTTTTCTGGTGCCCCATTATTGACCGCTTGTCCCTCTGCTGCCGTTCCTTCCGTAGGAGCCGAAGGCTCTTGTACATCTACAATTGATACTTGGGTATCTGGGACTGCTCCGCTTGCTCCGCTTGCTCCGCTTGCTCCGCTTGTCTCGTTCATTATATTTAATATTTGATATTATTTCTTATATCATTTTACGAAGAGATTATAAATGTATATAAAATATATTTGCATATTATAATATAATATATGTATAATGTCTAATGATTATTATAATTATGATAGTGTAATTTATAATATTGAATTAGATAATGAGTCACCGAGGTGTGCTCAGCCTGTCAAAATCAAGAAACAGCTAAAGCCTCATCAATTAGCTTGTTTATATAAGGCGATTATGATGGAAAATCATAGGAAAATTAGATATTCTACGGGCGAAGAAATAGAGTCTAATATAGGTATTTTGGGGGATATTGTGGGATATGGGAAAACTCTAATAGCATTGTCTATAGTAGCCCATAATAATCTTAATAATATCCAGGTTAATAATGAGAAAATTATTAGTTATCATAGTTCCAAGGCTTATAATTATTTTAAATTAAGTTCTAAGAATAAAAATATTGCAGCTTTAAATAAAATCATTAATTCTACATTAATCGTAGTTCCCCGCGGCCCTGTATATGTTCAATGGGAACGAACATTGCGTGAGAATACCAATTTGAAATATCTGGCTATTGAAAATCTTAACTTTATAAATAAGCATATGCCGAAATACGATACAGACCGCGATGAAATTATCAAATATTTCAATCAATATGATGTAATCCTTATTAAAAATACCACGCTTTCTATATTGTTCAAATATTACGATCCTCATTATTTCTCATTATACAAGGAGCAAAAGCATTCTTCGTATATCTATAAATGGAATCGTGTAATTGTAGATGAATGTCACGATATTATTAATAAAATAGAGGGGCTATCCTATTTATATATTTGGTTAATCAGTGGGACTTATTTAAATATATGCGATCGCGTTTATTCATCATCCGTATCATTACATCATAATATGAGGGAGTTTATTAAAGAGGAATATCTGAACTTTATACTCGTCAAGTGTAATAAGGAGTTTGTTAAAGAGAGCTTTGATATCCCTCCAATCGTAGAGACATTTTATTTGTGTAAGATGTCAAAATATTTGAAGGTAATTAAAAATTACATAAGCCAGAATGTGCTTGAAAAAATTAATGCTAACGATATTTCGGGTGCTATCAAAGAATTGGGGGGAAAAAATGAAACGGAGACAGGAATAGCCAATTTGATATGCGCAGATATGAACAAGGCTATTCAGAACAAATATAAAGAGAAGGATTATATTAGTTTGCTGGATATAGCAGACGATATCAAGGCTAATAAATTGAAGATGATTGAGCAAGAGCTTATCAATTTGAACGAAAAACTGAAGGATTTGACAGAGAGGATATCAGAGATTGAAAGTAAGACCTGTGCAATTTGTTTGGATAACATAACGCACCCTATAATTTTGGATTGCACTCATATATTTTGCGGCAGTTGCATTATTAATTTATTAAATAACAGGGGAATGACTGGAGATAATGTCAAGAGGTGTCCAAATTGTCGCAAAGAAATAACGAGCACAGACAATTTGACAGCAATTGTTCCAGAGAAAAAAGAGGAGGTTGTAAAATTATCCAATAAAGATTCTATTGGAAAAGGCATATTGAGCAAAGAGGATACCTTGATTGAATTGATATTGAATAACAGAGCGGGCAAGTTCATAGTATTTAGTCGCGTAGATGCGGCATTCTCTAAAATTACTGAAATACTGACGACTAACAATATAACACACGCGTGTCTCAAAGGTAATACCAACCAGATGATGAATATCCTTAACAACTTTAAATACGGAAATACTAATGTTATTTTGTTAACTACGCAATATGCTGGCTCGGGCATTGATATTAGTGTTGCAACTGATGTCATAATATTACACTCTATGGACGCTGATAAACAGCAAGCTATTGGAAGAGCACAGCGTGTTGGGAGAATAGCCCCGCTCAAAGTACATAATCTATGTTATGAACACGAACTGAACCATAATGAAAATCTTGTTATTAACAATTAGACAGCTATCATTAGGTATAACAAATATAATAAAAATTGATATTGTTTTATATGTCAAATATAATATATATAACAGATATAACAGATATAACATAGTATATTATACAATATACTATTAACAATATCAATTTGTAAAATGCCCGATGATAGAAATGCACTGAATGGCTCAAATATAACTGGAATGAATATGGGCAACCCCGGCAACCCTGGTAACCCCGGTAACTCCGGCAACCCTGGTAATCCGAACCATCTTAATAAGAGAATACCGAGATATAAGATGGGGGATGATAATGTTATTAAGATATCTAATGATAAACAAAAGTATTATTTGAATATTGCCGCAAAAATTGCAACAAAATCGCCGGTTTATACACACAAACACGGCGCTATAATCGTATATAAAGATATTATAATTTCTTCAGGATACAATTTTTATATAAAGGGCAATAGTATGCATGCTGAAATTTCGGCAATATCAAAAATAAACAAGAAGTACAAGGGGATTCTTAACGAATGCGATATCTATGTCGTAAGAATAGGTCCTAATAGCTTAGATAATCCTCTAAAATATTCTCGCCCTTGTATTGATTGCGAGAGCACAATTATAAAATACAATATTAAAAATGTCTATTATTCGACATCTTGCGAATATGATATAGTACACGGCGCTATTCATAATAAAAATAAATGCAAATGCTTCTTATAATTAGCGCACGGAGTAACGAAATAACGGAGTACGAAGTTATAGTGTGAGAGATACTTTGGGGATAATTCTCTTAATATTCTTTTTAACCACTGTTTCGCGCTCGTCTTCAAATATTTTTTTAAGCAATTCCTCACCAGAAAGCTCATTATATTTAATTATTTTTGTTTTAATATCATTCATTTTGATAGGAACCTTGCATTCTTTAACATTTGTTTTAATCCTCCCATGCTGCGTATTAAGATCATTATATTTATAATTAAACATAAACTCTTCTATTTTATTATTTAAAACTCGCTGGTAATTCTTACGCTCTTTCATAGCAATACTTAGTTTTCTAATCTGGTCATCATATTTAAACCAGTCATTCACGAGATTTTTAAAAGTTTCCAATTCTTCCGGCGTAGGCTCGTTGCTATTATTGTTAATAATATCATCTACAATATTCAAATTATCCATTATATATTATAATTGCCTATTATCCTTAAATTATTTTTTTTCGCCTTTTACAGGCCTTGCTTTGGGTCTTGCGATAGGCTTGACTGAGGGCTTGACTGCTGGCTTGACTGCTGGCTTGACTGAGGGCTTGACTGCTGGCTTGACTGTAGGCATAATGAACTTTTTCAAATCAGCCAATTCTCTTGTTCCATTGTACTCGCTCTTTTTACCACGCGAATACTTAATTATCGTAGGATATCCCTCGATATTCTTTCTGTATTTTTCGGGAAGATGCTCGAAGTTATTTGCCTCAACATTTACGATAACTATATCTTTTTTATTTTTTATGCTATCACACAGTTTATTCCATGTAGGTTTTAATTGAATACAATGACCGCACATATCCGAGTAATATAATATAACAAAATTACTGCTTGAAACTATAACATCATTAACCTCTTTCTTATTATGAAGATCCAAATAATAGAACATCAAAAATTAAATCTTCTATTTATATGCATTATTATTTTATCTATCTTAATATAAATAGAATTATGAATAATTATAATGAAGTTATAAAGGACGGAGTCAAAGAGGCGCCCAAGGAATATAATATGAAAGAATTGAGTTCCAAAATATCCTGTGAGAATATGTCATTATTATCAAAAAAATATACTGATAACCAGAGATTACTATTTGATGCGAATATTAATATGGAATTGTGCAATAGCCATCGATATTATTTTGATAATTTGGACGATATAAAAGGCAGGGAGAACGGGCTTTTATCCGGAATGTCTGTTGGTAAAAAAAGCTGCATTTATAAGAAGCCCTTTTATAACGAGGGCGATTGGACATTTCAATATGGTATAAGTGATACTTTTAAAAACCAATTGAACTCTTTTGAACTGTTTGATTATCAATCAAAGGCAAAAACCGCCAAAAACTTCAAAAAAGAATGTCCTGCTGATATTAATTTTAAATCCCTCGGAGAATGCGACAAAGGCCCGTTCTCAACCTATGTCAATACCTTTACAAACGACCACGACAACTGTGTCTAAAAATTGCAGCAGGCGAATATAAAAATTGATTGGATAATAATACTTTGATATTATTATAAGGCGCCATGTTTTATGTTGATGCGAATCCTGAAAACATTCTCAAGCTAAATATTGCAAGTCACAAAAAGCTCAATAATATTACAAAGGTTATTGTTGCAAAAATGAAGCTGAATTACGAATCATCACACGAAGACTATTTTAAATTGAAAAATATCGTTGCAATTTATGTAAATGAAGAGATTAAAACGATGCATATGCGCGATATTAATGAAATAATTAGTGATTACGGATTTGATAATGCCGTCCATTGTTATAAAAAAAATTATAGGATATTGGATAATATCACTGTGCGAATGCTTGTATATAATATTATCTGCAATATTTATATTCTTACGGTTGATATGGAAAAGAAGGAAGCTGTCCTCAAAATTCAGAGCTATATTGTTGCCGAAAAAAATAGAAAGAAATATATGAAAAAGGTCAATATAAAGCGCGAGAGTGATTACTTGATTGACAAAGTTAATAATGAGATTAAATGCGATGATGCGAAGCTAATATTGAACACGATAATTAATAAGTTTGTCCACAGAACTATGAAAGCTCTTGATAAAGCATAGTATTGCGATAATCTTCTATAAACATTCTAATAATTCTATATTTATCTATGGTTATTTTTTTGCCCATATCAGTATTTATGTTATTCATCAAGATATTCGTACGATTTTCTATGTTATCAATGATACTGCTTATATTACTCTGTTTATTTACAATCCCGTATGTGAAATATCTTGATATTCCTATTGCACCCAGAGAATCTATGCGATCTGCATCTCTTACGCAATTCAATTCTATAGATTTAGGTGAAGAAGGCGGTTTTGTCAATTCAAGAGACAAGCTTACATTACAAGCAATATCTATAATATTTTCTAATATACTTTTGTCATCTATTAGATTATCGAAGAAGCCCCTTAATACATTTTCTTGAGTGTCCTCATTATTATTGCTATATTTACTATCATTGATATCGTGCGTCAGCGCAGCCAATTGAATTATAAATATTTGTTTTTCATTTAGATTCTCTGATATTGCAAGAGTCGTAGCCATATTTTTAACTCTCATCGCATGCTCAAAACTATGCGAATCATCATACTTTTTCATATAATCCTTTGCAAAATCCTCGGTCAGAATAATAATTTCTTCATTACTCAAAGATATTCTCTCGGCAGATCCAGCAGATCCTGTAGTATCCATATTATATATCGCGCTTACATACATAATAGTATAAATGCTATCACTTTTTATTTATTTTTTAACCCTTTTTCCTTTTTCTCTTTTTCTAATTTACCCCATAAACTAATTTTTCCGTTTGCTGGTAAGTCTGATCTAAATATATCACGCGTTGTTAGTTCAGGATTAGTTGTTGAAACAGAGTTTTGATAAGGAAACGGATCCTGAACCACTCTATTCGATGCTTCTCTTGATGCTTCTCTTGCTGGTACTCTTGCTGGTACTCTTGCTGGTGCTCTTGATGTTTCTCTTGGTGCTCTTGCTGGTGCTCTTGCTGGTGCTCTTGATGTTTCTCTTGATGCTCTTGTTGATGCTCGTAATTTGCTAATTTCGGCATTTATGTTACCAATTTTTTTTCTAAGTAGGTCAGTAGTACCTACACCTATTTCACCTTTATTTAACTTATTAATATCATTAGTTAATGCACTAACAAGAGGCTCTAATTCTTCTTGCAACATCTTTATTTTTATTTCATTTTCAATATTTGTCGGGGCTGCTGGCGCTGCTGGCGCTGCTGGCGCTACCCTATTACTTCTACTACTACTAACTACGAATGATGATAAAGATCCCCCGCCGCCATTTTTTCGGGGGTTTGTAGAGGAGTCGTTTGTTATGTTGTATATGTATAGGGAAAAATTGAAAAATACAAGGGTTATTATGCTGATGCGTAAATAAAAATACCAGTCATATTTTATGTCATCATCTTTGCTATATACATCTTTCTTTTTCAATATAAAATATACTATAAATATTAAGAAAAGAGCTTCAAATAATAGGAAAATATAGAGATTAAAATTATGTTTGATACCAGTAATAATCATAGACATTAAGAATGTATTAAATATTCCGAGTATTAAACATATGTATGTTAGTAATTCATCATTGCCTATTAGCTTATCTAATGAATTATTCATCGGCAAACATCTATAATATATAAATATATTAATATATATTATCATATATGGATAATAAACTTGCGATTATTATTGATATTCGCGAGGACACCTTGTATAATGATATATTCGACAGAGATTTAGATATTTACAAGGATAAAATAGATATAACAAAGGAGCCCTTAGATATAGGAGATGTTCATATTAAATACAATGACATTCTATATATATTTGAAAGGAAAACAGTGAAAGATTTGATTTCTTCTATACATGATGGAAGATATAGAGAACAGAAGGCTCGTATGTTATCTATATATAATACAATTCAATTATCATATATTATAGAGGAGGATGATGTCATATCATCTAAGATATATTCAAATAAATCGGTGATCCAAGGAGCCTATATCAATACTATGTTTCGCGATAATATCAGGGTTTTATTCACAAAGAAGATTGGAGAAACTGCAACGCTTCTCTTGTCAATCGCCGTAAAAATAATAGAGAACCCTAAAAAGTTTATTTCAGTAAATGCAAGGGCAGAAAATGGAGCTGCGGAAACTTGCTACACTGATTATATTAAGCTTAAAAAAAAGAAAATAGATAATATAGACGAGGACACCTGCTATATTATGCAGTTATCACAGATTCCTCATATTTCAAATATAATAGCAAAGAATATTGCAAAGATATATCCCACGATGCCCTGTTTAATTACGAGTTTAATTCATAATGACAATAAAATTAAGGAGCTGTGCAAGATAGATGGCGTGGGCAAGGAGAAAGCCGCTACGATTGTTAAGTATTTATTTGGAGACAAACGAGAATAGCTTGTAATCGGCAATAATATCGCGAAATATCCTGATATTATTAATAATTTTCAGCTCCCCGATGTTTTGGCTATTGAATATATCGCTCAATATATTAGTTTCCATAGATGCCTCCTTTTCCTTATAATACACAAGGGCAGTATTATATTCTATAATAAACTTCTTATTATTCAGTGCAATAATATATTTATAATTTTTATCATAATTAATTACCTTATTTATAATATAGATTGCTTCGCGATTCTTGTCCTTACAATCATCTTTCTCATATTGCCATATTTTGCTCGTCCCATCACTAATATAGGCAGAAGACACAATAAGACCCGTCTTGATATTTTTAGTAATTTTAATATCTACCTTCAATGTCCCTGTCTCAACATTTTTATCAGTCTTTTTCAATTTCGCCTTCTCTGTCTTAATAATCTCGTTTCCCTTAGCAGTCTCAACTCTTTCTTCTTCGTTTGCTTTGTTTTCTCCGGATACTCCAGATACTCCAGATACAGTCTTTGTAGAGCGAGACTTTGTAGATTTTCTAATTTTTGGTTCTTTCGGCTCAGTTAATACATTGATATATTTGTCGAATAATAGCTCTTTGACAGCTAATAATTTTAGATTATCTAATCTGTTTTTTCGGCGTATCATATTCTGATACATCGGTTTAGTTTGTAAATCATTATCAACATTCTGCCAATACTCTTCATCCTTCTCATATCCCGGCAACTGTTCAATACACAGGGCATATAATTGCAGAATGGGTTTCATAATTTGATTTGTAATATAGTGGAGATAGTCTGGGGTCAAATTATTCTCCACGATATATTCAGGGTTTTCTATCCTATCACCCTGGAGAGAATTAGGGTTATTCGTTTTTATATATACAAATGGGATGCGTTCATTGACACACGGGCGATTTCCCGGGTCTCGCGCTCCTATTCTATCCGCCAAAACCTTATGAGCAATTTTAGAAGGGTCTTTGTAAGATGCTTTTATGCTCTTGGTAATAACGAGCTCCTGAATTGATGTTTTGCCTTCCACGAGATCCTTCAGTTCTTCATTGAGAAACTCTATAGAAGCCGCCAAATCCTGTTTTTTCAATATGATATCAATGACGCCTCCATATACTTTCTTGACAATATGCGCATTATCTCGCCTTTTCAATACAATACCCATAGATTTCTGTTTATAGCTATTAACATCCGTTTCATACAGGTTCCCGACATATCGCTTTTTACTTAGCAATATAAACGGATATAGCGATTTTTCATAATTCAATTTCTGCGGCTTAGGCATTATTTTCGCGATCTCCTTTTCTACTATTTTCCCCATCTTAATCGCATAGGGCAACGCGTCCTTCCCCAATACTATATTGCCCTCCTCGTCCTTCAAAGGAAACTTGCAGAAGATTGAATCGGTATCTCCATAAATAACATCGGCACCATAATTATCCTCGACAAACTTCTTGGCCAACATAATCATTTCTCTCCCGGTCGCCGTAGTACATGCAGCGATTTCTTTCAAATATATAGATGATGTCCTGGCGCCAATTTGGCCATATAGCGAGTTTGCCGTAATTTTATAGGCAATCTGTCGCGAATCTAATACATCCTGCTCAAAGCTATTATAGGTATCTTCAATGGATAAGACAGTATCCTTTTGAATATTGTAATTTTCTCCCGTATCAATATTCAGTATATTATAGACATCGCCTTTGTCCGTACAAAATCCCGTATATGTATTTTTACTATCCTTGATTGTCTTGTATTCTATTTTTTTCCTCGTATTTTTGCGCTCAATCAAAAGCATATCCAGGATATCTGCTATGATTCCCTTGCGCCCATCCTTGTATTGTACGAAGGTACATTCTTTCTCGCCTACTTTTTTCTTCTTATCTCCCTTTCCTTCATATATATCATAATATATATTCTTGTATTCTATATTAGGATCGGCGACCCTATATTTTTCGTCCATCAAATAGCAATCGTGAGACAGATTATTTGAAATCATAGACGAAGGATATAGAGAGCCGTAATCAAATACTACAATCGGGTCATTCAAATATATCGCTTCTTTCGGGTCTAAGACGACGGCGCCTTCGTAGCCATCTTCCATATCTATAACATCATTGTCATAAGATTTAATCGTAGGAATCAGCGAGTTCTTTTCCATACATTGTTTGGCGATTAGAGAGAAAATCTTGATGCCCTGTCCTCTGCGGAATAGGAAATTGAGAGGAACCAAGCATACATTGCCCATCCCAATATTATTCTCCATAATTTTTAATTTATGAATTAGTCGATTGACGAGACAGCAATCCTGAATACAATATCTGGCTATCTCGCATCTGTCCTTAGAATCGCCCTTAAACTTGGCGAATATTTCTTGCGGCTTCAAATCATTCTTATTATCTCCAAGAAATATTGAAGCGACATTGTCCAATTTATAACTATCCAATTTCTGTTCTCTTTGCATCACCTTGAGCAAATCAATTAATACGACACCGTCCATATCAATATATCTGAGGATATTATCTCCCATCGCCGAAGAAGATAATTTTTGTTCGACCAGAGAAGTTTTGCGGGTTATCAATCTCCCCCAGCCTATACTGTATTCTTCCAATATCCCGAGCTCCTTAGCTCTGTCCCATATATAGGGCATATCAAAACCGAATATATTATAGCCGACTACAATATCCGAGTTCAACTCATTCATCAGCTCTTTCCATTTTATCAACAATTCCTTTTCCGTATTACACGCGATAACATCGCAATCCTCAATGTTATCGCAAGTATCCAATGTAATGATATTTTTATAAACAATCTTATCTGAACCATATATATGTGTCGTGGTTCCTATTTGAATAATTTTGTCGCCTTCAAGAGGAACCAATAGCGTATCTAATATTTTCGCCAGCTTCGTCTCTTCTTCATTCAATTGGGCAATCGTCATATTTACATCATTATCTTCTTCTGCATCTCCGCCTTCTCCGTCTCCGCCTTCGCCACCATCTCCGCAACCTTCGCCATCAGTAGATTTAGCAACAGAAGCAGATATTTTATCCAGAATTGATATTATATCTTCCATTCTATCTGCGAGAAGCCCTGGAATACTATCAATATATTTGGGATGGAGCTTCTTCTTAGCATATACCTGATTGATTTTTAGGTCAATCGCGGCATCAATTATAATATCCTTTTTATATATGTTTTTTAACCAGCTAATTATAAAATCGCTCGTGTATTCGTATCCGGCTTTTGCGACCAAAGCCAAATCTTGCGCGACTTTGCTATAATTCTTTATGGCGACTGGGAAATCTCCGTGGCTACTGGAACATTCAATATCAAAAGAGGTTATAAGAATAGGTGCGATTTTATTGATATCAAGCGGAATAATATCCTTGCTATTTATGCTGATATTATAATTGCATCTGCACGAATCATCGCCATCTTGATATTTCTCAATTCTTACCCAACCGCAAGGTTTGATATTTTGAATATGAATATATTTAAGGAACGGATCAATATTGCTCTCGTACGCCTTAAATCCCTCTTTCTCAAGGGTCTTAAAATAATACTTGAGATTGTTATATAGTTTCAAGGATTTCACAGCTATTTTAATGAAGCGGAATAGCTTGTTGTTAGTGAATCCCCAAAAATCCTTCTTTTCTACCGTAGATATGTTAGAGAAATGCGATAACATATTGTTCGGGATAATTTTCTTTTCGTATTTATTACCCTTGAATTGCGCCATATATTTACCGTTCAATAGCTTGTCTTTGAATGTTGATACTTTAGCCTCAAACACATTAGCGCTAAGGCTTTCCCAAGATTCAGGCGGTTTAATGTAAAAGAAGGGCTTGAAGCAATTTACTACTGTTGAGATTGTAGCACCGTTATCACATACGCCGTATAAAATCATAGAATATGTTTCATCAAAATCCTTCTCCTTATTTCTATCATTCTCGGGGACATATATGTCAGTGATTTGAAACTCTACGGGGCTTTTGTTAAGAGGTTCGTAGTCTTTCCTTGGTTTATCCATATTAAATAGAGGTAATGGCAATTATTTAAATATAAATAATAGAAATCAATTTTTAATTTATTATAAGTAATAGAAGTATGGAAATAAACACAGAGGGGTTAATTATAATAATTGTAACAATAATAGGAATATATTATATTTATAATTATTATACTAATATTGGATTAATGAAAGTTACGAGCAAAATAGATCAGAAGGAATACACTGTGCAGATTAAAGACGATTCTCTTGAAGCCGCCAATTTAATCGCAAAAATACGAGAGAAGCTGGTAGTATTAATGGAACACTTGGAGAAATCCTTTTCTCTTAATGATGAGCGCGTCAGATTATTAAAGAAGAACTTTAGGCCTGACAGATTAAAAGAGGGCGTTGATACTCCTGGATATACGAGCTATTCTATAAACAAAGGCGAGCAGATTGTTCTATGTCTTAGAAGTAATGATAAGTTAGTTGATTTAAATACTATGCTTTTCGTAGTATTACACGAGTTCGCCCATTTATCAACAGAAAGCATAGGACATACCGAGGAGTTTTGGGATAATTTCAAATGGATCTTAGAAGAATCAATAAATATAGGCATATATACCAAACAAGAATTTAAAGTTAAAAATGTAGAATATTGCGGTATGACAATAACATCCTCGCCCTTAGAATAATCCTATGGGGGATGGGGGAGACCGCTGGGGGAGACCGCCCCCAACGCGGTTTTATTGTGAGGCTATTGTGGGGGGAACCCGCCCTATGGGGGAGACCGCCCCCAACGCGGTTTTATTGAGAGGCTATTATGGGGGAACCCGCCCTATGGGGGAGACCGCCCCCAACGCGGTTTTATTGAGAGGCTATTATGGGGGAACCCGCCCTATGGGGGAGACCGCCCCCAACGCGGGCTATTGAGATATTTGTAATACCATTATGATCTATTAAAAAGACACTGAATATTTCTAAAAATTGAAAATTAAAATTTGAGTACATCTTTCTGTTTTTTCAAAAATTTCAAAAGTTTTTTAGAAATTACAAAATAAATCAAGAGATGTACTCAAATTTAAAAATAAAAAAATATAGATATTCCAGTGTCTCTATAACTGCTATGTTAATCTAAGTATTTTTATAATAATTATTGAGAGGCTATTGAGAGGCTATTGTCAAGGTTATAGAAGAGGCTATTGAGAGGCTATTGAGATATTTGTAATACCATTATGATCTATTAAAAAGACACTGAATATTTCTAAAAATTGAAAATTAAAATTTGAGTACATCTTTCTGTTTTTTCAAAAATTTCAAAAGTTTTTAAGAAATTACAAAATAAATCAAGAGATGTACTCAAATTTAAAAATCAAAAAATATTGATATTCCAGCGTCTCTATAACTGCTATGTTAATCTAAGTATTTTTATAATAATTATTGAGAGGCTATTAAGAGGCTATTGAGAGGCTATTGTCAAGGTTATAGAAGAGGCTATTGAGAGGCTATTGTCAAGGTTATAGAAAAGGCTATTGAGAGGCTATTGAGAGGCTATTGAGAGGCTATTGAGATATTTGTAATACCATTATGATCTATTAAAAAGACACTGAATATTTCTAAAAATTGAAAATTAAAATTTGAGTACATCTTTCTGTTTTTTCAAAAATTTCAAAAGTTTTTTAGAAATTACAAAATAAATCAAGAGATGTACTCAAATTTAAAATTGAAAAAAATAATAATATTCCAGTGTCTCAATAACTGCTATGTTAATCTAAATATATTATAAACCTTTCAATAGCCTCTCGATAGCCCCACAATAGCCTTTCGATAGCCCCACAATAGCCCCACAATAGCCTCTCGATAGCCTCTCGATAGCCCGCGTTGGGGGCGGGTTCCCCCACAATAGCCTCTCGATAGCCTCCATATAAAACCGCGTTGGGGGCGGGTTCCCCCATTATAGCCCGCGTTGGGGGCGGGTTCCCCCAGCGGGTTCCCCCAGCGGGTTCCCCCATCCCCCATCCCTCATTATAAATATTATATAAGATAAATATATAATATCTATATTATAATGATGAATAATTTGGTAGTATATAATAAGGATAGTAATCAATTTGAGTTATTCTTATATACATTAGTTATATGTATGATGATAAGCAGGAAATATACGGAAACTATTACGAATAATATAATACGGAGAAAAATAAATCAATATACGAATTGGAACCTCTATTCAATATTTTTCAATCATATATTGATTAACTATTTTAATATTAATAATCTCTTGATATCCAAGTTCATAGCTAACAATTCTTTAAATATATTTATATTATTTCACTCATTTATAATATATGATAGTCGCATATTATTTCAAGCCTTAGATAATTCTCCGTCCATCCTCAATAAGTTTATTAAGTGTGTTTCTGAAAAGCGTCTATTACAGACGGAATATATAATATGTAATATAATATTTCATGTATTGCCTGTGTATTTTTATAAGGATACTTTGATATATTATAAATCCTACGATGATACCAAGAATATGTATTTATATACTATGATATTTAAGTTTATGTGGTCGCTTAATATATTCGGCGACTTCAATTTTATGTCTATTTATATACCATCATTTAATTTCTCAAATATTAAACTGGTAAATTTCATAATCTTCTGGGATTATATCTTAGATAATGCGATTATGAATATGTCTTTGTAGGATACGGATGCGGATGTGGATATGGAGATATAAAGCTATTATTAATAATATTATTATATACTATGATACCTAAAACGATACATCAAACTTGGAGCGATGACCCAGTGCCTCCAATAATTAATTATATACGCGAGGAGAACGCGAAATTATTGAAATCGCGAGGATACGAAATAATATTATGGACGGACAATATGATATTAAAATTGATAAACGAACACTATCCCGATTTTTATAAAATATATAATTCGGCACGAACTGGAGTACAGCGCGGGGATATTGCGCGAATCATCTTAGTATATCATTATGGTGGAATATATATTGATTTAGATATATTAGTATTGCGAGATTTCGCTGAGCTCCTTGATATGACAAGAGAAACCTTTTATGTAAGCTATGAGCCCGCCGAACAAACTAAATTGATATACAATAGCGATAGATATATCTGCAATGCATTCTTTGCTGCTAATAAAAACAATGCTTTCTTGCACAAACTTTTGCGCAATATTCCCGAATATATAAATAGACACGGATACGATTTATTTAATAAGTTTGATATATTCGGCGGATTTTATATTTTAACTAACATAAATAATTACGATAAGGAATCGAGAGAACGAGATGTTTTCATAATAGAGGATAGAGAGTTGATATATCCTATTAATGATTTGAAGCTCGAGGGTATTCCCTCAGCAGCAAATGATTGGGCGGCTGTAAAAAGCGGCAAATATCCTTCAAAACCCATCATGGTTCATTATTGGATACATGGGGATTTTGAATCTAAAAAGCTTCTCAAAATGTTCAAGGCAGATAGCACATATAGTATCCACGAAAATATGTATATATTTTTTAAAATATTATACCCGAATGTAGAAAAAAATTGATAATATCTCTCTTAATATTAAGGTTGTGTATATGCTATTAATAATCTTGTTATTATTGTTTCAAATGAGTTATGTGCGTACTTTTGCTAATATTCAGCATAAAATTCAGCATAAAATGCATCACTCAAATATAATCAAAGATACAATATTAAATGATCCTAAAATGCCTATGATATATACTAATAAATACCTTAAAAAGTGTATTATCAATGGAATCGCAGAAGATGCTCGCGGTACTGAAGGCACTGAAGGCGGAACAAGCATATCTAAAAATATTGCGCGTGGCGTGGCGAAAAGCAATTATAACAGACAGTTTATATCGGCAGAACACATATATCCGCAATGTTTATTGGATGGTAAGCAATCCAATGATATGCATAATATCATTAAGACGCTTAATACACTAAATGCAAATAGATCCAATTATAAATTTCACGAAGATTATGATATAAAGAGCAAGCATTGGGTTGAATTAGAATGTAATAATTATGTAAATCACAAGGATAAGGTTTTTGTGCCGAATAATGATTCGCGAGGATTTATATCAAGAGCCATTCTATATATGTACAAGGAATACAATTGTAATCCGAAAAAAATAATAGATATCGAGATATTAAAGAAGTGGTATTATAACTTTTCGCCAACAATTGACGAGCGATATCACAATGATATTATTAAACGATTGCAAAATAAAAATAATATATTCATATCAAATTACAATAAAAAGAACAAGGGCATTAAAAAAATCCTTGATTCCCTATGACAAAAGCCTCATTTTATTGATGCATTTAATTAATTGATTGATTGGATTAGGATATAATAAAAAATGATATAGATAGATATTATCTTATTTTTATAATGAATCTTTTAAATGAAGAGCAAATATATGCAGTAACCAGTGTTATGGAAGGGCACAATATTTTATTAACGGGATCCGCGGGAACTGGGAAATCTTATACTATTAAATATATCATAGAGTATTTGAATAATGCAAATAAGAACTTTGCTATTACGGCATCTACGGGGACTGCCGCAGTTATGATTGGTGGCCAGACATTACATTCGTTTTTAGGACTCGGTTTGGGAACAGGGAGTATCAAGGATATACTCGGCAATATTCTTAAAAACAAGAAAAAGCACGAGAATATATTGAAGCTCGATGTGCTGATTATTGATGAGATATCTATGATTGATAAGGATTTATTTGAAAAAATATCTGAAGTCTTGAGTATCATTAAATCCACTGAAGCGTGCTTTGGTAATATTCAGTTAATTTTAGTAGGCGACTTTTGTCAATTGGCGCCCGTTAAAGGCAGATATTGTTTCTTGTCGGATATATGGAATAAAATAAATATAAAGATAGTTTTGCTCGAAAAGTTAATAAGACAGGACGAAGACCAGCTATTTCAAAAGATTTTGAAAATTGTCAGAAAAGGCAAATGTACCGATAATATCATAAAGGTTTTAGATAGATTAAGAGATACCGAGTTTGAGAATGGTATTATTCCTACGAAATTGTATCCTGTAAATGTTAATGTTGATAAAATCAATAATATTGAGATAGAGAAGCTTAAAGCGCAAGGGAATATATCTAAGACATATGCTTCTATCGCCAGCTGTGATAAGGAAAAGGAGGGCGAAAAGTTTTCTATTGAACTTACATTAAACGCCCAAGTTATTATTATTAGAAATATAAGCATCGAGGAATCTCTTGTAAATGGAACGAGGGGTGTTGTTAAACATCTCGGTCCCGATTATGTAGTTATTAATGATATCAATGGTAATATTCATACCATTAAATATTTCACGGACACATTTAATAACAAGGTTTCGGCAAAAAGCTCTTATATCATACATATGCCTATTAGAATATGCTATGCGCTCTCTATCCATAAATCTCAAGGTATGACAATAGATGCCCTCGAATTAGATTTGGGATCCAATATATTTACTTGTGGCCAATCATATACTGCATTATCACGAGCAAAAAAACTGAGCTCTATAAAAATCATAGATGTTGATAAGAACTCCTTTAGAACTAATATAGATGTTAAAAACTTTTATAAGAGTTGTAATACTCTCAATAAATAATCTTAATAATTATTAGATATATAAAAATGAAAGAGGCTTTTGTTTCACAAGAGGAAAATGATGATATTGTAAAGGAGGTATTTATAATATTTGGTTATTCTGTAGCGAGTATAATTATAGTTGTAGCATTAGCGTGGGGATATTATAATAATTTGAATCTATTTATAGCAGTCTATTCGCTTATAATCATTTTATATAATGTTATGATAATATCTATCGTTGTAATGAATAAAAATATTTATGATTCATCCAGCTATACTATAATATTTGGAACTACCATATTCTCTATATTTTTAACTTTCTTCGTAGGAGTATTCTTCATATATAAATATTTTATGCTTCCAACAAAGGCTACTGGTTCATCTGTCGCATCTGTCGCACAAGATGTAAATTATTCATATAAATATTAAAAATATCATACATATCATACATATCCTGCATATCATACATATCATACATATCCTGCATATCATACATATCATACATATCCTGCATATGATATTATATATAATATAATAAATAGCAATACGGTTTTGATATAGGCATCGAGGGGTAATATATTTTCTTGTAAATATTCTGGTATCCTATCGTATATGTTATTAATTATTCCACTAAAATATATCAGAAATACTATAATAACTATTATGAGATTCTTCTTAATCAACTCAATATCCATATATAGCATATAATCATTTTTATTCATTTGAGCATATGGCGAATAAGCAGTCTGTTGCTGTTGTGAGAGATAAGGCGGCTGTTGAGAATGCGATGGAGGATAAGGAGGCTGCGAATGCTGTGAATGCTGTGAAGGATGCGGATGCTGCGAATGCTGCGAAGGATGCGAATGCGGATGTTGGGGATAAGGAGGCTGCGAATGCTGCGAATGCTGTGAATGCGGTGGAGGATACGAGGGATTGGATTGATTGCCGTTGGACATATCTTGTATTATAAGAGGTGGCGTATTTAAGCTCATATCTTTATTATTTTTAGATATTAATAATTCGTCTCTGAATTCATTTAAAACATCTTGTACCACGGGATCATTTATATCATTATGTTCATTATTAGTACTCATTGATATACTAAGTTTAATAACCTAATATTATATTATATTTAGATATTGAATATAATTACGCGATAATTTTATATTTTGTATAGTATAATGTTGTTAAATCCAAGCTATTTATTAGAATTATTGAATACTAATAATATAAAAATAAACAAATGCATTCATATAGGTGCTCATAAATGCGAAGAATTGCCTATATATATTACAATGGGCTTCGCGAAGGATGATATAATATGGATAGAGGGAAATGATGATATGGTTGCGGTTGCTAAGAATAATAATATAGCCGTCCATAACTATATAATAACTGATAAAGATTATAGCGAGGTTATATTATACAAGGCGAATGATACAGCTTCATCAAGTATTTTAGATATGAAAAGGCATGTTGAAGTTTATCCTGATATATCATATGCTAATAGTATAAAATCCAAAAGTATAACCATAGATACTTTTTTTGATATTAAAGGTATTAGGTCTGACGAATATAACTTTTTGAATATAGCTATTCAAGGAGCCGAGCTAATTGCATTACGGGGCGCTACAAATTATTTGAAATATGCAAAAGCCATATATATAAAAATACACGAAATAGAATTGTATAAAAATTGCCCGGGTGTAAAAGATATAGATGATTTTTTGAGAGACTATAATTTTATAAGAGTTATAACAATAATGACAGAAAAGGGTTGGGGCGATGCGCTATATATTATTTCTTCTTAGCACCGACGCATTTTCCAGTTTCTTGATTTCTTACTTGGCCGTCCTTGCACACATTGACACATCTCTTTGTTACAGGATTTATTTCTTTACCATCCGGACATTCCTTCTCTTTAGCCGCCTTAAGCCCCTTCTTAGGTTCAGCCTTAGGTTCCGCTTTAGGTTCCTTCTTAGGTTCAACCTTAGGTTTTTTGGCTGAAGCTACGCATTTACCTGTTTCAGGGTTTCTTACTTGGCCGTCCTTACACACATTAACACATCTCTTTGTTACCGGATTTATTTCTTTGCCTTCAGGACATTCTTTTTCATCCGGTTTTGCTACGACAGGCTTGGTAGGCTTAACAGGCTTAACAGGCTTAGCTGGCTTAGCTGGCTTAGCTGGCTTGACAGGTATCATATGGTCTTTTTTGTTATTTATAGGGGCGATGGGTTTAGCCTGTGGATGCTGTGGATCCTGTGGAGCATATGGTATGTCAAAATCTTCGCGATTGTTTGATAGTCTTATATTTTCGTATGTGTAAATATCAGGGATATTGAAGACAGCCTCTTCATCTTCGTATTTACATTCTAAGTATTTGCGAATTGCCCCCTTAGTCTTTTCTTTCACAATGTCTTTCATTAATTCCTTTTTATCAGATAGGTAGTTTTCATAGCTGATACGATAAGCCTTCCTTTTGTTATCATAGAGCTGTTCATATATGCTCTTCTTCTCTCTTTTTAATTCTTCGCGTTTATCAAAAATATCTAAGTATAGTTTAATATCCTTTTTCAAATTATTTATTTCGCTCGCGTTATTAGTATTATTATTGGCGATATTTAATATTTTTTTTTCAATATTTCTTAATATATCCATTTAATAATATTGAGGATAAAAATAATTAAGGCAATATAATATCTTCAAACATTCCCCTGTAAAATGTTTGGAGGCTTTCTTCAGGTTTCATTTGTTCTTCATAGGTACTTCTCGGTATATATTTGACTATTATTTTTTCCTTACCACAAGTAAGTTTTTTATCATAATAGCCTTGAACTATTAGTATAGCTCCTATAAAAAGTAAAAATATAGCAATCGCTTTCATTCTTAATAATATAATATAGATTATTTTTCAACATTTCTTTCAGTCCAAACATCAGTCTTTTCAATCTCCTCTTTAACCTCATCCAATCTGACGATACTTCCATATTCGTTTTCATTGCTCGCCTCTACATTATCGCCAGCTACGCCGGCAGCTCCAGCAGCGCCAGCAGCGCCAGCGGACTCTACAGGAGCTGCATTTGAAGCAAGCGTTTGCTTCCTGTTTTCAAAGACAATATCGCGACTGTCCATATTCTTCTTATACTCTTTCATCAGAGTGTTGAGCTGCGTCTCGGAGTATTCTTGATTATCAAGAGACTCCGGGTTAGGAGACCAAGGGCACCAGCAGCCTACTTGTGCGATATAGATATTAAACTTGTTATCTATCTTCTTCAAAAACTCACTGCGGACTTTTGCCTCTTCAATAGTATCAAAGGTACCGCGAACTTTGATGCCGCGCATAGAAGTAATAAAGTTATTATCTTTATGATAAGCAGCTTCGAGCGTGTCGTTATTAACCGATTTATAAAACGCGAGCTGTTCGTTCATTTCCTTAGGCTCAAAGATATATGAGTGATTGTCGGCAATCGTGTCAACCATATCCTTTTGCTCGGGATTCTTTTCCTTGATGCCTTCAAGAAGCTTCTTCATATCTTCGGAAAACTTCTCAATAAACTTGGTAAAAATGTACGCTTCTTTATTGACAATAACATCTTCAGGGCTCAAAAAAGACAATAGCACAAAGTTTTGGCCACGGATAGGCTTATCCTCATCCAAATAATCTACCTCTTTTGTTGATACCATCGCGCTGTTTTCTACTGCCGTCATTTTATACTACTGTTTCTATCTTATATTATAAATATATATTTATAATCTTATATATATTTTCATAATTACAAATAAAATGTTTCATAATAATAAATGTCAATAAAAAAATACGATGATTTCAACATACTATTATACAAAGTTCTAAAAATAATTATTCAGGCTCTAATAATAGCGTTTGTAGCATTGCTAATACAGGACAATAAGTTTAATGTTGCTAAACTATTTACTCTTACGATACTAATAGCTCTGACAATATACATATTAGAACTATTATCAAACCGATTTACTATAGCCACTCAAACCGCGAGCAATATAGGATTGCAAAAATCCAACGCCTTTATGTTATTATGATAGGCTCCCTTGGGGCAACCTCCCTGACTTCTTCCCTAAAATTATTTCCCTATAATTATTTTTATTATTTATGCAAATGCAATTGAATACAATTCATATCATAATAAATATCATTAGGAACATAAAACAATATCTCACCAAATGCTCTCAACAATATAACAGATAAGATCATAGACTGTAAAACTATAAAGCTATCCTCGTATGATATAATATATCTCGTCAAATAGTTCATAGTTATTACTAATATTACTGAGATTATTAGATAGCACTCAATCATTTTTTACACATATGAAAAATATCAAATAAATATAAAATGTCTCAATGATCTTTCGGTAGGCTATTCAAACGACTTCTGTAATATCTAAAAAGAGAAAGCTAAAGCAACCAGATTTCTATAAAATTTGAAAATGAAAAAAATAATAATATTCCAGCTTCTCAAGGACTGCTATGATAATATCTCTATATTTATTATAATAATCACTAGACTATCGTAGGACTATCGTGGTATGCTGGTCTGCTGGTCTGCTGGTCTGCTGGAATATTTGCGATATTTTAAATGTTTCTTAGCAGTTGTGGTATGCGGATTATAACGATGGTATGATTTCATAGTTTAAATCGACACATATCTTTTTCCATATCTGATCCTGAACATAGAGCTTTTCTCTGCTTTTCAATAATGGAAAATATTTGAGGTATTCGTTGAGCCCGAGTATCTGAAAGAACTTATAGAGAACATAGCTATATGACAAAAAATTCTTTCTATCTTTCGGACAATGTTTCAAGAAAGGCGCTTGGATGCTTCTAAACATATTACATAGCTTATCCTCCAATTCGGGACTGAATTGCGGCGTAGGTATTCCGTTGATTCTATTTATAATATAATTGATATGCTCGTAATACTTGTTTATTCTCAATCTTTTAAGAATATCCCTCATTTTTAAATAGGTTATTTTTTTCAAGTCAGTTATCTTCTCTTTCTTAATTTCCGTCAAAATCTTTTCAAATATTTCGTCGGGTATATCCGTACTCTCCTTGCCCTGAACCTGATTGCACCACTCCCTAAAATGATTAATCCTCTTATAACAAAAATGCGATGTATCCTTCGTATTCTGTTTTAATATCGGTCTATTTTGCTCTACCAAGAGAAGCTCCTGATATCCGCAAATACTACATACAATTATAGCATCGTGCTGGAGACAAGTCATGCTATTTTTGCAAACCTTGCATATCTCTATGTTTTCGTCCTCAACTGTTCTGACATATCTATTGTTTATTATAGCCATATATTTATCAACCAAGGTACTCTTGTCATATATCTTGCTACTATCATTATCATTAATTTCCCCCTTAGTTTTATTGGCCTCCGTTTTATCGCTATCCGCGCCTTTATTATCTGTTATTACCTTCTTATTATCTATGTTATTAAGAGCCTCTAATACATTGATCGTATTAGTATTTATGCTCATATTTCGCTTTTTTTTGGATTCCTTCTTGTATATCTTCGGTTTATTGCAGGACTCCTTAATAAAGTTGATATTCTGATTAATATCTGATTGCTTATTAACGGTATCGTAATATTGAAATAGTATATCGCTCGTATTCTTGTAATACTCTATTTCATCTAAATTATTGAGTTCATTCAATTTACTTTTAATATCTATTATCTGTTCGTTCAACTCTATATTACTAAACCAAAGCCGGCTATTAAGTTCTTTATCGGCCGTATTATTTATACTTTTTAATATCTCCATTTTCTTTTCTTCGCAATAACTAAGTTTTTCAAGATAGTATATCTTTTCCTTATCGCTCTTCTCAAAATCCTTAATCATGTTATTATGCATTGCGTCCAAAGTAACAGTTTCATTTATATCTGTTGTTATTTTTTTTTTAGATGACTTCTCTTTAAACATCATTATATTTGAATTATAAATATTAAGGTTTATATAATAAAAATTATTTTTGTGTCATATAATCTATATTTTTTTCTCCTCTAATAGTATAAAGAATATAGCGTAAATGGGTGGTGGTCTTCTTCAATTAGTAGCTTATGGTGCACAGGATGTTTATTTAACTGGTAATCCGCAAATTACCTTTTTCAAAGTAGTTTATCGTCGTCATACTAACTTTGCTATTGAAGCTATCCAGCAAACTTTCAACGGTAATGCCGGCTACGGTAATACTGTAACCTGCCAAATATCGCGCAATGGTGATTTAATAAATCGTATGTATTTACAAGTTGATGTCCCTAAAAAGAAAAGTCTCACTACCGCAACTACCAGCACATACCAAAATTATCTCGGGTTACGCTTAATAAAATCCGTTGTTATTGAAATTGGTGGCCAACAAATAGATAAGCACTATTCTGATTGGCTTTACATCTGGAACGAATTATCTCTTCCTATGGGCAAACGCTATGCCTATGATACTATGGTTGGTGCCGACAAAGATATATTAAATGGCGTTCCTGGTACCGCCGACACAACCCTATATATCCCCTTCGAGTTCTGGTTTTGCCGCAATGTAGGTCTCGCGCTTCCTTTAATCGCTCTTCAATATCACGAAGTCAAAGTAAAAATAGATTTTGAAACTAAGGCCAACTGCATAGCTAAGGGCACGGGTACCTTGACCGCTGCCGGTTCATTAGACGATTTTGAAGCTATTAAAAATATCTCTTTATGGGCTGATTACATCTTCTTAGATACCGATGAACGCCGAAGATTCGCTCAATTATCCCATGAATATTTAATAGAGCAGCTACAATTCACTGGTACCGAACCCCTCGTTAGCGGTACCAACCGAATCAAGCTAAATTTCAATCACCCTTGCAAAGAACTCGTGTGGGTCGCAAAAACAACCCCTACCACCAATATAACCAGATGGTATGATTACACCAATAAGGATGGCGCCGACGGTATGACATCATACAGTGTAGCAGATGGCGGTGATGCAATTGCGGGAGGACAGCTTACATCCAATTTCCTTGTTATATCCGATATCAAGCCTTCGCAAAATGTCAATCCTTTCGCGAATGCCATCCTTCAATTAAACGGCAATGATCGTTTTGCGGTTAGAGAAGGCGACTATTTCAATTATGTTCAGCCCTTCCAGCATCACACCAATGTTCCCGTACACAATTCTATCAATGTGTATTCATTCGCCCTAAAACCCGAAGATCACCAACCGAGCGGCACTCTCAATATGTCTCGTATTGACACTGCAACTTTGATGGTTAATGCTAATCCTTCTGTTTCGGGCGTGGTGTATCAAGGCATCAATATATACGCGGTCAATTACAACGTCCTTCGTATATTATCTGGTATGGGCGGCCTTGCTTATTCCAATTAAAAATATAATAAATATATTAAATATAATAAATATATCAGCTATTATAAAAAATATAAAAGAGTCGTGTTATATAATTTCCTTTTTTTTTTCTCCTCTAATAGTATAAAGAATATAGCGTAAATGGGTGGTGGTCTTCTTCAATTAGTAGCTTATGGTGCACAGGATGTTTATTTAACCGGTAATCCGCAAATTACCTTTTTCAAAGTAGTTTATCGTCGTCATACTAACTTTGCTATTGAAGCTATCCAACAAACTTTTAACGGAACTCCCAATTTTGGTAATCGCGTAACCTGCCAAATATCTCGTAACGGCGATTTAATACATCGCATGTATTTATCTGTTGTTAATTATTATTCGGGTGAAGAAGTATGCCCTTATTTCGGCCTCCGTTTAATAAACTATGTAGAAATTGAAATAGGTGGTCAAAAGATAGACAAGCATTATTCTCACTGGATGTATGTATGGAATGAACTCTCGCTTCCCGCATCAAAGAAAGAAGCCTATAAAAAGATGGTAGGCGCTAATGATAAGCTTGCGACATTAGGAACTGATGCTGATACCGGAGCGAACCTCTATATTCCCTTAGAGTTCTGGTTCTGCCGCAATGTTGGCTTAGCCCTTCCTTTAATCGCTCTACAATATCACGAAGTTAAAATAAACATCTTATTTGAAACTAAAGAGAATTGCAAAGGTTCTACCGCTGAGATTCTCTCCCTTCCCTCGGTTTCATTATGGGTTGATTACATCTTCTTAGATACCGATGAACGCAGAAGATTTGCTCAATTATCCCACGAATATTTAATAGAGCAGCTACAATTCACTGGTACCGAAAGTGTATCATCTGCTTCCTCTATTAAACCGAAATTATCTTTCAATCACCCTTGCAAAGAGTTAGTATGGTTCTGTTCTTCCGATCACACCGCAACCGCTACTGCAAAGGATGTAATGAATAATAACTGGATCAATTATTCAACCACTGCTAATACTAAATATGATAATTCAGCTACTTCGGAATTATATGTTCCTACCAGCGCAATTACTTCAACCAATCCCATAAAATCCGCCAAACTCGTATTAAACGGCAATGATCGCTTTTCTGCAAGAGCGGGTTCTTATTTCAATTTAATACAGCCTTATCAGCATCACGAAAATATTCCCTCCAACCCCGGTATCAATGTTTATTCGTTCGCCCTAAAACCCGAGGAGCACCAACCAAGCGGCACTCTCAATATGTCTCGTATTGATACCGCCGTTCTCAATTTAGATATTAACCAACTTGGTAGCTACGCTAATGCTAACATTTCAAAGAATCTTCATGTCTATGCCGTGAATTATAATGTTCTCCGTATATTATCTGGTATGGGCGGCCTTGCTTATTCCAATTAAATTATATTATATGTTTATTTATATATGTTGTTAAATTGCTATAATGTTTCTTTTTTTTTTCTCCTCTAATAGTATAAAGAATATAGCGTAAATGGGTGGTGGTCTTCTTCAATTAGTAGCTTATGGTGCACAGGATGTTTATTTAACCGGTAATCCTCAAATTACCTTTTTCAAAGTAGTTTATCGTCGTCATACTAACTTTGCTATTGAAGCTATCCAACAAACCGCTTCGGGAAGTAATTCGCTCGGCTCTCGCGCCACCTATCAAATTACTCGCAACGGTGATTTAATACACAGAGTGTATTTCTACGGAAAATTAAAAAATACTCACGGTACCAAAAAAATAGCGTTAGTTCCCAATGTTGGCCAAAAGTTATTGAAAACCGTAGAATTAGAAATTGGCGGACAACGCATAGATAAACATTATTCGGAATGGCTTTACATCTGGAATGAACTTTCGCTACCTTACGGCAAGCGCGAAGGCTACTATAAAATGATTGGCGCCAACAAGGAGAACTGCTGTACTCTATTATCTCCGGGATTATCGTACGAATTATATGTCCCCTTAGAGTTCTGGTTCTGCCGCAATGTAGGCTTAGCTCTCCCTCTAATCGCCCTTCAATATCACGAAGTCAAAATTAACATAGAATACGAATCTGTCACCAATCTTTGCGATGTAAGCTCCAAAAATTATTGCGCCGAAAATGATAAACTCGGAGGCGAAACAAACAATAACTATTCTAATACTGATCTGACCCTCGATGAGCCTACTTTATGGGTTGATTACATCTTCTTAGATACCGATGAACGCCGAAGATTCGCTCAATTATCCCACGAATATTTAATAGAACAGCTGCAATTCACCGGCACCGACACTATAACTACTTCCGGCTCAAATCCCGATTCTATGAAGAGCTTACGCATGAACTTCAATCATCCCTGCAAAGAACTTGTATGGGCTATCAGAAGTTCCGCTTCTAACGATGTATATTGGAATAACTTTTCAACCGCAGATCCTGATACTGCTATTGGAAGCAACACTAACAATAACTATGTCATATCTAAAAACCCTGTAATGCAGGCAAAAATAATGCTTAACGGCAATGATCGCTTCGCCACCAGACAAGGCGAATATTTCTCGTTAGTCCAACCCTACCAACACCACGAAAATACTCCTGATATGTACCACAAGGGCATCAATGTTTATTCATTCGCCCTAAAACCCGAAGAACACCAGCCGAGTGGCACCCTCAATATGTCCCGTATTGACACTGCCGTCCTATCTCTATCCTCCAGAATTGCCGGCACTATCCATGTCTTCGCGGTCAATTACAATGTTCTCAGAATATTATCCGGTATGGGCGGCCTTGCTTATTCAAATTAAATATAATATCCGAAGCCATCGTTCAATATTTTTATTTTTCAATTTATAATTATTATTAAAAGATAATATGATATTATATAAACATTTTGATACATATAATGCATTCCTTTCAATGTTAAATCCAGAATTTATTTTGTTTTTTTCATTAAAATAGTATGTTATCATATCCTCCAAATAAGGCAAGCAATCTGCATTCATTCGCCCCTTATATTTCGCGATATTTGTGTTATTATCAATGTTTCCGAGATTCCCGAGTCTATTTCTGATAACACTTTCAAATCTATATTTTTTTATTATATAGTTTTTCAACATTTCGCAATTATATTTATTTCTCTTATCATACACAATATGCCTGAGATTTGTAGCTCTTTTAACTAAGGCATTTGAAAATTTGTTAATCTCGCTCAGCTTCTTGAGATCTCTATACCCGTCTAAAAACCTCACAATATTCACAAAATAATCCTTGTCTGTAAAGTCTTTCGCGCGACTCATATTATTTAATATGACTACACCATCATCCATTACATCAATTTTTATAATAATACAATAAAATGAAAAAAATAAATAATATATATCATAAAACCTATCTAATATAATCTTCTTCGTCATCGTCGTCATTAATCGTCATTAATAATGATATCTTCAAGATATGGCGCGAGAATCTCGTTGACGATAAACTCTGGTTTGAATTCGTCGTAATTCATAAAGATTTTGAGGAGTTGCTCAGAGAATCCTGATACAATAGCTGTCCCTTCAGTATCGCAATTAACCGGGAAAACCTCGTTGCTATCTGAATTGAGATTCCAGAATATAAACTTGGGAGCCTTGTAATTATTAGCTTCATAGAGTTTAACAATGCTTTTATATACAGTATCAAGAGCATTTGTATTATCTCTATTGTTTCTATAATCTCTTTCAAAATTGCCTGTAATAGTATTATTAAACTGCATATCAGTAAATACAAATAGCTTTTTGGGCATTTTATCTTGAGGAACCTTGTATTTAATGGCGTAGTTAATAATCTCCTCGTTACATCTTAGAAAATCTGTACTAAATCCATAATCAACTCCCATAATATTCTTAATGCACTCGTGAAGCGAAGGAATATTATTAGATACACTCGAAGAGCCTGCTACGCCTGTGCCGCCTGCTCCGCTCGCGTCACCATTTTCAATTTTTGGCTTTTCGGCTGTATTCGCGGTAATCAAATCTACAAGCTGAGGATTTTCGCTAAATGTAATAATCTTGTTAGCAAAATCTCCCTTACAGCACAGAGCCGTGATAATACCAAGGGCGACTGCTACTTGTGCCGGAATACTTCCATTTTTCGCATTAAACATAGAGCCTGATACATCAACGATAGAAATCGCGTTATCAAAATTTCCCGATTTTCTAACATTCTCTACAATTGCTTTCCATTGCATCTCAGTAGTCTGACACACTTCGCCTTTGTTGAACTTTTCCAAATCCTTAATATACACTCCAGCCAATTCGTGAGGAAGAATACCCGTAACATTGATTTTCTTAACACTTGCGGCAACATCTCCCAAATATTTTTTATACCTTTCTTCATCGTGTTTAATAAACGCATTTTTCAATTTATTAGAGGCAACGCCTGGGATATTTTCGTACTTAATCGCACCCCATTTATTATCACACATCTTAGATTCCACGATATCTATCTGCTTTCTCAAAGGAACAAGATATTGCTTCCTATACTTTGACATCTTATATGTATCTTTGCACCCATAGATAACTGAAGCAACTTTCTTGGCGAACTGTCTCTGTCTATCATTCCTATCATTCTCACTAGGCGCCCACTTAGCACACAGAGATACCGGTTTATTATTATCCAAGTTAATCTTATCTTCAATCAATTTCTGAGCAATAATATTCATTTCAATCTTATGGTCAATGTTTTTCAAATTATAGCTGATAAATTGCAGATCCTTCCAACGACCATATTTCTCAACATATAGCTTGATATTGCACATATAGGTTTCAAACTTATTTTTGCGCAGCCAAAGCATAGCCTCGTTAGCTACATTTTTCTCCTTTTTTCCGTTCAGTCTATCGCGGCCATTGAAGATAATCGCAACAGTTTTTTTTGGATCTTCCTTCCAGCATTTTTCAAGATGATCATAGCTATCGCTGATACTCAAATCTCTCATAAATAGCATAAAATAATCTACGATAGCACTTCCCGTACTTTTAAAAGCATTTCCTCCATTAGCCGTTTTACTAATAGGGTTGCTATCATAGCGATTACCATAATTGTCATAATCATCGCAGTCCTCGCAGTCCTCGCGGTCCTCACAGTCCTCGCGGTCTTCACTGTCTTCATTATCATAGAGTACTGCAATATCAGCGACTTGAATAGGGATTTCCATTGTGTTAATGTAGGGGTTGTTATTATATAATGCTAAACATTTATATCAATTTTTACATAAATATTATAAATATCGTAAAAAAAATAATGTAGAATAATATTGTTTCCTTAGGCTTTAGACGGACGCTGCGAGTTTGCTTGCTGAAGGAGGGAAATGATGGGAGATAAGCTTTTGTAGGATGAAATAGTTGATGTCCTCCTTATCGCCTACATTTAGGATTTTCTTAAGCTTGTCATCGGGTAGAATAAAGCGCTTGTTCTCGGGCTTGTTTAGATTGTGCTCCTTTACATAAGAGTTGATGAAGCGGGTAATATCAGTGCGAGATTTCTCAGTTCCATGGGGAACACCGATGAAATCGCAAAGCTCATCGGAGATTTTGTTGGGTTTGGCAAAACCGGAAGGCGAGTTTTTAGCATTCTGGCGCTTCTTCTGAGCCTTCTCTATGATTTTTTGCTGTTTCTCATAATCCTTGCTTAGCACCTTAAGGAGATTTTGAACTTCCTTAAAGCTTGCAAACAGATTATTTACCTTCTCGATAATTACTGAAACGGCATTATCCTTTACGGGGGCAACTTCGGCACCCGAAGCATCACCTGGGACAACAGAATCCTCGGTCTTTGCAGGAGTAAGAGACACGGGGGTAACAGCCGCAGCCGCAGCAGTCGCAGCAGTCGCAGCAGTCGCAGCAGTCGCAGCCGCAGTTTTAGTTGCAGGCAATTTAGCAGCTACCGGTAGCTTTTTAGGAGCTTTTGAATCGGTAGTAGGTTGAGGAGCTTGAGCTTGAGGAGGTACAGGAGTCGCTTTTTTCGTTGCCATTATATATTCAGTTTATGAATACATATATAATTATATGTTTATATCATTTTTCAACATCATAATTATAATTTATTTACAATAAATAAACATATGAAAATAAAAAGGGTCGGAACCTATATTACAGGGTTTAAATATTATAAATATAGATCCGGCAAGCCTGACAAGCACGGCAAGCCTGACAAGCCTGACAAGCACGGCAAGCCTGACAAGCACGGCAAGCACGGCAAGCCTGACAAGCACGGCAAGCCTGACAAGCCTGACAAGCCTGACAAGGAAGAGAAGGCGGATATAGGGAGCGAGATAACAGATGAGGATACTATAAACAAAATTAAAAAGTTCAAAATACCCCCTTCATATGATAATGTAGTAATATTAAATAATAAGAAAATATTAGCATACGGATATGATAGCAAGGGTAGAAAGCAGGTTATATATAATTCAAAGCATATTGAAAAGCAGAATGAACAAAAATACGAGAAAATACAGAGATTTGATAAGCATTTTATTAAGATTAAAAAGCAGGTCGCAAAAGATTTAAAATCTCCAGACGAAAAAAATAAAATTATAGCAATTATAATAACATTAATATTATCGTGTGGTTTTAGAATAGGTAATACAAAATACGAGAAGCAGAATAAATCTTATGGAATAACTACATTGAATTATTCGCATATCAAGCTGTTGAATGATTACACTGTATCTTTTGATTTTATAGGAAAAAAGGGCGTACGCAATCAGGCCATCTGTAAAAATAAATATATATACTCTTATCTATCAGAAAAACTTGATATTTTAGAAACTCCTTCTACGGAAGCCGCAGAATGCAACAAATATTCAGAATATATATTTAAATATAATAATAGGCGCATAACAGCCGACGATGTTAATAATTATTTAATGTGTAAATTAAAGGTTAATATAACTACAAAAGATTTGCGGACTTGGAACGCTAATAATTTATTCAATAAATATTTACATAAATATAGAAATGAAAAGAATCCTGTTAAGAAGGCTTTAGAGCTTACCTCTTTTGAATTACACAATACATCTAATGTATGTAAAAAAAGCTATATAGACCCTAAGAGGTTATTGAAGGCGCTATGATAGATATCGGAGGCACGGAGATATCGGAGGATGAAACAAAATAATAAAATAAAAATTGACTTTTTTATTATTATATAATAATAAGACAAATATTATAAAGCAATGGATATCGATATTATTAATACAAATATTGAGGATATGCTTGTAAATCGCGGAGATGATGTATCGCCTTTTAAAGAGATACTATTATCCCTTAGCAAAGAAGATTTTGAATCCGACAAGCTTGTTATTAATGTTCAAACATTAAATACGACTATATTGTACGCTCTCTCTAAAAATCTTAGAAAAAATATAATAAACGAGCTCAAAGAGAAATTAAAGGACGGTGATAATATTAAGGATTTTACCAATAAATACGGTGGTAAAAACAACATAATCCTTGTATTTAACAACGAATCTATTTCAACTGCGGTTAAATCTCAGCTTAACAAATACGACAAAATATTTCAAAAAAATGGCGGGCATCTCCAATATTTTAGCTCCCAACAATTGATGTTTAATCCTACAAAACACGAGTATGTTCCTAAACATACCAAGCTTACCGAAGAAGAGGTCAAGGAGTTTATGAAAGAATATTTGGCTCGCAGTAAAATGCATATGCATGTCATACTACAAAATGACCCAATCGCCAAATGGATTGGATTGAAACACGGGGATATCGTTAGAATAGATAGATACAATGAAAATAGCGGCGAATCATTTTCCTATAGATCTTGTATTTAAATAAAGTTATTTTTAAATAAATATATTATATCTATAAAATAATAGAGTATATAAAAATTATAATGACAGGAAGTATTATAACAAGTGACTTACAACAGTATAATAATTTACGATTACATTTAAAAGATTTATATGTTAAAATAAGAAATGGTAAAAGAGAAGTGCAAACTGGCGTTGAAGATTTTGATGATTATTATGATAAATTATTCCCAAATAGTTCTAAATTAAGTACTGTCTATACAGATGCAGATAGATTATCTTATAGTGCTAAAGGTACAACAACAATGGACACGAAAGCTATTAGTTTAAATAATTTATTACACAATACTTTGTATCCTATTTTTAATCAGACAAAAAATAATGGTCCTACTAGTTATACTACAATATCGAATAGTCATATAGCGGCATCTGGTACTGGTAAGAAAGATCATTTATGCTTCATTAAATTAAATACAGATGATACAAATATTGAACCAGACGAATATTCTATAACTAATATATTATATTCAAAATATGCAATTGAAATATTTATTAGAATAATTCGAGCACTTAATTACTGTTATAATAACCAGGAAAAAGATCTTATTAGTTTATTTAGTTCAAGTACGCCAATATTTATAGTTGCTAAAAAATTGAAAAGTACAGATAATGATGATCCAAGAGGCATTTTTATAAATAATGCGACAAATGATGCAGACAGTCCGCCAATTGGTATATATTTATATATTGGAAATATAGCAAATATGTTTAGCGCCGTTGATATAAAACTTTATGAATCAAATTCGGCAAATTATGCATCTGACGCAGAAAGGAATACATATCTTGCTGCTACCACTAATATATTCACTGGCTCTAATAAATTACATTATACAGTTTCAGGTAAATACTATTTCGGATTTTTACATTATTATAATTATCGCGATAATGAACTTGTTTATCAAGAACAAACAGGTAGTTCTACTACTTATAAAAAGAATAATATACCTGGAACTATGACAAAAATGACTATGAAAGAGGCAAAAATAAGTTCAGGAAATATAACTGGAGCAGCTATAACAAAACTAAAAATATTGAAAGGTAGCACAATAACAAAAGTTCCGAGTACTACGAATACATACACAGCTACAGGAAATATAAGTGGTATTATACAAGGCGGGTGTAGTCTTGCAACAGGCGCTACTATTGCTACAGAATCAATACAAAATGTGACAATGTCAGCAGATTCCGATTTTACTAGTATTGCTAGCACTGGTGAGACTGAAACTTTTCCTACAACAATAATTCGTCCAAAAACTATTCCTAGAACAAGTGGAACTACGATAATATCAGATTCTATTTCTTTAACATCCACTTATGTTACAAATTTGCAATTTACTACAGATGCTGAAATTATTTTCACTGGAAATACTTTTACATTACCAAATAATCAAGATGCTTATGATGTTACTGGACAAGCAATAGATATAAAAGAAGTTATTATAAGTGCTCCCAATGTTGCAATAATTGGCACATTTGATAAACTAAATTCGTCGACAACAGCTCAAACTTCTTATTATAAACAAAATATATATTATATATATAATTTTTTAAAAATGATAAATAATATTGATAATAATAGTTTTTCAACAACATTACAATATTTAGAAGTTAATTTATTATGTTTTAAATCTTTATTATTATCATCTATAAGAGCCGCAAATATATTTTATAATAATAGACATAAAATTAGCGCATTGGCAATATCTTATGAAGAAAATTTTTTAGATAATGCAGCTGCTACAGCGGGCAGTAGTGATATATGTGCTAAATTGGCGCTAAATGATTTTATTAAAAATGGATATACGGCAAAATTTGGGACTTGCGCTGATGCTACAGGAATAAAACTACCTGAAGATACTGCTGCGACAGGCAAAGTATATCAGTATATTTTATACAAAAAGAATACTACTACTTCAAGCCCGAGTGCAGATAATAATAGTTTTTTTAAAGAATATGATGTAAGGATACAAAAAGAGATTAATCGCATTAAAAATAGCAGCACACCAGCTTCAGCTGCTAATTTAGGAATTGATAACTTTCAACTATGTAATAGTTATAAAGTTTTATCTGCATTTAAAATATCAACAAAGAACGGCAATGATAATGATAGGTTAGTTGGTGGTACATTAGAAGGTTCTGGTTCACCAAGTGATTATAAAGCAATTATGGATATGTTTGAAAATAATAAAAAACACGAATTTAATAAGAATTATAGAATAAAAATTGTCGGAACAACATTTAAAGCTATAAAGTTTGATATTGTACCTGACGAAACTAACAAAAAACGCGTAGAAATTGAACTTGAACAAAGCAATGATATTCCTGCTAATTTATATAACACATTGAAAACATCAAGCGGCCCAACGCCAATTCCAGAAAAGGTATATATAGTTAAAATAACAAGCGGGGATATAGATAAGGATTATAATAATATAATCTCAAATACGGACACTGTTGAACAAAATATAAATATGCATAAAACTAAAATTAAAAATAATACGACACTATATGAGTTACATAAATCCCGAAATAATCTATTATACAACCAGGTACTATCTTATTTAATCATTGTTGGCGTTTTAATAGCTATATTAGTAATAATAAATATTGCGAATGTAGAAAAACCTCTAATTAAATCAATAACTCTCGGGTGTCTCGTGGTTATAATAATATTATTTATGAGCTATTATATAATGAATACACTATACATAGAAGAGGGTTTTACTAGTTCTGATGATAGTTTTATTGGATATGATTTGTGTCCCGCTGATAGTTGCAAACTAAGTGAATCCGCTTCAGTTCCAGGTAAAGAGAACGAAAATGATAATTCTTTTCTAATGAATAAGAAAAATTATGTCATTAACTTTTTGAATACTAATGCAAAAGAATTAATACTAATGATAATATTAAAGTCTCCTTCTATTGTTAATGATTCACTAAAAGGTAATAATGAAAAGCTTGTAACAATATCTAAAAATATATATAATGAAAAGTTATATTTGAACGATGTCCTCTATAGCAAAAAATCGGATTCTGAAATGAATGTTGATGTCCTCAAATACGAAAATAAAAATTACGATGTCTATATTGTATGCATTCTATTTTTAGCATTAATTATGGTAGGCTCTTACACAGTAAATATATACACAGACAATAAATACATGGATTTACTAATATTAATTATGGTAATACTATTTGTATGCTTATTTACATATTTTGTATTATACACAAATAGAATAGTTAGAACTGTATCCACCAATTACTATTGGGGCAATCAATATGAGGATGAGTATATATAAAAAATACTTATGAATAATCTATATATATTATAAAATCATAAAATTATGAAAAAAGATGACCCCAAACATAAAGAGAAATCTTGCGAATCTAAGTCGGATTCTGAATCTGAATCTGAATCTGAATCTGAATCCAAAACAGAAGATACCGAGGATAGCGAATATAAAGAAGAGGTCGAAGAGGTCGAAGAGACCAGTGAAGATACCGAAGAAATAGACGATACGAGCGAAGATATTGATTGCAATAATGTATGCTTCAATAAGGATTGTCAGAATGAAATTATTAATGATAATCCCGATAATCAGGATAATCCCGATAACTATTTTAATAAATATCAGGAAGAGAATAATAATCAAATGATATATCTTATTTTAAATACGAATAATAGGAATGCCGGGAATGCTGGGAATGCTGGGAATAAAGGGAATGCTGGGAATGCTAAGAGGAATAATAATCCTTTGAATCTCAGTAAGCATCCTATTAATAAAAACACATATAGGTTTTATAATAAATATAGTAGTGTTGAGAAAAAATATTTTGATGTTTTATCTGATGTAGATAAAACGAAGCTTATAGATAACGAAGATATTATTGAAAAAACCACAGTTACTTATGATGTCCCTATGCGTTTTAAAATACTTACATCTGATATAAATATTAGAACAAAGAAGAGCATCATATGGAAGATTGAAAGTTTAAATAAGATGAATAGCAATTCGTCGGAATATTATAAGCTTAGCTCGTGGATATCTTCTTTAAATAATATTCCTTTTAATAAGTTTTATGAAATTCCTATTAAAATTGCCGACGGTAATGAGAAAATCTGTAATTTTTTAAATAATATTAGAGCGCGTATGGACGAGACCATCTTCGGTCATAAAGATGCAAAAGAGCAGATCGTAAGGGTCTTAGCCCAATTAATATCATTTCCCAAAGCCAATGGATATATCATAGGTATTCAAGGTAGCGCCGGCGTTGGGAAAACGAAGCTAATTAAAGAAGGTATTTGTAATGCTCTGAATTATCCGAATGCTTTTATATCTCTGAGTGGTACAGATGATTCCTCGTTTCTCAAGGGTCATTCATATACTTACGAAGGTTCAACTTATGGAAAAATCTGCGAATCTCTTATGAAAACTGGAATAATGAATCCGCTATTTTTATTTGACGAGTTGGACAAGGTATCTAATACATATAAGGGGCAGGAAATCATCAATACGCTGATACATATAACAGACCCCGTACAGAATGACAAGTTCAACGACAGATATTTTGAAGAGATTGATTTTGATATCTCGCGCTCTATGATTATCTTTACATACAATGATGATTCCTTAATAAATCCAATTTTGCGAGACAGGATGATTGTTATTAATGTCAGCGGATATGATAATGACGAGAAGATTGTATTGGCTTCGGGATATATAATACCCGAAATATTGAAACAATATAATTTGAACAAAGGCGATATTATATTTAGCAACGAGCTATTGAGGCATATTATTAATAATATTGAAAAAGAAGATGGCGTCCGTAATTTAAAAAGGGCTATTAACAATATCGTATCGTGGATTAATATGATGATATATGTCCCTACGGATCTTATAAAAATAAGCTTACCTTACACAGTCTCAGCTACATTTTACGATACATATTGTAAAAAATATAACTGCAACTCCTCCATATCTGTGAAGCATAATTCAATTTATTTATAAGGAAAGGCCTCTCTGTCTAAGGCTATTAGTCTATAACACATTATTTTTTTACTCTTATTTAATAGTATCGGGTTATATAAGTTTTAGAATTATGAGCAATTCATTCATCTTTTTTGGTTGTTGGAATAATATAAACTGCGAGAAGGAAGCTATATATAGAGATGTCGTATTAAATTGTATCAAAGAGTTTGAACCTTATACTAAAAAGATGTTTATAGCAGGTGATAATTGGTATAATACATTAATCAATTACGATGAAAAAAAAAGAGACAAAGAGGACAAAAAAAGCAAAGATAGCAAAGAGGGCAAAGATAGCAAAGAGGGCAAAGATAGCAAAGATAGCAAAGATAGCAAAGGTAGCAAAGATAGCAAAGATAGCAAAGGTAGCAAAGAGGGCAAAGAGGGCAAAGATAGCAAAGATAGCAAAGAGGGTAAGGATAGCAAAGAGAGCAAAAAAGAATTTTCTTATAAATATTATTTAGTTGATACATTGGTTTCGGGTTATCATATACTATATACGATGAATAAGGATATTTATGTTTGTGTAGGTAATCACGACGAAGCCAGTAGTAATAATAACTATCCCAATTGTATGATTAAGACACAGAAACATTATATTAACAAGATCAAAAAATATATAGATGAAATAACGAATGATTTGGAAACAGTCAGGGGTTCTTCGCAAGAAGCAGCAGATTCATTACAAGGAACCGATAGTGATTATGCAAAAAAGATGATAACGGATTTATTAGATAGGAACAGCCTACCTTCTATTGAACAGTTAGAACCGCTTGATGACGATACAGAGAATAGTATAAAGTTATACTCTGATACAAAAATTGGAGTATATGAAGATGCTTATTCGTCGTATATAGTTATTATAATAAATACGAATATTTTGTCACCCGATTATTTAGAAGCTGTTAGAAAAAAAATAGAGGAGACAAGGAAGAAAAACTGCAATCAAAACAAGGTGATTTTTGTAATGGGACACATACCATTATTTTATGATAAACACAAAAAAGAAAAAGTAGCCAAAGCAAAGGACGCAGACAAAGCCAAGGACAAGGGCAAAGCCAAGGAAAAAGCAAAGGACAAAGCTAAGGACAAAGCCAAGGACAAAGCCAAGGACAAGGATAAGGCCGGGTCGCCAAAAAAGGAACAGGATATAACTAAGATTAAAAAGGGAACTTTTGGAGAAGACAAATCTTCTGTATTAATAGATTTGTTGTATGATATATTGGTCGAATATAACTGTATTTATTTATGCGCGGATTGTCATAATTTCAATATAATGAGTATTAAAAAGCGCGGTAAATCCTTAATCCAGATAACTTCAGGAACTGGTGGTGCTGACCCTGATATAATTAAGGATTTAAAGGATAAAAAGGATAAAAAGGAAGACAAGATATCTGAATATAATATCGCATATTATTCAATAAACTCATATGGATATTGTAAAATAGTTGTTGAAAGCGGAAGCGGCGACAGCGGCGGCAGCGGCGGCAGCGTAGTTGTATCTTATAACAAAATAATAGCAGCTGAAGATGATAATAAGTCAATTGACGAGCTGTATATATATAGCGTTAAAAATAATGAGATAGAATATCGCGAACCTCCTTTAACCGGTGAGGAAAAAAATAAAGTCAAGAATACTATTATATTAAATGCTTCAAATAATAAAGAATATTATTGCAATAGAGTGGCTAAATATAACACTTCTAAAGATATTAATATTAAGGAAAGTAATATAATAAAATCGGAAGATTCGGATAAAGGCATATGTTATGAAAAAAAGGGCAAATGATAAAATGTTAGCTTATAATAAATATGATATATTACTATATATTATCATTATTGATTATAACCCTTGTAATACTCACGATATATTATATATACACTGTATATACTTCTGTTCCTTTTAAGAATGGAAAGGGCGAAGAGCATTTATATTATATGAGCTATGAAGAAACAGCGCGATTTCTTGAAAGTGACGAAGATAAATATGTAGCCAATTTGTCCCCTATAGATTTATATGCCCGCAAAGTATCTTCAAAGGAAGAATATATTAATATTATTAAAGGCGAAGCGACACATTTTAATAAAGGCGATAAATTAATACTTGATAAATGTACGAAAAAAGCTGATGAATTATTGAGAAATATTAATATAAATACTATCGGCTCAGCGAGCAATATTGAATATTCTAAATATCTTAATTATAAAGATATAGCGAATATTAAATGGGTATTGGCTATTACCAGGAATGATAATGGCGAAAAATATGAAGACGGCTTGCCGCATACCAGAAAGAACATAATATTTCTATCTCAAGATGTTCTAAATTATTCAGAAGATGAAATAATAAAACTACTTATACACGAAAAAATTCATATATATCAGCGCCAAAACGATGCTTTGTTTAAAACTATAATATATAATATGGGATATGTTGAGATATCAGAGAGTCCCACGAGTCCCGCGAGTACCACGAGTCCCGCGAGTACCACGATATCCCAAGATAAGCTTAAATATGTTCGCTCCAATCCTGATGTCAATAATAAAATATATAAGAATGTACATACAGGCGAATTAATGATATGTTTATATAGCAGCGATAAGCCCAAAAGAATTAATGATATTATTATACAAAATTATGCAATGGAACACCCATACGAAAAAATAGCTTACGAGATATCAGAGCATATATACAATATCCACAAGATAGAAAAATATAGAAAAATATAGAAAAATATAGAAAAATATAGAAAAATATAGAAAAATATAGAAAAGGATAAAAGGATTGAAGAATATAATATATATATATAATAATATGGATGAAGTATTTAAACAAGCTCCTGACGGAATAACATACGAGGAGGTTGAAGCAATATTTATTAGGAATGATAAGAATGTATTAGATACTCTTATTGAATTGTGGAAAATACCTCAAAAAAATGTCAAAAATATTAGCGAGGAAGAAAGTAAATGGAACAATATTCGCGATACCTGTGATGATTTTGATAATGAGATGAAAAAAGTATTAGATAGTGCTAAAAAACATTCTTGATACTGGATAATTATAGTGATCGCGCTCGTGTTTGCATTGCATCTCCTTAGTCAAGTAAATTGCGAATGTGGTTTATTTCCATTTCATAATTGTCGGACGGTGTTTCTAAGATGATTGTCGGGATATGTATTGCGGATTTAGATTTAGAAGATGAAGACGACGACGAGGACGAAGATAATGAGGCTATAAAATCGTTCATCTCGGCTACTGATATTTCGCCATCTAAGATGACCGAATGCCGGTCTTTCATTTCTCCTTTTTTAACAAGGCTATTATTTAGATGGATTACTGTAATATCTTTGCTATTTTTTTTAAATAATATGTTATATGCTGCAGCTAATTCATATCCGAGCGCCCAGGTGTGGGCAGTGTCAAAGCAGATTCCGAGGTTTTTCTTTTGTTCTTTTGAGAACCCATTAAAGAATGCTATAAAGTCATTCAAATCTTTTAACAATTCGGTTCCTTGCCCTGCCGGCGTTTCTATGATTAATTTGGTTTTCATCTTTTTATTTTCCATAATTTTCAATATATATTCGATTCCCATTTTCATATTATTCAATCCTTTTTCATAGGAAAGGGCAACATGCTTTCCGACATGTAATACGACGCCCTCGGCATTCATCATATCTGCGAGTGTAAGCTGATTAATGAGGAGTTTAATCCATATACATTCTTCCAAAGGCATTACTCGTTTTCCCTCGACAGCATCCTTAGCAATATTTATAGTATAAGGGGCGTGTATAACAAGCTTGAAATCATTTTCTACGAGATATTTTCGTATATCTTGTGATTTTTTAACATAACTGTCTATATTTGTAATAGTAATGCTTCGCGGATTAGAAACAAATATTTGAAGAGCATTCCCGCCATTATTCCTCATATTATTCATAGTCTCTATTATCCCCCCGCTATCATCGCGCTTAATATGAGCTCCAATATAATTCCTTGATATCATCATATCTATTAGAATGATTAAATTATTCTATAATTCTATTATTATATCAATTTTTACAAGATACTTGATAGTACAAGGATAGTACAAAGTGGTACAAAAATAAAAAGAATATTATTTATTTTTCATTGTTAGCGTAGCGCCGGCGTAGACTGGCGTAGACTGGCGTAGACTGGCGGGTCTGAAAGGTCTGAAAGGTAATTATTAGTAATCGTCGGAGTAATATTCGCTATCGTCTTCGCTAATGCATTCACCGCAATAATAGTCTTCATAATCGTCGCTATTGCAGATACTTGAATTGAGTTCATCGTCATTATAATGATCGTTATATTCATCATAATATTCGTCATTATCATTTGCAGTTTGCATCTGCTTTTGCATTTGCTTTTCGGAATTATTAAGCTCTCCGTAATATTCGTATTTCATATTAATCATCTTGTAATGCGTATTGATATCACAGCTTTCATATTCCATTTTTTCTTTAAGTTCATTCGCAATATCTTCTCTCCTGGCTATAGTTAGATAACATTTAGGCGGATTCAATTTCTTATCAAAGCAGTCTGCGATGCTATTTTTATATTGTGCAACCAGCTTGCTCCTATCATAATTCTTATTATTTCCATAAAAATCCAGATAATAATCTACGATTGCTTCCATACGATATCGCAGGATATCCTCGTGCTTATATTTTCTCACCATAAGATGTTTGATATAGCCGTCGTACAATTCCTTAATATTATAGATTTCGCGAGAGTCATCGGCGATAGTATTATCACTAATCATAATATTAGCAAAATCTGCAAAAGAATAATCAGTTTTCGCGATATCATTATAAACATTCATATTATATACGAACACGCACGCAATTTGTTATATATATATGTCATAATGCCTATATCAATTTTTGTTTTTCAAGTATGGGATGATTGATATAATATTTTTCTAATTATCTTGTTAATCGTCTCGTTTATCTTGTCGATATCAACATTATTAGAATGCCTATATTCAATATAAAGCGTCTTAATCTCCGCGCGGCTATCGCCGATATCGCTGCGCAGAATCAAAGATATTCTATTTGATATCTTGTATTCTTTAATAATATATTCAGATACACTGTCTATTTCATTAGTACAAGGGAATGTATAATTAGGTTGTTTATTATTCTTAGAACAGATTACAAATATGTTATCTAAAATATCCATATGTTTCTTAATTTTACTTGATACATATTGGTTATCATTTGATAGCTCATATGTATATATTCTCTCCATGTGTGTATACGATTTATACTTTTCAACTCTGCTTTTCTTATAATAGTTATCTATAAAGGTTTCCAAGCTATTTTTAACAGACACATCTATAACATTATCGTTAGATCCTTGTATACCATGATTAATGAAGTAGATTTCAATTAAATTAATATCTTCTTGGCTACCCCCAGCAACACTCGGAAATCCGGTAATATATTTATTAATATCAAGTGTTCCAGATTTAGAAGAGACCGGTTGCGACATATTATGAAAGGTTATTGAATATTATATAGTATATATATCATTTTTTAGATTTATATATAAAAAATTGATTATTCTATATATTTATATATTAAAACATTTATTATGAATAATGATTTTAAAATCTATAAATTGAGCGATCAAATAGATAAATACAATTCTCCAAATAATATTCCAGAGGTTTCTAATAATCAATATAATAAAAATAAGGTCCGCGATGATTTTCGTAATATGCTTATTAATAATTTGTTTATCTCCGAGTTAGAAGCTACGGATTTAGAAATAGGCATTTTTAATTGTACGATTGATTATGCGAATACTAACAAAATACAATTGTCATGGAAATGCTCCCTGTTCTTAGATACATATATTAATATCTCGCGAAGCATCTATTCCAATCTTAAATCTAATAGTTATATCGGGAATCAAGATTTATATAAGAGAATGGTTGAGAAAAAGGAGTTTGTCCCACATATGCTTCCGTATATGCAATGTCATAATGTATTTCCAGAGAGATGGAATGATATTATCAATAAAAATAATTTGCGACTCAAGGAAGCCTATGAGTTTAATATTGTAGCTATGTCTGATATGATAACTTGCATGAGATGTAAGAGTAAGAAGGTCAGCTATTACGAACTCCAGACGCGATCAGGTGATGAAGCATCTACGCTATTTATGGAATGTCTTATTTGCGGAAAGAAATGGAAACAGTAATAATTGAGCCGGTCAACAGGACATCCAAGAAGACCAGGGTGTAAGTTATAGAGCTTCTTTTATTGTTCGGTATTTATTATTCTGTATTCAAAGCATTCTCTTAGGATATAAAAGGCGATACCGATATATATTTTTGACTCGTCGTTATCTATAATTTCCCTGATAACATTATAATATTTTTTATTTAATATATAATGCTGTATTGCATTCTGTATCCCGTATTTATATATAATATCTTCAATATCTTTCTTTTCATAGAATGGTAATTGAATATGATTATAGATATATTTCTCAGTATTGATAATGAGAGCGAGCCTGTCGTGTGATGTAATATATTTAATCTTGCTATATATATCAGATGCTATGACATTGTCGGATTTTGTTAATATTATTTTATATTTATATTCCTTATCCGATGTCTCTGATGGTTCTGTCATTTAGTAATAATATATTTATATTTTTATATCATAGTGGGGCGCGGTTTTATAAGTTGGTGGGGGCGGTTTCATATTATATTATCAACTGTAATGAGAAGTATTGACATACAGCCTAAAATGATACCTAATATACCCTGATAATTTATATTAAAGTATTTATTATAATACAATGTAACAAACAATAGCAGTATAATTTCATAAACTGCAAAGGTTCTATAATATGCAGGATTAGGGGATATCTTGATAACATAGAAGCCTATTAGTGATACTACGAATAATATTATAGAATAAATGTAATATTTTGGCTTAGTTATTATATCTGTAATATTTTTATCATTACTATAAAAATATAGGAAATATATCAAACTTATAAAGCCTACTATTATATTTATCATAATTGGAAATATATACTTAGGGGAATCATCATACCTTATGAAAAGTATGAACCCGACAATTATTGTACTCCTAAAAATAGACAAATAGACCCACTCCTCCATCTTCCCTCCTTTATACTTATTCTTATACAAATACAAAAATTCTTTCAGTATCCTTAAAGCCCTCAATAGCCTCTCAATAGCCCCTCAATAGCCCCTCGATAGCCTCTCAATAGCCCCTCAAATTTTAATTTTCAATTTTTAGAAATATCCAGTGTCTTTTTAAGTTATCATAATGGTACTATAAATATCTTATAAGCTCCCTCAATAGCCCCTCAATATTTATATAAAATACTAAGAATATTCAGAGCAGTTCTTGAGACACTGGAATATTCATATTTTTTTATTTTTAAATTTGAGTACATCTTTCTGTTTTTTCAAAAATTTCAAAAGTTTTTTATAAATTTCAAAATAATTCAAGAGATGTACTCAAATTTTAATTTTCAATTTTTAGAAATATCCAGTGTCTTTTTAAGTTATCATAATGGTATCACAAATAGCTAAAGAGCCTCTCGATAGCCCTCAATAGCCCGCGTTGGGGGCGGGTTCCCCCACCTCTCAATAGCCCGCGTTGGGGGCGGGTTCCCCCATAGGGCGGGTTCCCCCACCCCATAATAAATATGTAACATTTTTGCAATATATTTATAAAAATTGATTGTGTATATCTTAAAATTAATTATACACTTAGAATGTCCAAGAACGCTTCTTCTGCTACTGCCGCCGCTGCCGCAGCTGCCGCTCCTATTGTCAAGGTGAGCGACTCTATCAAGCTATCCTACAATGCCTATGATACAGATGTAGTATATACGACAGATATGATTAATGTCAGCTTCAAGGTTTCATTTGGTAAGGGGAATGATAGCGCACTGTATAAAAACGAATCAGACCTCAAACAATTTAACAAGAGTTATGAGATTGAAACTCTTGAGACTGACGATGCTGAAAGCTATTATGTAATTACCGAAGAAGGTCCTATTGTAATCAAAATTGAAAACCCAGACATTTATTCGAGGTATGATAATAATTGCGATTATGCTCTCGGTTTCGCTGTTGATTTTGATGAACCTGATTATCTCGAGGAAAGTCATATTACTCCATTCAACATTGATAGGGACGGTGTAATGTGGTCTATTCCTATTCAAGAACCTTGGAAACCAAATAGCAGTGTATTTTATCAGAACGGAAAGGCAAAATATCAATGGACGACTTCAAGGATTAAGGCGATGGGCGAAGAGCTTACTGGGGATGATAAAGAGCTCGGTATTGAAAAAACTTCAGAAAATACCGGGATGATGTATCTTACATTTATGGTTCTCAGTAAAGAGAAGGAGATTGTTCAGGAAAAAGAAATTACGCGCAGTTGTGGTATGCGCAGCGGCGGTATGCGTAGCGGCGGAGCTACTCGTGGCGGAGGCGACAGCGACGGAGGAGTTAGTCGTAGCATTACTCGTACTATTGGGGAGGGTAGCGTAGCTGGAAGAGTCGGTTATGGTAATAGTGCCTCTACATCATCTGTCGCGAGCACTTTTAAATACGCTAAACACACTAAGCGGTATGTGATTCCTGTCCGCATCAGGATTTCAAAGGATTCCTCAGTAAGTGATGTTAATTGTTCCAAAACTCTTGTGGGAGCTGAAAATAATATGAAGAGGAAGACAGTCACTGTAGCCCCCTTCCTCCCTTAGAGAAATGAGATGCAATGAATGTGTGCTTTGTAGATTAGGGTATAGATTAGGGTTTTATATTATATATTTTTTATTATTTGACAATATTGTTATCTAGAGATATTAGGACGATACCTATGCATCCGAGCATAATTCCGAATATGCTTTGATATGATATTTTCACATTTTTCTCATAATATAATGCGAATAATAATATGAATATAATTTCGAGGGCAACAAAGGTTCTGAAATATGCAGGGTTAGGACATGTTTTTATTATGTAATATCCCAAAAGTATAACTATAAATAATATTAAAGAATATATATAGTATTTTGGTTTAATAATTTCTGTCTTTAGATAATACAGTTTGTAAAAAGACAATATATATAGCACACTCAATATTCCTACAATGACATTTGCTATAATTGGAAAAATATTGCTCGGCGTCTCATCGTATCGCAAAAATAATATTAAACCGGCTACAATAGCACTATGAATTACCGAAAGAATAATCCACTCCATCCTAATTATTTCTATTTAGATAAAAATATAAAAAATTGATTTAAGATTTTATGAAATTTATTATATAAAGGGAATATGTCGGCTTCTATTGCAAGCAAAATCAGTATCAAGGATAAGCTTGATATTACCTATAATATCCTCAATATTATCATGAAAAATAACAAAAATCTCGCGGGAAATAAATATAATGATAAAAAGAGCTTCACAGAACAAGAAGCGTCCAAATATAGTAGAACCAGAAGCCCGCAATTTTTCTGTACCAATTTCTGCGGCGGCAACATCAATGACTGTAGCTGTTTGCATCGATCCTATTAAGCAGGCTCACGGATACCTTCCTTTCTATATATTTAGCTTTTTATGGACGGTTTCTATGGCTCCTTCAATCCATGCTTGGCGTTCGCTATATGTTTCGCCCAATATATAGATATCTTTTGGAATAAATATATCGTCTATTTTTTCCTGTATTTTTTTCGTATTTACTCCGACATTCCACATATGATCTCCGGCTTTCCAGAAATGCATTGTAATCCATTCCGGCTCCTTTATATTTTTTTCAGGAAACATCTCATTCAATATTTTCGTCAAATATTTTTTTACATCTTTCTCATTTTTAAAGGCATTCCAAAAGTCGGCATTATATCTGTCGCTATAACTTATTTGTATTAAGCCACTGTTGTAATCTATAGGAATGATAAACTGCAATTTATTTTGCGTAAGTATCTTAGGCATATCTTTAAACCAGACATCTTTGTATTGAGCGAATATTCTCAATAAATGTCCATCACTAACAGTATTAAAGAGACTCTCGTATTTCTTGAAATACCCGATATTCATATAATCACCCCTTTTAATTGTTAGATATAGCTTGGAATAGCTATGTTTAACTCCACCAACCTTTACATATTTCTTGTCGCCGCCAGCGCCGCTTTCGCAGACATCTTCTAACATTGACGATAATTTAACAGGCACACCAGCATCTAATATATATTTATAGAGTACATCGCATAGTATATGTATTCCGTCGCGTAATATGAAAAACTCATTATTGCGAATATCAAAATCTTTTCGCAATGTCAAGAGGCCATTATAGGCATTCATATCATACATCTCGCCAATATATCCAAGAGATATCTTGAGCAACTCAACTTCATTTTCGCTCAATATTAGAGAAAAATAGTTATGTAAATTATATAAACTCGGATCATATTTATTACCATTCAATTTCTTTTCAATTGCATATCTCCACAATTCATTGAGGCTCTTGAAATTAGATTTATAATGGCTCAATAGTTCAGCCTCATTCATCAAGCGCCCTTCAACAAAATAATTCGTATTTTTTCCAATATTTAATATTTGGTCTTGGAGTTTAAAATCCTTGATTATCTTCATAACATATTTATGCTTCTTTCCTAATCTCCCTGCGCCTACTGAATATCTAAAGCCTTTATGTTCGTTCGTATAAATACGCCCGCCAATTCTATCGGAACCCTCAAATATAACTATATCAGCTGCCGAAACGCCTTTTAATAACAATTTATATGCCAAATATAACCCAGTAATACCTGCGCCAATTATAATGTGCTTCCCGCTCTTCATTAACTATAACTACTCTCCCTACTCTTTCTTATTATATAATTATAATGACTGGAGATGGGGGAACCCGCCCTATGGGGGAACCGCCCCCAACGCGGTATATTGAGAGGCTATTGAGAGGTGGGGAACCCGCCCCCAACGCGGGATATTGAGAGGCTATTGAGAGGTGGGGGAGACCGCCCCCAACGCGGGATATTGAGAGGCTATTGAGGGGCTACTGAGCTATTTGTAATACCATTATGATGTATTAAAAAGACACTGGATATTTTTAAAAATTGAAAATTATAATTTGAGTAGCAGAGCGTATCTTTCTGTTTTTTCTAAATTTTCAAAAGTTTTTTAGAAATTACAAAATAAATCAAGAGATGTACTCAAATTTAAAAATTAAAAAATATAGATATTTCAGTGTCTCAACAACTGCTGTGTTAATCTAAGTATTTTTATAATAATTATAGAGATATGATTGAGAGGCTACCGAGAGGCTATTGAGAGGCTACCGAGAGGCTACAGAGAGGAGGGAAGGATTGAGGAAGGGAGCATGGGGGGTGGTGTTATCGTGCGTATATTAGGCATACTATGTCTTTTCGCATACTCTTTTCGTATTCTGGGGTAATCTCTTTAACCTTTGTATCTCGTATATCATCGTATTCGTATGTTTTGCCATTCCTCTTTAAAAGCGCCGTATAATGCCCGGATTCTACTGTTTCCCCTTTATGTAATATTATAGATCTCAGTTTAAGCTCCTTTTTATCCCCTGATATTTTTATAGTATTAGGATAGACAATTTTAGTAGCCAGCTTAGTTTCATCGCCAATATTTCTATATATTTCTATTATCAATACGCCATTCGTTTTTAATATGTTATATTCCTTTTCATAGTATTTTATCAGCTTTCCCTTGGAGTTTTTATAATAATTATTGCTATCAAAATCATACCTGTCGAGGCGATTTGGTATAAGCGTGGATATGTCAAGCTTAGACTTTCCCATTAAATAGGATGATGATATCTCTTGTATCATATTCTTCTTATACTTATTATCCCCATCGCGAATCTTGACATTAAGCTTGAAATTAAATATCTTGTCAAAATAAGTTATTAGCTCAAATACATCAATCTGTTGCTTCAACCAGTTATCCCTGTTATTAAAAAAGATTCTATTGTTTTCATTAATTTTCACAAGCTCTCTATAATATTTCTCTAAATATTTCCTTATCATATTACATTTTTTGTTTTCTATATCCTTGCTTTTATTGATATACTCATAGATATTATATAATTCTGTCTGAATACGCTGAGCATATCTGTGTTCCAGTTTATTAATTCTAAAAAACATATTATATATTACTCTATTCTTGAAATGAAATAGTGCGACCAAGAGGCTATCTATAAAACAGCTGTTATGTTCATTGCTTATGTTTATCTCTTTATTATCCTTCAATATTTTAGCGCCTATTTTACCTTTTTTGCTTACACACCTATTAGTAATGGGATTCAATATTTTCTCACTGGGACAATCCTTCATACTCCGACAATTATCTATTATTATAACATATATAAATAGTAAATGACATAATATCTTATATCCTATACATATCCCTATATCACATATCATTCAAACTATGTTTTATAAAAATGAAGAAGGCTATATTAACCTATTGAAAGATACTTTGAATGGCGAGTTTAAAAATACGAGAAACGGCAATGTGTTCTCGCGTTTTGGGTGTATGATTAAGTTTGATAATATTTCAACCAGCTTTCCATTGATAACGAGCAAAAAGGTATTTTTTAGAGGAATTGTTGAAGAATTATTATGGTTTCTCAAAGGCTCTACGAATGCTAATGAACTTAAAGAGAAAAATGTTAATATCTGGAACGGAAATTCAAAGCGCGAATATTTAGATAGCGTAGGGCTACAAGATTATGAAGAGGGCGAATTGGGGCCTGTCTATGGATGGCAATGGCGCATGTTCGGCAAAAAATACATCCCCAATAAACTAAATGACCGTACCGAAGACTTCCCGGAATTGGGAGGAGCGGATCAAGTAAAATATGTGATTACGGAATTGCTTATGGAAAATAGTAGGCGCGCCGTATTGTCTGCGTGGAATCCTGTAGATTTAAATATTATGGCGTTACCGCCCTGTCATATTCTATATATCTTTAATAAAACTAAAGATGGCTTATGTTGTCATCTTACTATGAGAAGCTCGGATTTATTCTTAGGCCTCCCTTTTAATATCGCAAGCTGTGCGCTATTGACGCAAATAATTGCGCATTTATTACATATGAAATCTTCCGAAATCTGCTTGTCGTTGTGTGATGCTCATATTTATGAAGAACATATAGATCAAGTAAAAAAACAAATAGATTTGGAGATATATGATAGCCCGCGAGTTATTATTGAAAAGGCAGCGCCAGATATTGAATCGTCGGTAGATGATAAAATAAAATGGATAGAATCCCTGACATATAACGATTTCACATTAGTAAATTACAAATCACACGACAAACTCCCTGCAATTATGAAGTAAGCATAAGCACTTGACGAACAGCTCTCCATTTTTTAAATTTGTCATTATATGTACAGGCGAACTTGAGAACCGTCATAGCATTCTTATCTCTAAAAGCCGTCCGCAATATTTTACTATCATTCATCGTTTGGACCAGTGCAATTCCAATAGATTTATCATTCGCATTTTCTGTCTCATAAATATCATATATATCAGGTTCGAGAGTTTTCATCAAGAACAGCACTTTCTCATCTGCTGAGGCATCCGTAGAGGCAGCCGCGACAGTAGCCGTAGAAGGCGTAGACGACTTAGAAGGCGTAGACGACTCGGCATTTTCTCTCACATGCTCTATTTCTGGGATTGTATCAATTATGATGCAATTATCAATCTGGATGTTTTGGTTTTCAATTGTTTTAAACTCAGTGATATCCTTTGTTTTTCTGACTACATCAATAACATTAGTTTCGTCAAAGTTATAGAGCTTAGGCTTATATTTCAAATCGTAAGGCCAAATATAGATGCCTCTACAAGTATAATTGAGGCTATTGGAGAGCTTGTGTAATTCTACAATAGACTCTTTGTACATATTGAAATAGCTTTTGACCTTGTAATTACATACATCAATAGTGCTATCGGGAGTATATTGAGTATCAAGCATATTATAAATAATATTGAGCCTGTCAGGCAATGTTTTATTATTCAAGTATTTGCCTTCATAACATACAATATCATTAATTAGGAATGTCCAAGTGTCATCCTTGCACTTCACCATCTCGCCATCAAGAAGCGTATTTTTAAACAGCTTTTTATCAAATAATCCTCTTCCAAATATAATGCGTGGCCTTTGATATCCTGGGTGTATCTTTTTATCTATATAATACATCGTTTCAATATCATTATATAGAGTAAAATAAAGATAGTATCTATTACCATTTGAGCGCAAATTCATAAGATGATTAGTAGTAACTACATTAACATTCGTATTATCAAGATTATGATGATGCCTTTGTAATATCTTGATTTTGTACAAGGTACTCAAATCGTTCAAAATATCATCTTTATGCTCATTGCTCTTAATGTTTAGCGCTATCCTGTTAGAAAAACTAATAATCCCCTGCATTTGTTTTAAATATTAATATTGATATATTTATATATCATTTTTTTTAAATATATTTATATAAAATAGATAAAATATCACGGTAATGTTAGTATATGATCCTATCAATTTAGAGAATATACCACTTGATGATTACCTTGATAATGATGCTAATAATATAGTTATCATATATAATAAGAAGGCTTATGGAGTTAACAAGGCGCTATTTATGTTTAACAATGAAATGAAAAGATGTATTATAGCAAATAATGCTTTGCTTAAGAAGAAGACATATGATAACCCAGAGACCTTCTATAATATAGGATATTTTATAGGGAAAAAGGCTATTGTGAATCAGAATACATTAAACGATGTATTGAACAACCATAGAATTGCAGAGCTAACTTCAAAAACCTCAGGAGATACTTATATAAATAAGGAGTTATTGGAATTAACAACAATAGGCTTAATAAAACCTTCTTCTAAAAAATCGGTAGGAAAAGTTAATTTTAAACACGCATATGAAGATGTATATTTTGATGAATTAATATCCTTTATTTTAGAAAAATATAGTATGTCTCTTTATTATTATATAAATAACAGCTTATTAGATCCAGAATTATATAATAATGATGAACCATTAACAGACGAATATTTAAAATCTGTGTTACAAAAAGATTTAAAAGTTAAATATAAAAAAAGCTTTAAGAATATAGATGTTAAAAATGCTATGGATACTGTAATTACTAAAATAGATAAGGGTTTTATTGAAGCCGCACCGCGATATGAAAGAGCTTATATTCATAAAGTGTTTTATAGAGGAATGAAGGAAAAATATATTAATACAAATGGCGATAAATTAGAAAATATAGGTGATACTGCGTTGATTCTCAATTATACATCTATTTCTTCAGCATATGATGAAGCTAAACAGTTTGCTATGTCAGGAACAAGCCCGGCTGTTTATATAATATATCTGGAAGAAGGATTGCCGTTTATCAATATGGTATCAACAACACAATTTATAGATGAAAAAGAATACTTGTTGCCGCGAAATATAATATTTGAACTTATAAGTAAAAATGGCGATGAATATACTGTGATAGCGAAACCCTTTAAAAAAGATCAGTTCGCTATTAGAACCGGTTGTTTCCCATTAGATACTTACGATATCAAGCCTGCCTCGCTTCCGCTATCTGATACGCTTTCTACGCTTGCGCCGCTTGCGACGCTTGCGCCGCTTGCGACTCCTATTAAGTTATCTGCTAAGCTATCTTCTATAAAATCTAAAAAATTGTCATCATCGCCTCTAAAAGTAAAGTCAAAAGCTGATTCAGCTAAAAGCAAAGACAATGTTAAACTTATTAAAAAAAGATGTCCTAAGGGAATGGTAAGAAATAAAATAACAAAGGAATGTGTTTCTAAAGCAAAAGCTAAGGCCGAGGCTAAGGCTAAGCCTAAACCCAAGGCTAAGCCCGAGGCCAAATTGGGGCGTTGCCCTAAAGGAACACGACGCAATCCTAAAACATTGCAGTGCGAAGCTAAGTGAAGCTAAGCGAAGCTAAGTGAAGCTAAGTGAAGCTAAGTGAAGCTAAGTGAAGCTAAGCCAAAGTTTGAGTAATTCCAATATAACAGCCTTATTTTTGCAATATAGTAATTATTATGATGATATATTATAGAATATATAAAATATAAAAAATAGTTCTGAGATGTTAGTATATGATCCTATAAATTTAGAGAATTTACAAGTTGCCGATTACCTTGATAATGACGCTAATAATATAGTTATCATTTATAATAAGAAGGCTTATGGAGTTAACAAGGCGTTGTTTATGTTTAATAATGAAATGAAAAGATGCATTATAGCCAATAATGCTTTGCTTAAGAAGAAGACATATGATAACCCAGAGACCTTCTATAATATAGGATATTTTATTGGGAAAAAAGTTATTGTTAATCTTGATACATTAAACGATGTCTTGAAAGAGCACAGGATTATTGAGCTAACTTCAAAAACCTCAGGAGATATTTACATAAATAAGGAGTTATTGGAATTAACAACAATAGGCATCCTAAAACCACCATCTAAAAATTCTATAGGAAATGTTAATTTTAAACACGCCTATGAAGATGTGTATTTTGATGAACTAATGTCTTCTATTTTGAAAGAATATAGTTTGGAAATGTTCTATTATATAAATAGAAGTTTAATAAATCCCGAATTATATAATCAGCAATTTAATAATAAGGGACAATTAAACTATGAATTAGTTGAACTATTAAAAAAAATTTCAAAAAGTGTAAAAAAATTTAATAACATAAGCTTTAAAAATGCTGTAGATAAAATGGTTATTAAAATAGACAAGGGTTTTATTGAAGCCGCACCACGATATGAAAAAACTTATATTCATAAAGTGTTTTATAGAGGAATGAAGGAAAAATATATTAATACAGATGGCGGCGAATTAGAAAATATAGGTGATACCGCGCTGATTCTCAATTATACATCCGTTTCTTCAGAATATGATGCAGCTAAAAATTTTGCTATGTCAGGATCAAAAGCAATTATTTATAAAATATATCTGGAAGAAGGATTGCCTTTTATAAATATGGTATCAAATGCGGTATTTGAAGATGAAAAAGAATACTTGCTTCCCCGTAATATAATTTTTGAACTTATAAGTAAGCAAGGAAAAGAATACACTATTTTAGCGAAACCCTTTAAAAAAGACCAGTTCGCCATTAAAACTGGCTGTATTCCATTAGACTTTTATGATATCCAGCCCGCTACGCTATCATCTATAAAATCTAAAAAATTATCATCATCTCCTACTAAAGTAAAGTCAAAAGCTGATTCGGGAAAAATCAAAGACAATGTTAAACCTATTAAAAAAAGATGTCCCAACGGAATGATAAGAAATAAAATAACAAAGGAATGCGTCCCTAAAGCGAAAGCTGAGCCCAAAGCTGAGCCCAAGCCTGAGCCCAAAGCTGAGCCCAAAGCTAAGCCCAAAGCCAAATTGGGGCGTTGCCCTAAGGGAACTCGTCGTAATCCTAAAACATTATTATGCGTACCTAAATTATAATCCAATCATTTTATAGATATACTAATAAAAAATGTTAGTATACGATCCTATTAATTTAGAGAATATACCATTTAACGATTACCTAGAAAATGATACTAATAATATAGTTGTGTTTTTAAAAGAGAAGGCTTATGGTGTTAATAAGGCACTATTTATGTTTAATCAAGAATTAAAGAAATGTATTATCGAGAATGGAGCATTACTTAAAAAAACTACATATAAAAATCCTAAAACCTTTTATAATATAGGGTATTTTATTGGTAAAAAGGCAAGTGTTAACCTCGCTACCTTAAATAAGGTTTTGGAAAAGCATAGAGTTATTGAGCTAACTTCAAAAACCCCAGGAGATACTTATATAAATAAGGAGTTATTGAAATTAACAACTATAAACATAATTGATAAAAACAAAACTAATAAAAATTCTAAAAAAAATAACTTTAAATTTGGTATGGATGATGTTTATTTTGACGAATTAATGTCGGAATTTTTAAAACAATATAGTAGGAGATTGTACTTTTATATCAATAAAAATTTATTGGATCCTGAATTATATAATAATGATAACAATATAGTGGACTACGATATAAAAAATGTTTTATATTACGATTTAAAAGCAAAGTTATATTACAAATTTAATACTACTGTTAATAATACTATAAAATACATAGACTTTAAAAATGAGTTAGACAGAATAATTACTAAAATAGACACAGTATTCGTTGAAGCAGCGCCCAGATATGAAAAAACTTATAAAAAAGTTTTTTATAGGGGAATGAAAGAAAAATATATTAACACAAATGGTACTGCTCTTGAAAATGTTGGTGATACTGCGCTAATTCTTAATTATACTTCTATTTCTTCTAAATATTCAGTTGCTAAAATGTTTTCTCAAAATCTTGCAAAATCTGTTTTATACAAAATATATCTTGAAGACGGATTGCCTTTTATAAATATGGTTTCAAATACTATGTATAAAGATGAAAAAGAATATTTATTACCTCGTAATATAATATTTGAACTTATAAGCAAACAAGGAAATGAATATACTGTATTAGCGAAACCTTTTAAACCTGACCAATTTACTATTAAAACAGGATGTGTATCATTAGATACTTATGATATAAAACCTAAAAAAATATCTCATATTGAACAAAAAAAATCTTCATCCGATTCAATATCAAAGGTTAAAAAATTTGTTGCATATTCCAGCAAAAGCAAGGATATTACACCTGTTAAGCCTGCTAAGTTGAATAAATGTCCGAAAGGAATGAGAAGAGATAAAAAAACAATGAAATGCATTGTTAAAAATAATACAAAGGCAAAAATGCAGCGTTGTCCTAAAGGAACTCGTCGCAATCCTAAAACATTGCAGTGCGAAGCTAAGCTGTAAATAATTCTAATATAACTGCTTTATTTTTGTAATTTAATATATTATTATGATGATATATTATAGAATATATAAAATAGCGCAGATATGTTAGTATATGATCCTATAAATTTAGAGAATTTACCAGTTGCGGATTACCTTGATAATGATGCTAATAACATAGTTATAATTTATAATAATAAAGCTTATGGTGTTAATAAGTCCCTTTTTATGTTTAATAATGAAATGAAGAGATGTATTATAGCCAATAATGCTTTGCTTAAAAAGAAGACATATGATAACCAAGAGACCTTCTATAATATAGGGTATTTTATAGGGAAAAAGGCTATTGTGAATCAGAATAAATTAAACGATGTATTGAAAGAACACCGGGTTTTTGAGCTAACTTCAAAAACCTCAGGAGATACTTATATAAATAAGGAGTTATTGGAATTAACAACAATAGGTTTAATAAAACCTTCTTCTAAAAAATCGGTAGGAAAATTTAACTTTCAATACGCGTACGAAGATGTATATTTTGATGAATTAATATCTTTAATCTTAAAACAATATAGTTTGTCTATGTATTTTTATATAAATAAATGTTTATTAAATTCCAAATTATATAACAATGATAAACCGCTAAAAAAAGAATTAGCTGAAGTATTAAAAAATGATTTTCCAAAGAGCAAGGTATTTAAGAACATAGATTTCAAAAATCATATAGATAATATAATTACTAAAATAGACAAGGGTTTTATTGAAGCCGCGCCACGATATGAAAAAACATATATTCATAAAGTTTTCTATAGAGGAATGAAGGGAAAATATATTAATATAAATGGTAAAGAATTAGAAAATATAGGCGATACGGCGCTTATCAAGACTTATGTATCTGTTTCAGCTGACTATGCAACCGCTAAAAACTTTGCCCCACCAGGAGGAAAAGCGGCTATTTATATAATATATCTGGAAGAAGGATTGCCTTTTATCAATATGGTATCAAATGCGGTATTTAAAAATGAAAGAGAATATATATTACCGCGAAATATAATTTTTGAACTTATAAGTAAAAATGGAAATGAATATACTGTATTAGCAAAACCATTTAAACCAGACCAATTTACTATTAAAACAGGGTGTTTCCCATTAGACTTTTATGATATCAAGCATACGCAGCTTTCTCTTCCCGCTAAGATATCTCTATCATCACCTGCAAAATCAAAGACAAAGACAAAGACAAAATCAAATATAGATTCAGGTAAAAACAATATTATACCTGTTAAATCAAAGAGATGTCCTAATGGAATGGTGCGAAATAAAATAACAAAAGAATGTGTACCTAAACAAAATATCAAGCAAAAGGCAAAGCCTAAGGCAAAGCCTGAGTCGCCTAAGCCTAAGTCTAAATTGGGGCGTTGCCCTAAGGGAACTCGTCGTAATCCTAAAACATTACTATGTGAAGCCAAGGTGTAAATAATTCTTATCCGCTTATTTTTGTAAAACTATATAATTATAATTATATATTATATAATAATATAATGTTTGATAATCTGCTATATATTTTCTCAAAAGATACAATTGATTCCGCGAGCGTTGATAATAATTATTATGTCAGAGAAGTTGATAAGCTCAATAAGACACTGCTTCAAAAAAATAGCGAACTACAGCTTTTACAGCGCAAATATAACAAGCTACTCAATCATTGCATAGAGAACGAATTAGCATCTAAATTGAACAATAAAAAACGCATAGAATCAATAATAATCCAAGACATCCAAGATTCCAGCAAATCCCTAGATAGCCCTGTGGATTCCGGAGATGGCGCGGGAGATGCGATATATATCCGTGAAAATAACAGAGACACGAGCGATAACGACGAGTACGAGAAGATTTAGATATAAATAATTAGCTTAATAATAATGTATGTATGAGCTACGAGAGCTATATGACGAATGGTTTGGTAATAGGGATTATTGGTTTTCTAAAAATAGCAAGATAGATGTATATTTATGCGACAAGTACTATAAATACATAGAGATTACCGAGAATATTTATGAGAATTATAAAAATAATCTGTGTCATTATGAAGACAAGACAATAATTGCATGTATTATATTATTAGACCAGATATCAAGGCATTTCAAGAGAGTTTATGATACTAATATAGATATCGTTGAGTTTTCCAGAAAAGCTATAAACTTTTCTAACATACTATTATTACATGATGGATGTAGGGACAATAGATTTACTATAGATGAATTGAGTTTTATATATTTGCCTTACAGGCATTTGAAGGATATTGACAAAATATATGAAATCATAGGCATATATATTGAGCTATACGAAAAGGCTGAAGCTGACGCTGAAGCTGACGCTGAAGATAAATTGAAGTGCCGAAGATATCTTCAAGCCACTCTTAATAATATTTACAAAGATATCAATATATTATCTATGAAAAACAGCATACGCGTAAAATCCTGGGACGATATTAATAAGGATATATTAGACCCAAGATGTCTCGGAGATAGCAAAATGGCCGCAGTGGTCAGTCCAATTATCCACGAAAATATGCGGAACGAAATAGAGAAACTCAAGGATGGCTCTACGATTATTGTGTCATTATCTGGAGGCGTTGATAGTATGGTAGCCTTGTATTTATGTAAGTATATTAAAGATACTTATAATACTTGCAAAATTAAGAATATAATTGCTATTCATATAAACTATAATAATCGCGAACATTCAGGAGATGAATTAGATTTCGTAAATTATTACTGTAATAAATTGGGAGTCAAATTGTATTTTAGAACTATCAAAGAAATCTCTCGCAACAATTGTTTACACAATGGATTACGCGATTTATACGAGGATATTACAAAAAATATAAGATATGATATGTATCGCTTGAATATCAAGAATGATAGCGATAGAACATATATTTTACTCGGACACAACAAAGACGACTGTTTTGAAAATGTCATAACTAATATTTCAAATAAAAGCAATTACAACAATCTTTGCGGTATGGAGGTGCTTAAAGAGATTGAAGGAATGTCTTTTTGGCGACCATTATTGAATATAGAAAAGCGGCATATTCTGGATTTCGCGAATATCAATAAGATACCCTATCTATATGATAGTACGCCTGCGTGGTCTGTACGAGGGAAAATTAGAGATACTGTCAGGCCTTCATTATTACTTCTCAAAAACAATGAAGGAATAGAGGACAATTCTATGATAGATTCTTTCTTTTATTTGAGAGATTATATAGCAAATACGCAGGATATTTTCTATGATCTAATCATAAAAAATTTGATATCTAAAATAAAATATACGGATACCGAGAATAGTCGCAAATATATTGCCGAATACAGCAAAACAGAATTGCTATCACTCAAATATATAGTAATCGCCAAAATATTCTTTAGCAAATTAAATATTAGATATTCCCATAAGGCTATCAAAGACTTTTGCGAATACATCGGCTCCTTCGGCTCCATCGGCTCTCTCGACAAGGCTCGGCGAGGACGCAAGTTTATACTAAGCAAATCTTGCATAATAGATATAAAAATAAATAGTAAAAATAATAATTATTATAATATTATAATAACATAATACGAAATGATAGGATACTATTTCATTCAAAATAAATATATATTTGTGGGCAATAAGGAAAAGGATAGGGATACTGATATAAATGGAAATGATAAATATACCAAGGAATTGACAGCCCAGTTGGCCCAAAAAGGCAACCAAGTCCCGTCGGTACCCTTGGTACCACCTGTTCCTCCTGCGGATCTACAATTATCAAGCACTAAAGAATCTTTTGACACCGAGGAGGATGAGAATGAAAACTTGATTCATAATAATAAAAACAAAAGAACTAATATTTCTATGACATACAAAAAACTATTGAATTATATATTCTAATCTGTTAGTCGCTTTCATAGCGCGCATATATAGGGATCTTGTTGTCAAAAGGATAATATAGGGCACGAAAGGAGTTTTTGATAGTATCTAAAACGCTCGGTCTATCTTTTTTACTTTCAAATAATTTATATTTGTAAATATTATCATAATCAGAATAATCTGCATAATATGTTGGATAGGTATTATTGGCCGGATATAGAGGATAGATAGGGTTAATAGGGTTGATTGGGTAAATAGGTCTGGGAACTATGGTATTCGCGATAGCTGGAAGAAAATTAGTAAATGCGATAGAAACTGTTAAGAGCGACAAGGTATATCTAAACATCAGCAATATCTACGATATTAGCAATATTATATATATATCGCGCCATTTCTTTATATTATTTATCGGGTTCATCATTGATTTTCAGAGAGTTTGAGGGATTTATTATCTTTCAAGAAGCAGGCGGGGACATTAGCAATAGGCAGGTCGGTTTTTTGAAGTTTCACGCTGTAATCATATATTTCGTTATAATTATTGTTAGGGTCATTGTTATCCGCTATATCATCTACATATACTTTCTCCAAATCGCTATCAAAAGTGTTATTTTTTATGAAAGGTCTTATTATTTCTACTTCAAAATTATCATTCTCATTCATTAATTTGCCCTTGTCTTTATCATTATATAGCAATATGTTGTTTTTATTAACATAATCTATGTCATTTTTATTAGTCATTTTCTTAAAATCCTCATTATATAAATTGACAAGCTTTGGAGGCGGCGGATTATTTCTTTTGCTTTCAAGAGAATTATTTATATTATTAGTAATGCTTGGATATCCTGGTTGATATGTTGATTGCGTATGTTGTCCAGCATCTTGTTCGCCATTTTTATTCGGTATTAAAATATACTGTTTTTCATACATAAAATAATTGATATAATAGGCAATAGACATTATTAATATAGCAATCAGAAATACCCAAAGTATAGCTTCCATAGAATTGTCTTCTTCTTCCATAATATATTATTACTTTATTACTATATTACATTAATATTTTTAATCATATTCGTCGCTATTCGTCACTCATTGCTATTCGTCACTCATTGCTATTCGTCATCATCGTTAATAAACATCGGCTTCTTAGCTCCTTTGGTCCTATCGGTCATCGCATATCCTTCATTGTCGGCTTCTGCGCCGGCTTCTGTGTCGCCATTGTCTATTTCTATTTTTTCGTTATCTTGATAATAGGATATTTTATATTTATTATTATTGTAGAATCTCAAACGGGCTCCAGTTTTTCTATGGAATACTGAGAACTCGTCTGAAATATCAATGCATAGCGGGGTATATTTTCTGTCTTCAGGGCGTTCTCTCAAAATACGCCCGATGGATTGCTGGATATCTGAAATAGGCGATGCGAATATTACAGTATTCAGCGTGGGTACATTGAAGCCCTCCGAAGCTAATTGAAAAGTAGCCAATATAATTTGTTTCCCCGAAGATACATTTAGCTGCTCTTGTTTCATTCCGCCTACATAATATCCGTAGTCCTTATTAGCTATATTTTTCTCTACTATGTAATCTTCAATTGATTTTAATTGATTCCTTCTTTCGCTCAATATAAGCACCCTTCTATCGGGTTCATTTTTCAGGATTTCTGTTAAAATCTCGATAATATATTCGGTTCGCGGTTTATAAGAGCATATATTGTTAATCATTGCCGCGATATTCTCCTTACCATTCCACATTTTCTTGATAGCCGAATATTCTATATCGGGAACATAGTATTTGTGGATATTGACAATGACATCAGTATATTCTTTGTTTTTAACAGAATACACCGAGCCACCGATATAATATTCAAATACTTTGCGCATCCCATCCTTGCGATTAAGTGTTGCAGATAATCCAAGGATAATAGGAGTATTGAGTTTCTTGAATGCCCTACAAAATACCTGAGCGCCAGTATGATGAACTTCGTCTATGATTACAAATCCGATATCCTCAAATATCTTGCTATCATAATCTCTCATAGCAAGAGATTGAAGTGATGCTATGATAAAATCCTTATTTTCAACATCTACCTTATTCTGCTTAATGATTCCTATGGATGCCGCGGGTGCGAACTCTTTGACCGTTTCAATAAATTGCTGATTCAAGAAATCCTTGTGGCTAATAAACATCGTTTTTTTCTTCAAAGCACATGCGATATATAAACTCATAATTGTCTTGCCGAAACCACAAGGGACTGAAATAATACCACCCATTTTACGAGGATTTCTCGCAGCCTCTAAAAAATTATTAACAGGCTCCATCTGCGCTTCTCTCAATTTCCCCACAAACCCCACAGATATATCTGCGCCGGCTCCGGTGGCTCCGCCTGTTCCGCAAGAAGACAATTTTAGCACTTTTGGAACACCATAATTAACTAAGCCGTAATATCTCGGAATATAGATTCGCTTCTCGGTTTCTCTATACAATTCAAAAACAACTTCTTCGGCATCTTTGTTATTCCCCATATCAAAATTAACTTTCGGCTTCATCGTCAGCTCCTTTTTAATTTTTTCAATTTCTTCGGGTTTTAAAGATGTTTTTGATATACTATATCCATTCGTTGATAACATTATTATAATACATATAATAATATATATCATTTTTTTATATGAATTATAATAGGAATATAACAATAAATGTATATCAACACATTTAGATTATTAGCATTCATTATATTGTTTGCTATTATCATTATTGTTGAAATACCTTTTAAAAAATTATTTAAAGACCCTACAATACAGTTGTATATTGCTGTCTTCTGCATAGCAACTCTGATGTTATTAGATAACATAACAGGTTTCATATTAACAATCGCGATCCTAATCCTATATTTCAGGGTTTATACAGATGAAATAAAAATGAAGAGAGAACGCGAAAATATGCAAGACATCAACGAAGGCAAACCAGAAAAACCCGCTACGAAGTCTACGACTGCAAAAAAAGAACCGGTGCATACCGAAGATACTCATAAGCCGAATACGGATTCTTCAAAGGAAGCCGGGAGAGGTCATGGAGGCGCGGGATGTGATAAAGGGTGCGATAAATGTTCTATGGAAATGCCGAAGAAAAAAAATATATTTAATGAAATGGCTGTAGATAATTTTGTTCCTTATATAACTGAGGAAAACTTATTGGCTGCGCAAACAAATATTATAGATGTTTATAATTATAATTTATGTATCAACAATGATGATATGGAAGTCTTAGATGTTAAACGCGGGCCTTTATGCGATATTCAGGGATTACAAGATATTCCTGATTTAGGCGATAACAAAAGGCTCAGAGGATATGACACATACCACAGCCGCCTCGGCAATTTAACATATGATATCTTATAATGTAATGTAATGTAATGTAATGTAATTATAGCATTATACCATATCTCTTTTATTGGGGGGAACATACGGGATTGCGAGATATTTGAAGATGTCTTCTTCTGATTTAATTACATCGATAGTATCTATAAACTTCTTAGTATCATTATTTTTAATACCATATTCTGACAAAGACCATCCTTTTTCAAGAGCTACTCTTCGCATATATATATTGAATGAATAGGAGCCTGTAAAATACAGTAGAGCGAAATAGTAATATGAGGGGTCGGCGATCAGTATATCTATTCTTCTCGCCGGCAATTCGGGCGATAATTTACACAATCCCATAAACTTGCTTTTACCACTCGCCAATGTCTCTATTATATATCCTCCGTCCGTAAGTTCGCTTACTAACTTTTTAATATTTAAATCATCGCGGTTTTTAATAAGAATATCAATATCCCCCATATCCTTATTTTGCCTTCTATAACTTCCTACGAGTTCAAACTCAATATCTTTATACACCTTTTTAAATATAGTATCTATAATTTTATAATGTTTCTTACCTTCACTCATAGGAATACGCATATTCATATCATCATAATATTTTAAACCAATTTTCTGCTTGTCGTTAAGCAATTCAGGTCGTTCATAGAGCTCTTCAAAAGTACTTATATTACTCATAAGCTCATTTATTTTAACAGGGCCAACTCCATACAATTTGCCTAATTTTTTCTGCAATGAAAATTGCGGATCATTTAATGCCCTTTCAACGGCTGTCATTTTACCCGTCTCAATCAACTCTTTAATCTTTGCATTAATTTTCTCACCAATACCATTTATATTCTTAATATCATCCATATTATTTATAGGCCCTTCAAATATCTCGAGAGAATCAATAACTTTTCCATATGCTCTCGCTTTAAAAGGTTCCTTATTAAGCTTATCAAAATCCTCCAATATTTTAAGATTATCTATAATAGCCCTCTTATAATCAACTGGCGCTTTAGCTGCTTTAGGCGCTTTCGCCGCTTTAGGTGCTTTAGCCGCTTTCGCTTCCTTCTGTTTCTTTTCCTTAGGAGCTACTACTGCGACAGCGACCGCTTCAGGAACAGGAACAGGGGCTTGAGACGGGACTTCTGGGATATCCTCTTTAGTTGGCTGAGGAGGAAGAGGAATCGGCAACAAGGGGGGCGTGAGTAAAGCGAGTAGCTCTTGCTTTTTGTTTAATTGCTTTAAATAATTGGCACCTACGCATTTGCCTGTACGAGGGTTTAGGACTTTTGGAGGATTACAAACTTTGCTCGTCATTCTTATTTATTAAATATAATAAATATTATAAAAATCATTCAATTTTTTATTTTTTTACGCAGATTTCGTTTTTCGGCGAGTATATGTATTGGTATTGGTCTTGGTCTTCGTGTAGCTCTTTGTCTTTGTCTTGGGGCTTGATAATTTTGCAAAATTAACTTTGTAAGGCTGTCGAGGACAGGGCGGTGTCATTAAATCATAGGGAATGTCTTTGGTACAGTTCTTCAACAAAGGTATTCTTTCCATCTTATCATAGATATCTTTGAAAGGCTTTTTCTTTGCCTTGCATTCGTGTATCAATTGTTTATTATAATCATTAGGGATTATGCCGTAAGTATATATTAGCGGGAATGAAGAATAACTGTCGGCTACCTTGTGGTCAAAGTATATCGGATATTCTCTTGTATATTTAGAATTACTTCCGTAGTATAAGAAGAGCTTTTCAATTTTCTCTTTTGACATCAATTCATATATTGGTTTCATAAGATAGATGCTTCTATCTAAAAACATAATAGAACCTTCATTCAAATTATCAGTATAGCTCTTTTTAATTGTATCAATAGCCGTATTTGACATAAAAGGGATTAAGATAAATATGTCAAACTTTTTACGCGGGAAATTATCTTCAATTGTATTAGCCATTTGTGACCCAGAATAACTCGCGTCATCGGCTATTATAACTGGTAAGGATTCATCAAGCTTTTTAACATCATTTATAATCTTAATAGTATATTTCTTGTTATTTATATATTTCTTAATAATCTGCATTATCCAATACGAAGATTTATTGACATCATCTATATTTATAAAGAATTGTAATACATTGGTCTTTAATATTTCCAACATTTCTTTAATTGCTGCCCTGTATGTTTTCAAAAATTGGTTATGATTTATATAAACGGTTTTAAGGATAAACTCAGAAGCTATTTGTCTTATTGAAGGGTCGCTTCTCTCTAACCATAATGACACATTATTTATATCAAATGGATGCCTATTAGGCTTCTTAATAATTATGCTACTGGAGCTCTTGCTCTTATCACTCATTCTGCTATATGTGTATATTTAAAACTAAAGTCTCAAGTATCTATAGGGGAACCCGCTGGGGGAACCCGCCCCCAACGCGGGCTATTGAGAGGCTATTGAGAGGCTATTGAGAGGCTATTGAGAGGCTATTGAGAGGCTATTGAGAGGCTATTGAGAGGCTATTGAGAGGCTATTGAGAGGCTATTGAGAGGCTATTGAGAGGCTATTGAGAGG